CGCACGTCTGGGGACGGCTTCACCCGATACATCTCGTTGCCGTCGTTGAGGTCACCGACGACTACCCCCGCTGCGTGGACACCCGTTAGGACCGCATACAGCCTCAAGAGGAGCTGATGGGTCGCGTCCTGCCCCAAGCCCGCCGAGTCCCGAAAACGCCGGTCAGACAGCTTGTGGAAGGCGGAGAAGCCCTTCAGGAAGGGCATCGTGTACCCGATCACCTCGCCGGATCGGGTGGTCGCCAGATCGATGGGAGCCAGCACCTCCGAGGGCAGCCCCGTCGGGAATTCGCGGATCTTCTGTCCCTTGAGCCGGAGGGCGTTTCTCTTTGCCCTCTGCTTATCCGGGGGGTCAGCCGGGTCGATGCGGTGGAAGACTTTGAGGGCCTGCCTGTTACCAAACCGGTAGACCTCGGCTTCGCCGCCCTTCGCGATGAAGGTGGGCTGACTCGGGTCTACCGAGTATCGCTTTCCACCGACGTAAACGTGCCGACTCATGAAGCCTCCTCAGGCTCCTCCGTTTCCTCGGAGGGCTTCCTCTGAATCCGGATGATGGAGCAATCGTCATCCAGCGGATTCTGAGCGGGTCGCCGGCCTCGCCAGGGACCGCAGGCGATCAGCCGACGCCGGATGTTGGTGGGGTGCTCCATCCAGAGAGGGTCGTAGAACTGGCTGAGAGACCCGAGGGGCTTGTCCCCGTGGGCGAGCCGCTGGGGGGTCACCACGAAGGGGAGAGCCCCGTCCGTCGCCAGGATGAGTCCGTTGACTTCAACGGTGGGCATCACCCGCTCGATCACGAACCCCGAGTTTTCTCCCACGTTCAGGAGAGCGTAGACCGGATACGAGGGCTGGTTCTCCTCGTCGATGAGGACGGGGTCTTCCTCGTTGACCTGATAGATCCCGTCGCCCTTCCGGAAGAGGGTTGTTGTCTCCGGGGTCATCACCACCCCGACGACGGTAGCCATCATCTTGGTCGTGATGAAGTCCTGAAGAGGCTCTTGGAGCGTGGACGCCATTGTGATCACGGCGTTGAGCCACATGGCTCGGGCCGCTTCCAGGGCGACAGGGACTTCCATCGGGGTGTCAGAAGCGGTGTAGAACCTCACGATGTTCCGCACCAGGGAAGTCGCCTGGAGCTTGGCTCCGATCTCGGAGTCGAGATCGAAGGAGAGGTTCCCTCCGGAGCAGCCGTCACAGACGATAGCGACGAGCAGCTCCGGACTCTGGAAGAGAGCGAGAGCGTCCTGGTTGTTGAGCCCCTGTTCAAGGTGCCGCCGACCCAGGACCGACCCGGCCCCGACGTGGAAGTCATTCATGGTCACCCTCGGGTGACCCCGAGCCGGGTCCCGGCCTGGGGTAGCGGTCAGATCAGGTGAAGAAGGTGGAGCTGGGGCCCGGGGCCACGGAGCCCGAGGAGACCTGACTCACGCTGGAGGAGATCCGGAGGAAGGCTCGGGTCACGTCGGCGTCGATGCCGATGCAGCCATCCTCGAAACCCATCTCCTTCGCGATGGCGTAGAAGGAGGACTGCTGGATGGGCGTAGCGGGGGTGTGGCGGGGATCGATGCCGACGAAGGCGAGGACGAACCGCTCGGACATGATGAGGTCAGAGGCGACCTTCTGAAGCTCCGCGGCCTTCTTGACCTTCGCCGCCCCGGACAGCTCGGTCTCGCCGCCGTCGGTCATCACGATGCAGATGGTCGTGGTGGGCGTCGGGACGGGGGAGACCTCCTCGTTGTACTGGTGGTCCGCGACGGCGGCAGCCACCATGTCCTGCCAGGACTCCATGAGACGGGTGCAGCCCCCGTTGGCCCGGTAGTCGTACTCCCCGGGACCCGAGCCGAACCGCTGGGCGGACGAGAGGGGGGCGGCGGGGTGGATGACCCCGCACTGCGACCCGAACCGCCACTGCGAGATCGCCATGTCACCCGAGCGGCTGTCCTTCTGGAGCTGGGCGAGCAGGGCGTTCTGACCCGCGATGACCTCCCGGACCTTGGAGGACATGGAGCCGCTGTCGTCCACGAGGACGAAGATGTTGATCGCCTCGTTGACCCCCTGGCGGGTCAGGTCCGCTCCGCCGGCTCCGAGGGCGACGAGCGGGGAGGCCCCGCCAGCGAGCACCTGGGAGGAGGAGCGCGAGAGGATCGGGGCTTCACCCTTGGATGCCCCCGAGAGGAGGGAGGACAGACCGGAGAGACCGTTGATGGGGATGCTGGAAGACATTGCCTACTCGGTTGGTGTTGTGGGGGAAGGACTACCGCAGGGCGGCGGGGAGGAAGTTGTCCGTGGTCCGGACGACGTTGATCCCCTCGGCCTTCCACTGCGCGAGAGCCGCCTGGGCGACCGCGGGGAAGTTCAGGGGGCTGGAGGCGTCGTTCTCGAACCCGGGGATGGCGGGGACGGGGCTGGAGGCATCCTCCAGCACGTAGAGCTTCTTGACCAGATCCGGATCCCGAGCCGCGAAGTGCTTCTTGATCTGGTCCACCGTCGCACGGACACAGTGGGAGAGGGCCTCGCCCCAGATGACCACCACGTCGTACTGGACGAGCTTGTCGATGTAGCCCGCCCGGACCTCCTCACCGAGAACCACGCCGTCGATGACGCCGACCTCGTCCCCGACGATGCCGTAGGACTCCGTGAACGCCTGATAGCCCTTGATATCCACGCCGTCGTCCGCCCGGCGAGTGACCTCGTGGAACATCTGGACCTCAGAGAGGATCGGCATCAGCGAGTGGTGGGTGGAGCCGACGCGGCAGTGGTAGGGCCAGATGGTCAGGGGGGGCGAGCCCTGGTCCGCGAGCGTCTTGCAGTAGGCCGACGCGAGGTTCCGGGAGAACAGGGTGACGTAGGTATCCGTGCTCCCGTCCGGGTGCAGGCCAGTCACCACACCGAGGGTGTCCACGGTCATCGTGGTGAAGGCCGGGGGCGGGGCCTTGGTCGTCGTGCTCCGCCAGAAGTCGGCGTGGAAGATCTGATACACCCGGTGGGTGTCCAGGCTGGGGAAGACCGCCGAGATGTACTGGAGGTTGTCCAAGATGAACTTGGACCCCCGGTAGGTGTCTCCGGGGGCCCCGGGGACGAACAGGGAGCCGCCCGACGGGGTCCAGGGGAGGTCGAGCCCGGAAGCCGTCCGCCCGAGCTGAACGTCCGGCGGGGCGCAGAATCCGACCTGGACGTCCACGGGGATCACCGCGACGGTCCCGCCGTTCTCCGAAGCGTCCAGAGACGCGGGCTTGATCCCGTGGGTCTCACGGAAGGCCCGAGCCTGGGCGGCGACCTCCTCTTCGCGGGTCAGATAGACCATGCCCGCGACCTCGGGGTTGTTGATGAAGGGGCGGAAGAACTCGGGGTAAGGGAGCCCTGAGATGGGGCTGGTCTGAGTGGTCACTCGCACCTCTTTCTCGCGTTGCCGGTGGCTTTCCCTCCGAATTTGAGCCTTTTGCTCAAAACCGGTTGGAAGTGCTCCTTTCTTACTCTCTTCTACGAACAACAGCAAGAAAGTTGCCGGAGATCCGCAAAAAAAATCCCACCGGTAGGGTGGTGCAACAGGCTGATCAGGAGTGATTAGAGCCATGCGGATTGCTATTGAGGGACCTCCAGGCGTAGGGAAATCCAGTCTTTGTAGATCTTTGTCAGCTCTCATTCCGGGCTCTCTGGTCGTGGAAGAGCCGGTGCTGTCCAATCCCTATCTGGGGGATTACTACCTGGAGCCGGCTCGCTGGGCTCTAGCGATGCAACTGGACCTGTTGACCCAGCGAGCCCTGGCTGCTCATGCCCAGCAAGACACAGCCGGGATCCAATTCTTCGACCGCTCCCTGATTGGCGATCAGATCTTCGCCCGAGCGGTCTACCAGATGGGGCTGATGGAGGAGCGCGAGTACGAGACCTACCGAAAGGTCTTCGCCTCCCTCACAGTTCAGGTTCAGGTGGAGCCTGAACTGCTGGTCTATCTTCAAGCCCCGCCTGAAGTAGTCTTCAACCGGATCCAGGCCCGCAACCGACCGGAGGAGACTGAAGGGCCCGGAATCCCTTACGAGTACCTCGTCAAAGTCTGGGAAGAGTACGAGATGTACATGAAGGGATCGATGGGCAACAACATTCTCGTCATCAACTGGTCCAGCTTCCAGCCCGCGGAAGCTGTTCTCAACCAGCTTCGCCCTTATGTCTGAGCCCGCTATACGAGCGATCGTGACGATCGCCTATGACCGATTGAGGGTCAAAAGTAGCCATGCGCTCGTCAGCGAGCGAGACCATGCTCTTGCTGCGACGTGGCCCTCCGGGGGCCAGAGTCAACTCGCTCATGGGCTACTCTTTGAGAGTATCCGACGAGAAGCCATTCTCTGCTTTCTCATCTGCCTTCAACGAGACCCGGAGTGGCTGACGAAGCTCCAGACTCTATCGGACGCCCGCAGAGCGGAAGCGATAGCGGAGATCGCTCAGAAAGTCGAGGCTTCCATCAAAACCTCGTTGAGTCGCTTGAGTCTCCGAGCGGTGGAGGAGACTTATGCCTCTATGGTCAAACCCCTTGGTGGTTCCGGGGATGCGTAGCCGCCTTGCGTAGCCGCAGGCGCCAGCGCGCATTCTTATTAGAACAGTCCCGGGAGCAGTAGAGGCTGTTCTTCCTCGCGGCCTCCTCACAAGCCCTCCAGGCACAGGTGTGCTGGTCGCTCTTGGTCAGAGACTTCCACTCGGTTTCATGCCCGGGGCAGCAGAAAATCCGCTTCGTCGTGTTTCGGATTTCCAGCTTCTTATCCGGGGTTACCCAGATAATCACCGGACATGATCCCAGGGTACAGGACATAGCGACGTGCTCAAGCGTCGGGCGAGGGGCCAGGGCAGCTCTGTCCGCGGCTCGGACAGAAGCCGCTCTGGCTGCATCTGCTCGACGCTTTGCCTCACGCTGAGCCCGAGCGGCCTGTCGCTCAGCTTCCGCCGCCCGGCTGGCGGCTTCTTCTGCTTCAGCCGCCGCTCGGCGTTCACGCTCGGATTGCGTCCAAGCCGCGTATTGACGCGCCGCGACGGCTTCGATCTTTTCTTTCCCGTAGACGATCTTCCCGCAGGTGAAGCAATGAAGCTGGGAACCGTCCGGACCCGCCCCGAAGTAATGAGTCTTTTCGGTCTCCAGTCCGACGTTGGTGCTGCCGCACTTGGGGCAGCAAACTCGGAAAGCAGTCGTGGTGTTGTGCGTCATGAGTAACCGGTGGGGCTCTTTATTAATACGAAGCTCCCCCGTCTTCTTATACACGGGAGACGAAAGACCTCGCGGTCTTGTGTGGAATCCGGTCGTCTGCCTGCTGGAAAAGGCGGCTAAGCAACCCAGCCCACTAAGAGTTCTATACCTCGGCGTGGGTAGGAATCAAGACCCATGCAACGATCCGCCCGAGCTAGTGTCAAGCCCGTCCGTCAGCGGACGCAATACACCTGCGTCCCTTGCTCTCTCTCAATGGCTCTACAGGCGTTGGGGATCGACACGACTGAGGACGAGGTCAACAAAGTTCTCGGAGCCCGCCCCATGAAAGGGGCGAGCTGGGAGCAGGTACTCGCGGCGGCTCAGCACTACGGCTGTAGAGCTACGCTGACCATGCCGTCTACCGTGGCTCAATTGAAATCCTGGACGGATCGCGGGGTCCCGGTACTCATCGCCTGGAATCCCGAAGGCCGGGAGTGGAGTCACGCGAGCACGGTCTTCCATGTAGAAGACCGGGGGGAAGGAGAGCAATTTCTCCACATCGCAGACCCCAACATCCCCAACCCCAGCAAGACCGTCCGGGTTGTCCACGAGGACGAGTTTTACGGGAAGTGGTACGAGAAGTGGCCGAACTATCTTGTCCGCCGCCCGGCGGTCGCTATCGAACGGGAAGTGACCCCGGAAGGAAGACAGGTGCAAGCAAGCCGAAAGCCGGGTGACCCGGAGTACCAGGAGTGGGCTGAAGGGCAGCTTGAGGAAGTCGTCAGCCAAAAGGGTATCGAGGCTAGAAGCCTCCCAGGCCAGATCGGGATGCTCGCCTGGGAAAACGGCTACGAAGGGATCCCCCTTGAGCCCTGGCTCCTCTTCCTCGGCAAGACCTATCGCGTAGACGTGCGTGGGGAGCATAAGAAGGGCGAGAACGGTGCTCGGGGGATCTTCGCGGCTCAACGGGTCGCTGACCGGTGGCTGACCGCGAGGAAAAAGAAGAAGAAGACCCAACCTGTCGTTCAGAAGAAAGACCCCAACGCCCCAACCAAGAGGCCGGCTCCCAAGAAGAGGAATGAGATAGTCCGTCACCTCATGGAGAAGGGCGGACCTCGGGGCGGGACTCACGGTGGGGGTAAGCGAACCCGGAATCGTCGTGACCGTCAGAAGTCCAAGCGTGACCTCCGACAGCACGACTAGGAGACCGAAGCAATGATGACCCTGGCTGAGATGAAGGCTGCCCTTCAAGTGGACGCCAAGTTCCCGAAGGGCGTGAAAATGACCGTGGACGAAGTCGCTGCGGTTGTGGGGCCTGAGTTCAAAGAAATGAACGAGGACCCCCCTCCTTCCGTGCTCAAGGTCCGGGAGGAGATGCAGAAGCAAGGGTCTTCCGCGGAAGACCTGATCTCCCGGCTCGCTTCGGAAAACAACCTCCGCTTCCCAGGACGCGACCAGGAGGATCTGACCTCCCGTTTTGCCGGGATCGTCGAGGAAAACCCGGACTTCTTCCACGGCAACCTCGGGAAGAAGAGGGAAGAGATGCCCCAGCTCCGGGGGGAGCATCTTCCAGGCTTCTTGAACAGCCTGGAAGAAGGAGGCATCCAGGTGGTCCGTCTGCCGATCCCAGCGTCAACGCTGATGGCGACTCAGATGGAGATGGACAGCGAGAAAGTCTCCACTATGATCGCCAACGTGGAGTCCGGAAAGCAGACCCTTCAGGATCTCGCGGGAGAGGTTCTGGTCTCCCACGACAACCACATCCTCGATGGGCATCACCGATGGGCAGCCGTATTCGCCCTGGACCCCTCTTTTGAGATGCCCGCCATTCGGATCGGGATGGATATTGAGGGCTTGCTGGAAGCTGCTGAGATCTACGGCGGAGCGAAGCACGAGACCGTCAGACAGGCTTTCTCCGAGATCATCGCCAAGGCCGCTTCTGTAGAGGACTACGGGGATTCTCCCAGGATTGCGGCTTACCTGGGCTACCCGGTCCCCGAAGAGCCCGGAGTCCTGGTGTGGAACCTGCAAGCGTACATGAACGAAGGTCCAGGCGCCGCCGGGATGTTCAAGACGGTCAGGGATAAGCGAACCGCATCCGAAGGCGGTGCGGTTCCGATTCTCCTCCGCATCCCGGCAGGAACAGTAGTTCACCAGATTCGTGCCTCTCGGGAAGGGCTGGTGAACCGGCTCCAGGCGACCGACTTGACTCCTGAGCGGAAGCACAGCGGGCTCTACGGCTTCAGGAAGGCGACGCAGAGGGACTGTGAGACCTGCATCCGGAAGCTCCAGCGGCGGGCTGTCAAGATCGCCAGGAAGCTCTGGGCCACGGAAGGTCAGGAAGCCGTGGACTTCCTGACCACCCACAAGGCCCGGACCAAGAGCAGGACCGCCAGGGTGCTGCTGACCGCGATGAAGGGGCTCGGCCCCCGCATCGCGGAGAAGATCTCCAAGGTAGCCTCTGTTGGGGGCCCCGTTGTCCAGCTCGCCACGGACGACACCGAGGTTCGGGTGTACGAGTCAGGAGGTCGCTTCTTCGGCCTCAGCTCGACGGAAGGAGAGAGCACTCTTCAGGCCAGTGACTTCAGCCATAGCCAGATGGCTGCCTGGATTCGTGAACGGATCGCGAGAAACCCGAGCATGACCGTCCTCTCCCACGACCAGGAGCGATTCGTTCTGGAAGTTCCCACGGGGGGCGTCGGGAAGACCGCCAGCGGGAGCCACGGTCTCTATGGGTTCCGGTCCAAGACAGCCGATCGATGCCTCCAGGCGTGCTCTCAGGTGCGGAAGGCTTCCGGCGCGGTCGCTGTTGATCTTCACCGACGTCGAGCAGAGCAGCACGGCAGGATCACCGGATTCCTCAAGGCTCATTGCAGCGGGAGTCGGTGTCAATTCGCCAAGATGTTGCTCGACGCCTATCCGGACGCAAACCGCCGACTCGCGTCAGTGGAGCTGCCCCCGCCGCCCAACTCCGTTGAAGGCTGGCTGAGCCTCTAGCGGAAGAAAACTCGCGGGGTGTCCTGAACCTCTTCCAGAGCACTGAGGAGCTGACTCCTCAGTACCGGGTCTTGTAGACGAGCTACAAGATTCCCAGCCTCTCGCTTGGGCTGGACCTTCACGGTAACCGAGAAGAATTCATCGAACCGGGGTCCGAGGGCTCTCTTCAACTCATCTACTGAAGCGTCTCGACGGAGACGATACCGCGGCTCAGGGACTTTGACGTGGCATTTCGTCTTTCCCGATCCTGCCAACACCTGCCTGCCCGGTTGGTTGCCGCCGGCAGAGAGAGCTGCTGGCCGCAGATGCCTCCGTTTGAGGAGGTCAAAGACCTTGTTGGCGTGAGTGATGGTCTCCCAGAGAAAGGATCCGAGGTCCACTCGACGAGCCGTGGTTGCAGTCGCGACCTCTGCCTCAATCGCAGAGAGCAAGGCAGAAAGATCTTGTCGGAAGTGTTTAAGGTCCAACACTATAGGCACTCTGGGTGGATGTAGCCCGAGGGCTGCTTGCGATAACAAAGAAGCTGGGTCCCCATAGGCACATCCTCAATCGGCGGGAGCACTTCCCCACAAGCAACGCACCGGATCCCCGGTGAATAGCGAACCCAACGAGTCCCCGGGTGGTCTTTGGTTTTCGGCGTGGGTGCAGGATCACGCTTCGGCTTTTTCGCAGAAGCGTTGCGGCGGAAGACCCCGATCAAAGCTTCAACACAAGGCCCCGCCAGTAAGCAATCCCCGCATTCCGGGACTCGCTCCCAATGGGAAAAACAGGGGGTCCCTTCCGCCACCCGAGAGAGGACGTAATCCTCTACCTCTACATGCGAGAGGTTGTCCGGAAAGGAGAGGGCTAGGCCGAAACCACCGGAACGGGGTTCGGCCTCCATAATCTTCGGAGCGATGAGAGAGCCCCGCTCTGTCAGCGACCACATGCCCCGAGATTTCGGGGCTTGGTACGCGAGCCCCTGGTCTTTCAGAGAAAGGAAAGCACGCCCTATCCAATAGGGCACCTTGAGGCGGCCCTCGCCTCCTGGTCGGACACCGTACTTATCCGCTTCCCATCCCAGGGAATCGAGGACGTAATCGATCACGGCGTCCCGACCTATCAAGGCTCCGGGGCTTCCCAGGAAATGAAGGGCCTGAAGCACCGGGACGCGAAAGAACGCGGGCTTGGGCTCAGCGTTCTTCGCCGCTTTGACTTGTTTCAAAACTCTCCTGGCGTCTCGCATCGGTTCTCTACCCTGTAGTGACCAGAGCACCGGAATCAGCCATCTTCCGGGCTTCCTCCAAAGGATAGAACCCCTGGGTGAAGCCCCACTGGCCTCCTCGGCGGATCTTGTTCCCGCCGATGGTCACGTAGCGATCACCGGGGTCAAGGTGATCGCGGTAGCCGGCACCCTCCGGCGTATAGCGACGCCACGCGAGGTTGCCATCGCTATCGTAGACGGCGACGGACAGGGGCTCCATCCTGTAGCTGCGGTACGCACTCAGGGGCAAGGACGACTGGATGTACCGCTTCGCGGTCGCGACCGGCCCGGAGACGGGGTCCGGAACGGGACCGTTGGTGGGGGGCTCTACCTGCTGAGCATTCACCTGAAGGAGCTGGAGATTCATGGTGCCAGGGATGGGGCGGCTGAGCCACTCATCCAGGCTGGCGGCGACGTCATCCCCGGTGTCCTTCTTGTAGACGCGAACACCGGGGATGACAGCCCCGGTGGGGCTGTCCCGGAGGGGGCCGAAACTCCCCCAGTTCACATCGCGAGCGGCGGGCCCGGCCTCAAAGACCGCCAGCACCTTCCCCCATTCCTTCATGAATGAATCCTCAGTGTCCACCGAGCGGAGAGGAGAGAGGTCCACCGTGACCCCGGCGGTCTTCGCCATCTGCTCCAACTCCAGCAGGGCCCCCCGATACGCAGCGGCGTCCTGGATCTTGAGGGACCGAAGGAGCCGGTCATTCATCAGCGTCCGGAGAGCCCCAGACAGCACCCGCCCTTCCAGAGACTTGCGGACAGAATGGAGGGCCTCGACGACGTGAGCCTGGGTCACCGGCAACCGACGCGGACCCGCCTCCTTCAGAGCCCGGCGGAGACGGGTGATAGAAGCGTCAGGAGCCACGTCAAGCCCCTGAAGGCTCGCCACCCGGGCCAAACCCTCCCTGTCGTTGTAGGAAGGGCTGGAGGGCGTCCAGTCCCTCGTATGAGCCATGATACCTGCGGTCGCCATCTCCTGAGCGACCGTCCCCGGGTTCATCTGGGTGAGAGCGGCGAGGCTTTCGCTCACCAGCACGGGGTACGACACCCCGAGCCAGCCCGTGACGTAATCAACCCCGTCGCCGTAGACGACGGGGCGGGCCTTGCCCCCCCTGGTGACGCCCTTCTTCCGGTTGAAGAAGGAGCAAGGAACCGGGCCGGGACCCGAGAGGGCTGCTGCGAGGGTCGTGGACATAAATGTCTCCGATGTGTCCCTCTTATACGACCAGGGAGCCGGAACTACCCTAGTAGACGAGGAAAAAAGGGTCCCTCGCGGCGTCCTGAGCCCTCAACCAGACCTCCCCGCGAGCGGTGCAACGCAGGTTGCCGTGTCGCTGCACCGCCCAGCCCTCGCGGCAGAGGTACTCCACCACCTCACCGAAGGTGCGACCCCAGACCAGGGGCTTGTCCGTCTCCGGGACACCCGGGAGGTGCGGGGGATCGACCCTTGCCCTCACCGAGTCCAGCCGGGGGTTCTCGGACTCCAGGGCGACCTTGAGCACCTTGAGGGCGACCTGCCCCTTCACCGCGCTCATCCTCAGGGTGTTCCTCACCGTCTGGATCAGGGTGCTCGCGCGGTCATACCCGACGCCCTCCCTGTCCGCGAGTTCCTGAATCGCGAGGCCCTCGCACTGCGACTCGATCACGCCCAGATAGCGATCTGCGACGGACGGCTTGAGAGCCCTCAATGCCCGCTCGACCTCCGCGAGTCCGTGGGAGACCGCTTCCCGCTCCAGAATGTCCGCCTCCAGGTTCCGCCCGGAGGCGTCGAGGAGCGGCCCCCCGGATTCGTCTCCGTCATTGACATAGACGGGGTGAAACTCCTGGGTGGTGAGCGGGACCACCTGCTCCCCGTCCCGACGCTCGCGGAGAGTGGAAGCCCCGTACAGGGTACGGGAGACCGGGTCCCGCCCATCTGCCATCAGATCCGAGACCGCGGAGCGGTAGCAGTAGACCTTGAGCTGGCTGAAGTAGATCGTCTCCCCGCGGTTAATCCGCCCCGCGAACGAGTCCAGGTCGATCAGGGACACCAGCTTGTTGTGGACGTGCTCCCGGATCTTCCTGAACTGGAGGCTCCTCGGCAGCTTCTTCGCCAGATAGGCATAGAGCCTCTGCAAGGTCTGTTCATCGACGTTCTCGTCGAGCCACTGAGCGGTCTGGTTGTACCCGGGGCGACCCCGGGCCTGGATGGTCTCCTCTGCCTGAAGTGCCCCCAGGGGGGTGAGCATCCACCAACCCGCCACCGGACGGGTACGCTTCAGCAGAGCATCCCGCTCGGAGAGCGGGAGACCCCACAGGTAGTCGGGATCGATATGGGTGCAGGCACCCGTGGTGATCAACCGAGGGTTCTCGGGCTCCTGACCCGACTTCCAGATGACGGGCTGCCACGTCAACTCCGGGCGGGAGTTGCAGTAACCCCGCCGCTGGTTCCGGAACGCCCACCCAACGACCCGGTAGAGGCCCGGCTTCGTGCCCCGCTTCTTGGCGTCCAGCCTCCAGCCAGGGGGGAGGTGATCGAGGCGAGTGACCCCAGCCATCTCCTTCAGACCACCGATCACGAGGATCTGGCGACAGAGGGCGTCGGTCTTTTTCACCGGGACGAAGGGCAGAACGACGGAGTGAGAGCCGTCGTCGCGGTAGGTAGACGTCAAAGCGTCCCGGTAGCAGGAGGGGACACCGTCGGTCAGAAGTTCTCCGCCCAGAAACGTCAGGTCGGAGAGGCTGTAGGAACCGAGGGTCCAGATCAGGGCTTCACGAAAAGCCCGAGCCGTAGGAAAACGGCGAGTCTCACGCATATGTTCAAGCTCCAGCGGCGTGGCTGCTCAGCAGCTCGGCCTGAAGGATTTCAGAGGGGTCAGTCAGGGTGCCGAGACAGGATGAGAAGATCAGGTCGCGGCTTGGAGAAGGTCGCACGTCAGGGCTCACTCGTCAAGCCCTCGGGCACCACTTTCTGTCCTCCCCCGGTGAGGAGCCTATAAGTCCCTGACGGTAGGAACCCATCGGGAGACAGGAATGCCTATCAACCCCCAGGATTTGTCTCTTCGGCTTCAGACGCTTGAAGCCGTCGCCGGGGAACCGCTAGGGGCGTGGTCTCAGAATCCTTACGTTGGATGGCAGCGGGCGAAAGCCTGGGTCGAGAACGAAGGCTCTGACATGGACCCCCTCTGGACGGCAGAACGAGATCATCGATTCTGGTCGGCTTTTGAGGGTGCCGTTCTCGGATACCTCAAGAAGAACATGGGCCCGGCTGACTCCAGCCGGAACACGCCCGAAGAGGCGTTCTCCTCTATCCTGATGGGTATCCCCCTCGGGGCTGGGCAGATCCGTGACCCCCTCTTCCGGGGGATCGGGAAGCAGCTCCGGACCAAGATCCTTCGGGGTCAGGCGAAGCCCCTGGATGTGCTCCGGCTGGCGATCAGGGGAGGCAAGCAGCGAGCGAATGACGAGCTGCGGGTATCTGGAGACCGGATCCGTCACCGCGATGAAGGGACTGACCTGACAGCCCCGGGAAGCTCTGACGACCCGAGGCATCGCCGTCAGTTGGGTGACCCGGGTCAGGCCCCTGCTTTCGCCCCTGAGGAAGGCGGCGTTAAGGAATTCCTCGGCAAGGATGCCCGGGAAGCCGTCATCCAAGCCATCACGAGGGGGATGGTGGGAGAGGGTCAATCCTCCCCGATCTGGCAGCGTCTCATCTCGGTGTGGCTCGGTCAGGATGACCGCTTCCCCAGGGCGAAGGCAAGTCCCCGTGAGGTTCAGGTACTCCAGGCGATTCGGGAGAACTACCGAAACCTTCAGCAGAAGAGGCGGGAGCAAGGGGAGCCCGGGACTGAGGGCTACGACAGCAGCCTCGATTTCAAGTGGAAGGATGTAGCTGGACTGACTGGCCTCACACCGGCTCAGGTGAGCCGGTCTATCCGGAAGCTTGGTGACAAGATCAACACGTTGCTCAAGTCTCCTGGTGCTGTAGAAGACCTGTTCAACACCCCCCAGCTTCGTCAAGAGCTGACGCAGCAGATTCGACTCGCGAAGACCAGGAAGAAGAAGGCGGCAGAACGAGTCGCCCTCAGGTGGTTGGAACAAGACTGAAAATTTCCTGAACCGGGGCGTATAGAGAGCCATGATCATCTCCCCCGATTCCTTCCTCATGGAAGCAGGAGCCTACGTCTGGACTCCCGATCGCTCTCGGGCTGCCTGGGCTCAGGCTCATCAGACACTCCAACAAGTGATCCTCTCCGGAGGAGTGCAAGAAGTCACCCTGATGGTGGGCCTCCCCGGCTCAGGAAAGAGCCACTTCCTCAGTCAGAAGGAACCGGCTCCAGGTCAGGTGTTCTTCGATGCCACCTTCGCTCGCCCCCAACATCGGGCGACAACCCTCAAGGTGATTCAGGACACGAGGAAGCCCGTGATGGTCTCCCTCATCTGGGTAGACACTCCGGTCTCAACCTGCCTGGAGAGAAACGCCCTCAGGCCCGAGGGTCGCAGAGTCCCTGAGGAACAAATCCTCTCGATGGCTGAGAGTCTCCGTGATTCTCCTCCCTCTTACCAGGAGGGGTTCACAAGTATCTGCATTGAGAGGAGCCCCTCAGGCTCTACTGGTGTCTGAAGCGTTCACCACAGCACCTTCTTTCAGGGTCACCCTCTTCCTTGGTACCAGGATTCCCTGAGGAGGATCCTGAGCCCTCCGGTAGGTGATCGTGAGCAAGGTCCCTTGAGGGTGTCCGGTTAGAGCCACCAGCTCCTCATAGGTCATCTCGTCCTTTTGGATAGTGACCCGTCGTCCATTGAGAATGATCTCCACGGTGGCTCCTCCTGAGATTTCTATCTTGACACGAGGTAGCACCTCCCTGTAAGACGGGTAGGCTCTTTTTCCCCGTCAGGGGAAGCCCGGGAATTCTCGGCTCAAGGTTGGCTCCCTGATCCAACCCTCTGTAACCGAGCGGTGTCCGGGGTCGGGAAACCGATCTGGTATCAGACCACCAGCGAGAGAGACTCTTGGAAGACCCGAGAGAAAAAGGACTGGCGAACCGCTCCGTCTTGCTCTTTCCAAACTCAACCAACGGAACTTTGAGGATCTGCCTCCTCCACAGGAAGTTGTGGAGGGACGGAGAGCGGGCCTCCCGGTTTTCACGAACCTCGCAGCTTACCGAGAGGTTCTCCCGTACAGGAAGTAGGGCTAGCAGGATTTGAACTGCTGGAGAGGAGGTCAAACTCCCTCTGACTGAGCTTTCGCCCGAAAGCGGGAGAGATAATCTCTTGGACACCTAAGCTGACCTGGGTGCCAAGTGCTCCAGGTGTCTTCGTCGAAGGACTTCCCCTCAGGAAAGAGAGAGGAGTCAGAGAGAAGACCCTGTAGATCCTAGGCTAGAGCCCAGAGAGGTCCGCTAGGACCGATCGCTTAACAACCACTCCAGCAACAACTACTTCAGCAACTCCTACAGCAACGACAACGAGTACAACAACAGCTTCTACATCTACAACGACAGCAGCTACAACAACGACACCCCTGACGACTGAGAGCACCTTCCTCCCGGTATAGGGCTGATTATGGCTCAACGGTCTTCTAGCAGGTTTACAGCTTCTACAGCGGAGACCTCTCTCGCTGTGCCTGTTTTCTATCTCCTGCTGGAGGTAGCCCAGGTTCGGTTCCCCTTATCCAGAAGATCGTCCCCTTCTGAGGTCATCCACATCTCCAGAAAGGGGGATGTATTGGATGAGCACCACGGAGAGTTTCCGGTCGTGGTCTCCTGGGATCAGTGGAAAGAGGCTGTGGTCCCTGTGTTGGAGGATTCTAATCTCCAGACAAGGCTTCCTCTCTGTAGAAGAGCTTTGGAGACCGGGAGAGTGGATACCTGGGTGGAACTTATCGGGGTTCGACTTCGGGAGAGCTTTGAGGCGGCTGGATATACTGATGGCTGAGAACAAACCGCGGAGACCCCCTGTAAAGCCGAAAAAGATCGACCAACAGGTGTGGATCTCTTGTCGAGCGAAGAGATCCTGTGAGGGGAATCAGGCGAAGATCGTCTTCCGTCAGAAGACAGGTGGGGGTGGCTCGATCACCCGATACCGGTGTCTCACCTGTAATGGGAGCTGGCATATCCAGCTCTGATCGTAAGAAGGGAACATGAAGCAACCTGTTCCTCTCCTCTTTCATGGACCAGGGGCTATGCAGGAGTCTCATCAGAGGGCTGCTAGCCTTGGTCGTCAGGCTCATCAACCTATAGGGGAGGGGGGCTTGAAAGCAGAGGCGGCGAGGCTTGCTGCCAGGATCCTGAGGTTGTCCCCCCTGGGAGACATGGAATCGGTCTTGATCATCGGTCCTGTGGACAACATCCGTCCTGAGGCTCGGGACGTATTGTTGAAGCCTCTGGAAGAGTATCAGGAGGGGAGGACTCTCCCGATACTCTGGGCTCATGATGCAGGGGATGTAGCTGGAACGGTTCTCTCTCGTTGTGAGGTTGTCTGGTGTCCCGATGGACCTCTCGCTGAAACTTCGGTTCTCCATGTAGCGGAGAAGATGTTGTCAGCCTGGGAGGCGGGAGAGATCTCCACCATCATAGAGGCTGTCAGAGAGAATAAAGAGGACAGGGAGCTACTGCTCTCCGCTGGAGCCCTCTTGCTCGCGAAGAGAGGAGGGAAGCCCCATCGACTCTGGGAGTCGATCCGGCGGGCGATGGAGTTAAAGAATCCAACCCTGGTGGAGGTTCTTGTCGCATGGCTTCCGTGAAGAACCAGTGGACCTTGAGGAAGCTGCCTCCAGTCGTCGTTGTCTCTGGGAACGACACCTTTATGGCGAGGTTGGAGGTCGCGAAGGCTCGGAAGACTTTGATGGGGAGGGGCTATCGGTTTCTCCGACTCCCGGGAGAGGACCACTCAGCCCTGGAGGGTCTGACGGCTCCTCAAGGGTTTATGTCGCTGGGCAAGGTGCTAGCGGTTGTGACCTCTCCAGAGAAGACCAGCCCGGAGGTTGTTCTTCGTCATTGGGAGAACGGAGACCCGGATACGTTGCTCCTGTTGCATCAGGAGGGGGCTGTCAGCCGGAAGAAGACGCCTCTCAAGGATCTCCTTGAGAGGCTACCCAACAATGTCCACGCCAGATTCTCTCTCCCAAAGCCCTGGGAGGCTCCTAAGCGAGCCGTGAAATACCTGGAGAAGCTGGCTCAAGAGGAGGGCGTCTCTTTGGCCCCTGGTGTGGCCTCCGGGTTGGTTCAGGTTCAGGGGACCAACCTGGGGTTCCTGCATTTCGAGCTGTGGAAAGCCATTATTCTGGCGAGGTCGGAGGGTGTGGATGAGGTTGGGGGGTCTCATTTGAAGAGGGTCGTGTCCCCAATCTCCAAAGCATCTGTTGAGCCCGTTGTTCAGGCTCTCGCGAGGAAGGATCCCATGAGACTGCTCAGGGGTCTGGGGAGGTTGAGGGAGACCCATCCCACGGAGCCGACGATGTTGGTCTGTACCTGGGTTGGAAACGCAGCGACTAGATGGCTTCACGCCGCGAGCTTGAAAAATCTGGGGGGTTCAGATGAGGATGTGGCGAGCCTGATGGGCGTTCACGTTTTCGTCTACCGGAAGGAGATTCTTCCGGTAGTCCGGGTGTGGGGTGTGCTGCCTCTGAAGAAGCTCTTACACCGGCTGACGATAGTCACGAGGGCTGTGAGACAGGGGAGGTTGTCCCCGTGGGTCCTTTTGGAGGCTCAGCTCGTGGTGGCCTGTCGGTAAAACCCGGGGAATTCCACCATAGGTACTATATCGGGATCCTTTGGATCGGCAGTCCTTCGTGGTCCTCGGTAGGGGGTTTATAGCCCTGGTTCTATGCTGTCATCGTTTTTGGACCCCCTCCTCCGAGGCGCCGTGATGCCCGAAGTTCTCCCTGTTGATTCCCGCTCCAGCAGCATCACGGCTCCTTCACTGACCTACCCGGAATCAGGCTCTTCCAAGGGGTTCTTCCGCAACCCCCTGTCGGAGTTCATCTACGTCCGCACGTATAGCCGCTGGTTGGAGGCTGAAGGCCGCCGGGAGACCTGGGATGAGTCCGTGTCCCGGTACTTCGACTTCCTCGCTCAGGAGCGGCCTGAGGTCCCTCAGGCGGTACTTCAGGAATGTCGGCAGGCGGTCTTGGACATGGAGGTCATGCCCTCGATGAGGGCCCTCTGGTCTGCGGGTGAGGCAGCACGCCGGGACAACACCTGCGTGTACAACTGCTCGTTCCACCCGGTTGACAACCTCCGGGCGTTCTCGGAGCTGCTCCATGTCCTGATGTGCGGGACCGGGTGTGGGTTCTCCGTGGAGAAGGAGTTTGTCTCCAACCTCCCCCCGGTCGGGGACCTCAAGGGTGGCGACCCGATCCCTTACGTGATCGGGGACAGCACGGAGGGCTGGGCTGATGCGTTGTTCTTCGGGATGACTCACTGGTGGAAGGGCTACCGGGTCGCCTTTGACTACAGCCAGATTCGGGCCGCGGGGTCGGTCTTGAAGATCAAGGGTGGTCGGTCCAGTGGGCCGGATCCCCTCCGTCGGCTGATGGAGTTCGCGGAGGAGGTGGTTCTGGGTGCCGCCGGCCGGCGGATCAAGCCGATCGAGTGCCACGATATCTGTTGTCAGATCGCTGAGATCGTCATGGTCGGCGGCTTCCGCCGAGCGGCTCTCATCTCCATCTCCTCTCCGGATGACGAGGAGATGAGGCACGCGAAGGACTGGAGTCGTGGGGACTTCCCCACGATCCGCTACATGTCGAACAACTCGGCGTACTGGCTGGATCGGCCTTCTGAAGAAGTTTTCTGGGGCGAGTGGTCTGCCCTGGTCCGCTCCAAGTCAGGAGAGCGAGGGTTCCTGATCGACAACTGGCACAAGCGGGCGGCGCTTCGGGAGCCGAACACCTGTCGGACCAACCCCTGTATCAGTGTCCGCTCCTGGGTCAACACCCTCAACGGGCCTCGGCAAGTCTCCCAGCTCATCGGGCAGCCTTTCGAGGCAATCGTGGACGGCAAGGTTTACTCGTCCAGCGACCGTGGCTTCTGGCTCACGGGTGAAAAGGAGCTGTTCCGACTGGCGACGACGGAAGGCTACAGTCTGGAGCTGACGGGGAACCACAAGGTCTGTCGGGTAGTTCAGTCCCGTCGAGTCCAGAGGTTCGAGTGGGTGGAAGCCTCTGAGCTGGAGGCTGGCGACCTCATCCGGCTCAACAACCACCGGGCAGTCGAGCTGGCTGGGGACGAGGTCGCAAAGGCTCGTGGCTGGCTGATGGGTTCCTTGCTGGGTGACGGCACCTTCACGGTGGAATCCTCCGAGACCAAGAGCGATCACGGCCACCTTCGCTTCTGGGGTGACGACGCTGAGCACATGGCTGTTCAGGCGTTAGAGCGGGTCAAGACGGCAGGCTTGAGAATCCGAGCTGACGCCAAGCCCAACCAGAACAAGACCAACGGGTGCTGGCAGGTCTCCAGCACGGCTCTGGCTGGGATGGCAGAGACTACCTATGGGATGGTCCCGGCCTCCAAGACCATCACCCGGAAGTTGGAGCAGGAGACCGAGGACTTCATCTCTGGGTTCCTGTCGGGGCTGTTCGATGCAGACGGGTCGGTTCAGGGTTCGCAGGAGAAGGGTGTCTCGGTTCGGCTGGGGCAAGCCAACCTGAACACCCTGGAAGCTGCTCAGCGGATGCTGCTTCGGCTCGGTGTCGTCTCCACTATCTACAAGGAGCGTCAGCCTGAGGGCTACCGCAATCTCCCCGATGGCAAGGGAGGCTATGGCTCCTACTGGTGCAAGGCAATGCATGAGCTGGTCATCGCCAAGGACAACCTGTTCCAGTTCGAGTCGATGGTTGGGTTCACCGAGCCTGCGAAGGCGGCTCTCCTGGTGGACCTGCTGGGTCAGTACCGTCGCCAGCCGAACCGGGAGCGGTTCGTGGTTCGGGTCGAGTCCATGACCTCGATGGGCGTGGAGAAGGTCTACGACTGCACCGTCCCGGAGCTGGGGGCCTTCGATGCCAATGGGCTCTACGTCCACAACTGCTCGGAGATTTCCCTCCGGTTCTCCAGGGCGACGGATCCCTGGACGGGTGAGGGTGGTGGGGGCAGCTTCTGTGTCTCCGGGGACACTCCGCTCATTACCCGGCAAGGTCTCTACAACATCAAGGATGTTGTAGGCAAATCTGTGGAAATCTGGAATGGGGAACGGTGGTCTGAAGTTCGCCCTTTTCAGACTGGAATCGGGCAGAAGCTCTATCGGGTCCACATGTCGGATGGCTCCTACCTGGACACCACGGCGTACCATCGTTTCTCGGTGTCAACCAAGGATGTCAGGTCGGGAAAGTTCAAGGCGATGACGGTAGCCGAGATGCTCGACAACCCCATCAAGGCTGCTCGTCGTACTGAGCCTTTCCAGATCGTGCAGGAGGGGGGACAGTCGGTAGGCTCTGATTGGGCTTACACGATGGGGGCTATTGTTGGGGACGGGACTGTCAGGCGGAAGACTCGCAAGTCCGGTTACGTTTGGGAGGGTTCCTACGCGGAGTCTTTTGGGGCGAAGGATAGCGTCATGCCCATTCAGGGGGTCGCCGGCAACCCTCGCGTTGCCAACGCAGGGAATTTGGCTTTGCAGAAGGTCTCCTATTTCTGTGCCAACCATGATCCCGAGATGGTCTCCGCTCTGAAGACCGACCCGGAAGCCCTTAACGGCGTGTTCCAGTGGTGCCGTGAGGACATTCTCAGCTTCCTGGCAGGGTGGCTGGATGCTGATGGAACCGCCACCGATACAGGTCGTGTGCGGCTCTACCTGAGTGGTGAGGCTCGGGCGCGGAAGGTTCAGCTTCTATTGACTCGGTGCGGCATCCGGTCGAGTATTGGCCTGCTGGGAAGGGCGGGGACGGAGACCAATCTGGGTGTCCGAAGGAAGGATCTCTGGTACGTGGACATTACGGACTGTGCCAGCATCCCGTGTCATCGCTTGGACACGTCGAGAGGACACAAGCCCCGGTTCAAGTCGAAGTTCCAAACCATCCGGTCCATCGAAGAACTGCCGGGTCTCCACCACACGTTCTGTTTTGAGGAGCCCGAGCGGCACATGGGGGTCTTTGGGAATACCTTGACTTACCAGTGCAACCTGACCGCGGCTGTCATGCGTCCGTGGGATACTGAAGCCTCGATGGCGAGGAAGGTTCGCCTCGCGACGTGGCTGGGTGTGATTCAGGCGTCCTTCACGGACTTCCCCTATCTCCGCCCGGCGTGGTCGGAGATCTGCAACCAGGATCGGCTCCTGGGGGTCGATATCACGGGTCAGTGCGACAACCCGGCTCTGAGCCAGAACTGGCAGGTGATGTTGAACCTCAACCGCGTCGCTCAGGACACGGCGGCAGAGGCAGCCGGGTGGATGGATCTCCCCTTCCCGGTGGCGATCACCTGCGGGAAGCCTAGCGGCAATTCCAGTCAGCTCCTCGATTGCGCCAGCGGTTTCCACCCTCGTCACAGCCGCTACTACTTCCGGCATGTCCGGATCGCCGCCAGTGATCCGCTGTTCGCCCTCGTCCGGGACTCCGGCGTGCCCGTCTTCAAGGAGAACGGGCAGGAGCACCTCTCGGACGAGGAGGTTTCCGTCTGGGTGGCTCGTTTCCCGGTGAAGGCTCCTGATCACGCAGTCCTCAGGGAGGATGAGACTGCCCTGGGTCAGCTCGACCGGTACCTCAACATCATGAGGACATGGTGCTCTGAGAGAGGGCACAACCAGTCCGCGACCATCTACGTCCGGGAAGAGGAGTGGGCCGAGGTCGGTCAGTGGGTCTATGACCACTTCGATGAGATCACCGGTCTCTCGTTCCTCCCCTATGATGGGGGGAGGTACACCCTGGCCCCCTACGAGGAGGTCACCGCGAGTCAGTACCGGGAAGCCGTCAACGACTTCCCGGAGATCGACTACGCCCTCTTGAGCTACTATGAGAAGGAGGACCGCGGCGGCGGCTCGGCGGAGCTAGCTTGCTCAGGGGGGGCCTGTGAAGTTGATTGGAGCCTGGAGGCGGAGCAGGCCAGCAAGGCTTAGACAGGGCTCCTCTTGTAAGAGACCTCCCCGCCGCCTCGTTTCCAAGCGGCGCGGATTCGGTCGGGGAGCCCCTCTTCTTCGTCCAGGTCGAAGCTCGTGACCGAGAGGAAGATTCGTCCCTCTCTCCACCCCACCGCGAGGATCTTGTCCCTGGGAAGGGCGAACCCTGGGAAGGGGGTGAGCGTCATCGACGAGCCTTTAGCGGAAGGACTCGTCGTTCATGGGGCACTCCACCCCGCCGCCACCATTCGCCCACGCTGCGATGAAAGCCTCGTAGGTGGCTTCGCCGTCGTAGCCCTCTTCGACGCACCAGAGCAGCGAGGACGTGTCGCGGAAGGTAATCCGGATCAGCCGGTCGTCGCTGAAGGCCACCGCCGCGACCTGCTTGGCCCGGATCGCAGCCTTGCCCGTGTGGTCCGAGAGGACCACCCAGCCACGGGTCTGCCCCTCGACGTTCCGGGTGACCCTGCCGTACACCCTGGCCCCGTCTTCCGACGTGAAGCTGTTGGAGTCGCCGTTGATCGCGAGGTGGATCTTGCTGTTGGAGTAGGAGATGCCATTGACGGCATCGCAGGCCAGGGCGATCAGGGCTCCCTGGGAGGTGAATCGGGCGATTCGGTTACGCATTGCACTCTCGGTTGGTCCCTCTTGTATACGACCGCCCTGTAAAAACTTACGCCGAGAATTCTTCCTCGGGTGGTCTTTTTCTGGGAGGGGTTTCGTAGAGGGATCTATGAGTGCAGAGTTTCGAGCCCTCGTGATTGAGGGCGTATTCTATCGGCTGGATGGTCGTCTCCACTGCCGTCAGGATGACGGTGAGGAATGCCTTGTTTTGGATCGCCTCTCCCTTTTCCTGGGAGAGGCGGTTCACTTTGCAGCCCAGCATGTCCCTCCGAACCCGCCTCGCGTGGGATCTTGGGGGTTGGGGAGTTGTCTGGGCGAAGCGACGGGGTGGTGTTCGTACCATCACCGGGATCCTCACCGGCTCTTCCAAACACATGGTCAGGGGACTTTGGTGGGGGAGGGGTCTCGCTGGTGGGTTCGCGGCGTAGACGGCTCTCCCCTCGCCCGGGGAGTTGAGGAGGTGTTGGACGGTCACCACGGGAGGATTTTGATGGCTTCGGCGTGGACCGTTGACCAGATGAGGGATCGGGTTCTCGCTTCGGGGATGGGCGATCGGGTGCAAGATCTGACTCATAAGGCAGAGGATCTACGGGCTGTTGTGGGCAAGATAGTTGACTCCACCGGAGGAGACTGATGCTCTACTACAGCGGTCGAGTGAACCGGGTGATTTTCGAGAACCCGGCAGACGCCTTCTACATCTTGGTGGTTCGCCTGGACGAGCAGTTTCAGGAAGACAGCCTCGTGACCTCGTCTACGATTTGCGTCCGCGGGAACATCCTGGGGATGAAGGTTGCGGTAGGGACGTGGTTCGGCTTTGAGGGGAAGTGGGTCAATGACCCGAGGTACGGCAGGCAGGTGAAGATCGTGAAGTCCCCGGTGGTCCGGGGAGGGTGGACGACAGAAGTAGCCGTCGCCATGCTTCCGAATCACGGGGTCCCGACTCGGGTCGCGGAGCGACTGGCGGAGCATTTCGGAGACTCTCTCGTGTCTTTGCTCGACACGGGCAACCCGGAGCTGTTGGAAGACGTACCTGGAATCACCCCTTTCGCGGCGGCTCACGTTTCGGAGCGGTGGACTGCTATTCGTTCCTACTTCGCCGCTTTGGATTTCCTAGGCGATGCGGGTCTGCCTCCCAGCAAGGTGAGGATGGTCTGGTCGCACTTCGGGGACGAGACGGAGAAGGTGCTGACAAGCAACCCCTGGAGTCTTGTCCAGGTGGACGGGGTGACCTTCCAGCAGGCCGATGAAGTCGCTCTCAGGATGGGCAAGTCTCCGGATGATCCGAAGCGGGTGGCTGGGGCGGTACTTCATGCGGTGAAGGAGGCTCGTGTCTCCGGGCATCTCTATCTGAACACCACCAACCTCTTGGGTGAGGTCCGCTCGATCATCCCTGGAGTCGTCACTCCACAGCGGTTGGCTGCCGGGATTCGTTTCTTGTATGAGGGTGACCTGCTGGTGGTGGACCAGAGCACTCGACCTGGGCTGGTGGCGATCTACGATCCCTGGACACACCACCTGGAGTCCGAGTGTGCGAGGCTGCTCAAGCTTCGCTGGGAGTCGGCTCAAATCGTCGGTGAACGAGCAGAGGGTGTGGTCCGTCTCATGGGGTGGGCTGGCCCCGCGGCGGAGAAGTCGGCAGAGGCCGGGGGCTCTGTCCGCGAGGTCGCGAGAGCGGCCTTGACGGATTGGTCCGCGGGTTCACGGATGCAGTTGTCGGACCATCAGCTCCTCGGAGCTTTGAATTCTCTTGTAGAGCCCGTGTCGATTTTGACGGGCCTCCCCGGCACCGGGAAGAGCACGACCCTTCGGGCGGTCGTCAAGGTGCTTCAGGACGCCGACATTCAGTTCCTCCTCCTGGCTCCTACCGGGATCGCCGCGAAGAGGATGAACACCTTGACGGGGGCTCCCGCTTACACCATTCACCGAGCCTTTGAGGCAAAGGGGTGGGATAAGGGTGAAGAGCGGGACGCCACGTATGTGGGGGTCGTGGGGTCCGGGGCTCAGGAAGGGGGGAACGGGTCGGATGAGACCTGGGGGAGCGCGGGAGAGGCGGACGTGGTCATCATTGATGAGTCTTCGATGATGGATCAGCATCTCCTCTACAGGGTCCTGACTTGCACTCGCTCGGATGCCAGGATCGTGTTCGTCGGTGACGCAGCCCAGCTACCTTCGGTGGGTCCTGGGAATGTCCTGAGGGATCTGATCGCGACGGAGATCTTCCCGACAGTCAACCTGACGCAGATTTTCCGACAAGCGGACACCAGTGATATCGTAGTCGCTGCCCACGATATCTATAACGGCGTGGTCCCGACCCCCTCTCTCAAGGGAGATTTTACTCTCTTGGAGACTCCTGATGAGGACAAGGTTCAAGACCTCATTCTGAAGTTGGCTACAGGCTTGTACGAGCGGCGTCGGAATTTTCAGGTGCTCTCGCCCAGGCTCGGTGGGGTCATCGGGGTCACGAAGCTGAATGAGAAGCTTCGTGGGCTCTTGAATCCGAAGTCGCCAGGGGTCCAAGAGATGAGGATGGGGAGCGATATCGTCCGGGAAGACGATAGGGTCATGGTCGTCAAGAACAACTATGAGCTAGGCGTCTTCAACGGGGACGTGGGCAAGATTGCTCGGATTGATCGGAAGGGCCGGAACGTGGAGGTGAAGATCCACGGTCCCCCGGTCTCTCATGTGAATTTCCCTTTCCGTGATGCCCCGAGATTCCTGCGGCTTGCCTACTGTCAGACCATCCACAAGATGCAGGGGCAGGAGGCTGATGTGATCGTCATGCCCCTGGTCCCCGGATTCGGCTGGCAGCTCCAGAGGAACCTCATCTACACCGCGATCACCCGGGCTCGCAAAAAGGTCTTCCTGGTCGGCACCCGTACTGCCCTGTCCCGAGCGGTAGAAAACAACCGTCCGGATGCTCGGAACACGCTGTTTCCTGAGCGTTTACAGGCTCTTTTTTGTGCTTCTGGGCTAGCCCAGAAAGCCTCTTCCGGGGGGTAATACCCTTACACCCCGGAAGAGGAAAGTTCCTATGCCGCTGGACAGTAAGGAAGGCATGTCGGATGCTGAGATCGCGGAGTACCTGACTCGGATCGCGGGTCAGCTTCGCATCAGCAAGATCACGGTCACCCGGTCGATCAAGACTCGCGCGGGTGATCACTTCGTTGCGTTCTCCGGGGGAGTCACGAGCGTTCAGGATGACGGCTCGGGTCCGGGGACGGATGCGGAGCTGTCGGTGAGTGACGGCGAGGTTCTGGAGAACGGCTTCACCCTCCGGGAGGGGATGCTCGCTCAGATCCTCCTGGCGAGGGAGGTACATCTCGCGGTCTACAAGAACGCCTGGGCAGCGGGTAGCATCAAGAAGACGGTATACGAGGGCACCACGGCGGCGATCCGCCAGAACTTTTCCCAGCTCGTCCTGGGAGTGATTAAGGGGCGATAGTGAGCAAGCCGTCAGCCTTTGATGAGCATCGCATCCAGGGGATTTACGACACCCTGGAGGGAATGCACATCACTCTGGACTCCAACCCGATCATCTACGGGCCGAAACGTCTTCAGGAGAAGGTCGCCGCCGCTCGGAACTACTTGACGGGTCTGGAGGGGATCTACCTGGACGTCTTCCGTGCTCTGAAGAGCAGCGAGGACACCTTCCGTCGAGAGAAGCTAGGTTTTGAGCTGGAGGAGAAGCGGCTCCTCGCGGAGGACCCTGAGGTCAGGGCGGAGCGGAATATCCGAGACCGCGAGGCTCGGTGTCATATGAAGCTGCGGGACGCCATCTCGCGGCTGAATGAGTTGGAGATTCAGATCGCGAACCTCCAGGCCCTCATTGCCATCTTGAAGACCAAGCGGACGGATCTGAAGGATGTGGGGTCCAAGCTGCGGGATCAGATGAAGCTGGTCCATGAAGAGATCGGCCTGGGGAGGGTGTGGGGGACCGCACCGGCTCCCGGTGCGGCTACCGTCGCTCTGAGGCCGGGTCAGGCTGGGATCATTGTGGATGATCCCACAGACATTATCGCTCAGGTGGATGGGGAGATTCACCTGGGGACCGTCTCCGGGTGGGAAGACCCGACGGAGTCCTCTCAGAAGGAGCCCGAGCCCGAGCCTGAGGAGGAGGAGCCCGTGCTGGGCCTCGGAGCACCTGAGGAGGTGCGTTTGACGGCTCAGACGCCGCCTGAGCCGGTTCTGGAGCCTGTAGAGGAGGAAGAGGCCCCCCTGGACCTGGATATCTTTGATCGGGTGGTGGATGACGACCCGGAGAAGATCCCTCCTGGGGATGAGACGATCAGCTCGGATGACTTGGATTCCCTGCTGATGGCATTGCCGGAGGCTCCGATGCCGCGGCAGAAGGCTACGGCGCCTGCGGCAGCAGTCGTCACTGAGGATATCGACGCGCTCATTGATATGCTCTCCGCCGGGATGTGACCTGGACTCCTGAAGAGGGTAGAAAAAATAGTGGGGTGGCTAGCCCAACATGCGGGAGCCAGGGGTACATGGAGACGAGCGAGGCCCGTTTAATCAACTAAGTGCTCGCTCATCACCATAGGAGAACAGAGACCATGTCTGAATACATGGAGTTTGGATTCGGAAGCGGCGACGAGGGCTTCCAGAACAAGGCGAGCCGCTACAAGGGGAAGGAGGGGCGGACGGATCGCCTGAGCCTCGTCTGGTGGCCCGTGGACGACGACGGCAAGCCGAACCTCGGGGCCAAGAGCCCCCGGTTCGTCGGGGCCAACAGGGGGTACAAGAAGGGCGTGGGGTACTTCCTGGTCAAGGGGCCGGAGTACGCCAAGCTCGGCAGGCCGAAGAAGGCTATCGCGACCATCGTGGTCAAGTGGCCTTCGGACAACGACGGCACTCTGGACCGGGATCGCCTCACCTCCGGGTTCCAGGTGTTGAGCTGGACCTTCAGCAAGATCCGCTACGACCAGCTCGCTCGTCTCCACAACGAGTGGTCGTTGGGTGAGCACGACTTCCTCTTCGCCTGCGAAGACACGCAGTACCAGAAGGGCACCCTGACCCCGTGCAAGGAGTCGGTCTTCCGCTCTATCATGGAGAACGAGAAGGCGGCCCCGATCCAGGCGAAGATCGCCGCCGCGATCGAGCGGATCGCCGCCGATATCCGGACGGATCTCGCCCGCGATCTCTCCCTGGACGAGATCCGGGAGAAGGCGGGTATGGACTCCCCGTCGATCACGGGTGCGTCCGTGGACGCAGGCGTGGTGGACGATTTGCTGGACAGCATCGGCACCTCCTGATCGACCCGGGGTCGGGCCATGAAGGTACTCGGATTGGACCCGTCCCTTACGGGATTTGGGTGGGCGATTCACGACACGGCGGCCACCGGGAAAGCTCGGTGTGCCGCCCGCGGCCGGTTCGCTACCACCCCTCGGCAACTCTTCATCTCCCGCTATATGCAGCAGCGGGAGCGGCTCCGTGCTCTGCTTCAACAGCAGCATCACGATAAAGTCGCCTTAGAGTTTCCGATCTTCAATGACCTGTACTCTGAGGGGATGTACGGGCTCTTTCTCTTCACCTGCGAAGCTCTTTACGAGGAGAAGCAGGACGTCGTCTTCTTCGCCAACGGGCAGATCAAGTCACACGCGGCTGAGTCTCTGGGTCGCCCGAAGGGCTGGAAGATGGGCAAGTCGGACATGATCGAGGCCGCCCAGGTAGACACCGGGGATCATCGGGCGTGGAACCACAATGAGGCTGACGGCTACCTGTGTGCTGTTCTGGGAGCCCGGTTCTGGTCCCTTCAAGCCGGGGCCATCGAAGCTGGTGACTTGACCGCGGTGGAGAAGAGAACCTTCACCCTCATCCACAAATTTCAGCGGGGTAAGCGGGCCGGGCAATCCCAGGTTCGTGGGATCCTGCACCGGGAAGACGAGCGGTTTTTCCGTTGGAGCAAACGAGATGGCGAGATCGGCTAAGAAGAAAGGCCCCGTGAGCGCGCTGGCGGCCACCCGGGCGAATCTGTCGAAGATCTTCAAGGATTCGACCGAGTACCACACCGAACTTGATATGAATCGGCTGAAGGAGTCGCTCCCCCACATCCCTACGGGGAGCCTCGCGATGGATTGGCTGATCGGGGGCCAGCCCAACACCTTCGGGGTTCCTCCTTGCCCCGGGATTCCCAGGGGGAAGATCATCCAGCTCTGGGGGCATGAGGCGGCCGGGAAGACGACCTTTGCTTTGACCGTCGCTGCTTCGACCTGTGCTGGGGGTGGTTCCGTCCTCTACCTGGATTGGGAGCACGCGGTTGATGTGGGGTACGCGAGCATCCTCGGGGTTCCGGTCACGGACCCGGACAAGTTCATGCTCTCTCAGCCCAATACGATGGAGGACGGACTGAGAATCATGTGGGTCGCCGTCTCTTCCGGCGTGGACCTCGTCGTGGTGGACTCCGTGGGTGCTGCGGTCCCCGAGGCGGAAGCTCAGAAGAGCACGAAGGAAGTCGCGGATACGGGTCAGGTTGGCCGGGTCGCCCGGGTCTGGAGCAGCTACCTGAGGAAGTTGCAGGCCCGGATCACCCGGACGGGGACCGCGGTGATCGGGATCTCTCAGGTCCGCTCAAAGATCTCGACGGGAGGGAAGTCCTACGGACCCCAGGAGACCATCCAGGGTGGTAACGCCTGGAAGTTCTGGGCCTCTGTCCGCATCAGCCTCAGGAAGGTCCAGAAGAAGACGGCGAAGGTCTACTCCACTTTCCGCCACAAGGTCGATGAGGTCGTGATCGGGAATCGGGTCAAGGCGAAGCTGGTCAAGTGCAAGGTCTCACCCAACCAGGGGCATGAGATTGAATTCGTCATCCGGCAGGGCTACGGGATCGACGATGTGGCGACTGCGATGGAGATCGCGACGGCTCACGGGATCATCAAGAAGTCTTCTTCCTGGCTCACCTGGAACCGCCCCAACGAGGACCCCCTGAAGTTTCAGGGGGAAGAGAAGATGCGGAAGGAGATTCTGGAACGGAATCTCATGGCTGAGTTGTATGGGCAGGTGAGGCCCTTCCTCTCTCAAGAAGCCCCGGAGGGTGAGGAGGAAGAAGAGTTCGTCGATCCCGTGGTGGACGAGCTGGATGCACTCCTGGGAGACGTCTGATCGATGGCTTTTACCGTCCACATCGAGAATTTCCAGTCGATCAAGTCTGCGACTCTCCGTGTGGACGGGTTCACGGTGCTCTGCGGCCGGAACAATTCTGGCAAGACCGCAGTGATGCGAGCTATCCGGGGAGTCTTCACCAACCCCCCGGCTGGTGCCCTGATTCGCCATGGGGAATCCGAGTTGTCGGTGGAGATTCGCTTTGACGACGGTCAGTGGGTCCGGTGGGAGAAGAACGTCAAGGGCAAGGCCAAGTATACGGTCAACGGAGTGGTCCTCCAGAACGTAGGTCGGACAACTCCACCTGAGGTTTTGGCTCTTGGGATCCGGCCGGTGTCAGCCGGCGGGGTCAAGGTATGGCCTCAATTCGCTCAGCAATTCACGGGTCAGGTCTTCCTGTTGAAGATGCCTGGGTCTGCTCTGGCGGAAGCCATCTCGGATGTGACTCGGGTTGGTCGCTTGAACAAAGCCCTGAAATCATCGCAGAGCGATCATCGGGCTGCTCAGCAGGTTCTCACTCTCCGCAGAGGCGACCTGGAAAAGACGCAACAGGCCCTCAAGAAGTTTGAGGGCCTGGATGACTTGGGCTCTACCCTCGTCGCCTTGAAAAGGCGAGAGGAGGAAGTGGCCTCTCTACGAAAGAGGATTTCCAGCCTGGAAGCCTTGAACAGCATTCGGTCTCAGTACCTTCAGGTGGTGGATTCTCTCCAGGGACTCCAAGAGGTCTCTCTTCCCTCCGTGGAATCGCTCAGAGTAGCTCGTGAGGCGGTGGCCTCTCTCAAAACTCACCGTCGTCTGAGCACCCAGAGGAGGACGGCTTGTGCTGCCGTGGAGAGCCTGCGGCAGGCTCCTCTTTCTGGAGTCCCGACGGCTACACGGGTCGGGGATCTCTCTGCGAGAGTCGTGGAGCTGCGTGAGTGGAAAGATCTTCGGGCACGTCAGCGTCTCCTACAAGAGCAGGTCGAGCATCTCGGGAATCTCCCCGGGGATCAGGTGGAGGGGCTCCGGGAGGGTCAGATCGCCGCTCTGAAAGCTCTCAAAGCCCTGGCCCAGCTCCAGGGACTCGCCCGGTCGAGGCAGCAAGCGAGACTTGCTGTGGAGCGATTGGAGGGGAGTCTTTCAGACTCCCGGCAGGAATTGGAGTTCTGGGAGTCCAACGTGCATGAGCTGTTAGACTCCAGGGGAGATTGTCCCTTGTGTGGGCAGGAGGTGGCTTCGTGATTCGTCTTGTGACCAGGACCGACGTTCATCTCTCGGACAAGGGTCCTCAGAGCAGGACGGACGATTGGGCTTCAGCGGTGTTGGACAAGCTGAAGCAGGTGGGTCTGGTTGCCGAGAAGGTCGGGGCTTCCGCGGTTCTCGATAACGGGGACTTCTTCCACATTAAGAGCCCCCAGAGGAACAGCCATGATTTGATTCGCCGCGTCGCGGATCTCCATGCGAAGTACCCGTGTCCGGTCTATGCCAACGTGGGTAATCACGACTGCGTTTACGGGGACATTCGTTACCTGGACAAGCAACCATTGGGGGTCTTGTTTAGCACGGGGGTCTTCCAACGCTGCTATGACGAGTATGAGGCTGTTTTCGAGAAGGATGGGGTGAAGGTCCGGGTGGTGGGCATTCCCTACCACGGGACGGAGTATCAGATGGAGCGGTTTGTCCAGCTCCGTAAGGGTGATGAAAACCATCTCATCGTGATGGCTCATGTCCTCGCCAGCCCCCAGGGCGGGTCGATGTTTGAGGGGGAGGATATCGTCCGCTACCAGGACTTAGCCGATCTGGACCCTGACGTGTGGGTGTTCGGTCATTGGCATAAGGACCAGGGTGTCGTTCGGGTGGGGGAGAAGCTGGTCGTGAATATCGGGTCTCTGACCCGTGGTTCACTCTCCCAGGATGATCTCAATCGGAAGCCGGCGTGTTCTGTCCTGACTTGTTTGGAGGATAGGGTAGAGGTCAGCGTGGTCCGGCTGCGTGTGGCTCCCTCCGCCCAGGTCTTCGATCTGGAGAAGAAGTTTCGGGGGGAGGTCCGGGACATGACGGTCTCTGGATTTGTTGAGGCTCTCCAGAAGACCGTGATCGAGGACCAGGGCACTCCTCTGGAGGATTTGATCCGTCAGAGTCAAGGCGTGCCCGAGTTAATTCGGGAGCGGGCCCTGTCTTACTTGGAGCGGGTGGGGTAGGATGAGAGCACAGGAGGTGGAAGAAACCTCCTCTGGAGCCACTCATGCGGACTCTTGCCCTTGCCCTACTGATCTCGGGTTGTGCATCCAACCGGATGATAATCCGAGACACCAACGTCTATCAGTCCGAGATCAACTGGTTCGCGGTGGCTGTTCAGGACAGCGCGGCAGCGTTGGAGGCCGCCGCTGCCTCTGCTCTTGCTTCGGGTGACCAGGATTCATGCTTGGAGTACGCGGAGTTGTCTCTGGTGCTTTCTGTTCGCGGGACCTACCACACACAGCAGGCGCTTTTCCTAGCGGAGCTGGAGGAGGATCCCGGTGATCCTCCAGAGGTCCCCGCAGCGGACACGTTGTGTCCTGCCTCGGAGGAGGCGGAAGAGAAAGAGGAAGAGGAAGTTCTGGAAGTTCTTCCAGAAGACGTAGCCCCGGAGTAAGCCCATGTCAGCCAATTCAGATTTGATCGCTCAACTCGCCAAGATGGGCGTCACCGACGCCGTCGGCAAGTTGGGCAACCTCGCCCCCAGCAGTTTGCTAGAGGAAACTGCTCTGGGGACTCTGACAGACATGCTCGGGACTCATGGAGCCGCAGGGCTCCAGATGAGCCTGAATATGGTGACCAAGTTGGGAGCCGGTGAAGCTCTCAGCCAGGAGGAGATTCGGGCGATCGGGCTCATGACTTCTTCGGATCTGGTCGCTGCGATGGAGCAGGCGGAGCAGACAGAGAAGACGGCTGCGGTCGAGTTCCTCACGAAGGTCGGTAGAGTGCTAGGCCCCATCCTAGCGGGGCTTATCAGCACCCTTATCTGACCGAGTCCACATGCCCCCGAAGAAGGAATTCACTCTCTATTGGAGCAGTTTGCTCAAGTATGAAGAGTGTCCCCGGAAGTTTCTCTGGTACCGGGGTTGGGGCGATATCGACCTGGGCAGGGGTCCCGGTCGGGGGAAGGAAATCCCGGAGAAGAAGAGCGAACACCACGCCGTGATGGGCATCGTCCTGGCGGACATGTGCGAGTATTTCTACAACGATGAGGAGTACAAGAACCCGGAGGGGCTCCTCCGCCGCCTGGAGACGAAGTGCCGGGCGAGCTTCAACCGGAATCTACGGCGGAAGTATATCGACTGGCGATCGGCTCCGACCCGGGATGAGATGTGGGAGGTGATCTGGTCTGGGGTGGAAGGCTTCATCCGGACGGTGAAGCAGAATCGTCTCCTGGGTGTGTACTCCAGATCGGAGGTTGACCTCCTGGGGTACGTCAACAAATACACCCCGATTGGTGGGCGGGCCGATATCATCATTCGCCGTGAGGACACCGGGATCACGATTCTGGATGGCAAGAACAGCAAGAGCAAGGGGAAGTACACGGACCCGGACCAGCTACGCTGGTATGCCCTCTGTCATTACCTCTTGTACAATAAGCTGCCGGATCGCCTGGGCTTTGTGTACTTCCGTTACCCCGCAGGGGCCCCTGTTCTGGATAAGGACGGGAACGACACGGGCGAGGTGGAGACCGGGGTGGACTGGATCCCGTTCACTCGGGAAGACATTCAGGGGTTGGCGATTCGGGCTATCGAGGCCCGGAAGGGGATGGACAAGAAGAAGTTCCCGGCGACGCCGAAGCCGAAGGTCTGCCGGTGGTGCGAGTTTGAGCCCGTATGTACTCCCCGGTTGGAGCAGCGGGCCGCAAATTCGGCTAAGCGTCGTAAGAATTCTCTGAAGTCGTCGGAGGAGTTTTTCGGGACCCTGGATGGGGTTGTGGACCTCTCCTTCAAATGAGAGGTGCCTTGTGGCGAAAAAGTCCCCCAGGAAAATGACTGAGGCGGAAATTCGCAAGCTTTCGGATCATGGGCTCCTCCGGTTCCGGGCGGCGGTGTTGGACGCTAAGCAACGCCTGGAGGAGCGATTCCTGGCTCAAGAGCCCTACCAAGCGGCTCGTATGCCTGACGGGACCGATAGGCGACGGGGCTTGAATCAGCGGTATGACCCCAGCGGCAATCGCCTGATGAGAGATATCACGGGTGAGGCTGATCTTTCCGAGCACAAGCGTCTTACCTTCCTGGCTTACGCGACGGATCGTGAGGCTCGTCGTCGGCGGATTGGGAAATGGCAGCGTTGGGAACCCAACCTTCAGGTAGACGACCCTTCTTCCGTGACTCCTTCTGACACACCGGGGGCTCACTGTCCTCTGCGGAGTCAGAGGGAGGGGTCCAGGTCCGGCCGCAGGGGCTATAAGAACCGCCACAGCAGATAGACCGAAAGGTCAGCGGCGGTCGTATAGGGGGGAGCAGGAGGTGTTTACACCATGTCCGGTCTTGACACTCGGATTCAGGAAGCTGTCCAGAAACGAGAACAGCTCGCGAAAGAAGTTCAACGCCTCTCTGGGCGGAGAGAAGAGGCTGAGGCTCGTCTCCGCCAGATAGACGATAGGTGTCGGGAGCAAGGTCTCGATCCTGCCCATCTGGACGCCACGATTCTGGAGTTGGAGACGCGGTGCTCCGAGCTGGTACTGGCTTTGGAGCGAGACCTCCAGACCGCCGCCCACACCCTCGCCCCGTATTTGGAGAATGGATGAAGATTCGAGCTGCCCAGAAAGATCTTGAGCAGGCCCTCAAGACCGCGTCTGTTGCACTCGCCAAGAAGGGCGGGTTGGAGTCTCACTTTGTGGTCCGTCTGAAGGACGACAAGGTGGCGGTCCTGACGCACAACCAGCAGGTGCTCGCCTCCGCTCCTCTGGTCTGCGAAGTGACCGGTAAGGAAGGGGCTTTCACGGTGGAGGGCTGGCGTCTCCTCCGGTGGGTCTCCGGTGTGGGGGACGTTGCTCTCACCCTGGAGAGCAAGGGTTCGATCGTGACGGGGACGTCCCCCTCCGGGAGTGTCCGCTGGCCCAGCCTGGATCCGGTCACTTTTCCTTATTGGGATAAAGGCTTCGCGAAGTCTTCCACCCAGGTGACGGTGAAGGCTGTGCGTCTCCGCGCTGCCCTCGACCACACCCGGGATTTCATCTTCCCTCATGAGTCTCAGGCTCCTCACCTCGCCCTTACGGAGGTTCAGGAGGGGGTCTTGAAGTCGATGGATCTTCGGGCCTTTGCGATGGTGGAGTCCGACGTCCTGAAGGGGTCCACTCTGAAGATTCACCTGGATCAGGTGGGTCCGGTCATGTCCTACCTCGCCAGCCTGGGAGATGGTGACGTCGATCTGCGGCTGGCTGGGGGGACTCTCTTTTTCTCGGGATCAGATGGGTCCGTGTTCGGTCTCGCGTTGCCGCTGGCGGAGTTCCCTGAGATCGACGTGGACAAGGAGGATGAGCCCGATTGCGTGGTCTCCTTCCGGACGGAAGATCTTCGCCGTGTCCTGGTCATCCTCTCGACGTCGGCGGATAAGGACAACCAGAAGGTTCGATTCCTCTGGGATCCGGAGGAGGAGAGGGCTTCCCTCTCTATGGAGAGCTTGGCAGGCAGCAGCGACTCGGTCCCGGTCCCGGCGGTCTCTGTAGAGAAGATCGAGGCGTTCCCTGATGGAGGCTTTCAGTTCTCTGTCCCGCACCTGAAGAAGATGCTGGACAAGAACCCGGAGGAGGTCATTCGGTTTGACCTCATCAAGAAGGTCAACAAGAAGGGCCAGCAGACGGGGCTCGTGCGCTTTTGCTGGGAAGCCCACGGGGACACCTACTTGACGGCTATTCAGTGGCTCTGACGGCTTCTGAGCTGCTCCAGGGTTACTCTCAGGCTGTGGGCCTGAGAGAGAGCCTTCGGCGCACTGAAGCTGCCTATCTTGGAGAGATTCAAGGTCTCGCGGCGGAGACAGAAATTCTGGATCTGGTCGCTCGTCTCTTCCAGAAGTTGATCGATCGCGAGGTCACCGCTAGCGTCACGGCGGTGGAGCGACTCCAGGTGGAGGGGCTCCAGCGGATCTTCACGGATCAAGACATTGAGGTCAAGTCCACCGTAGAGGTCCAGCGAGGGAAGGTGTCGGTGTCGCTGACGACCATCCAGCACCTTGATAAGGACAACAGCATTGAAGGAGCCTCAGACGCCGCGTTTGGGGGGTCCGTGACCACGGTGCAGTCGGTGATTCTGAGGATCACCGTCTTGTTTCGTCGAGGGATGCGTCCGGTCCTGTTTCTGGATGAGGCTCTGCCTGCGGTGGACACCACCTATGTGGTGAACACGGGTTATTTCCTCCGGGGGCTGTGTGCTCGCCTGGGCATGGACCTGCTGATGGTGACTCACCTGACTGCCCTGGAGGAGTCCGCGGATCGCAGCTACCGGATTACTAACCGAGGCGGGGTGGCCTCAGTTAGGGAGCAGCCCCGGTAGGGTGGGGACCGAGGAGACTATGCAGTCAGAAGGATCGATCAAGCAGAAGTTGAAGCAGGTGCGCTTTCGCCACCTGAAGCGGCTGATCGAGCTGAATCTTGCTCCTCGCCCGTGTAACTGCGAGTTCAACGAGTCCGTGGGTTCCCCATCCGGGGAACCTCTCGGGATCTGCATGAACCCTGTTGGGAAGTTCGCGGATCTCTACCAGATCTGCGATGAGAACCTCAAGCTGGACCTGTCAGGGTCCTGCGGCATGTTCTCACCGCGGAAATCCAAGGAGGAGATCAAGAAGGACTTCGTGAACTTCTTGGAGGCTGCGACGATGGATGAGATCGGCGCCTCTTACCCGGTCCTGGCTGCTCTCATGTGGGTCCTCAGTGACCCCCAGGCGGGATCAGCTCCGCCTGTTGCTGAGAGCGAGCAGAGAGCACCCGTGAGTCTCCCGGTCCCTCCCCCCCGTCCGGAAGCGCGGAAGCGTTCCTGGTGGCAACGTCTCTGGGGCGGCTGGGGTGGCTGATCTACTGCTAGTGAGGCCTTACCGGATTCAGAGACGGAATGCTCTCTTCGCGGAGTTTGTGGTTGAGCCTGATCTGGCTCCTTTCCTGGTATCCTCAACTAGGGGCTTCCTTTGGGTGGATCGGGTCTCAACCAACCGGAGGATCCGAGCTGCTTTCCGACGCGATGTAGCTCGCGAGAATTACTACCGAGGCGTGGTCGCTGCGGTAATCACGGAGGGGGACCGGCGAGGATGGGGGAACGTCCATCCTCTCACATCAAAGGGACTTCAGGCCGCTATGGATCACCTGTCGTACTATGACCTCCTCCCGGTCGATGTGCTGGTGGGGGAGACTGTGGATCCTCGGGTCTGCGAGAACCAGGAACACACCAAGGTCTCCTGGTTGGGAGATGAGGTGGTGGTGGTACCTCGGGATCGAGCTTTTCTGGGGTTTCTTGGGGAAGACCCCAGCGGAATCAGCATCGTGGTGGTTCATAACGCTAGCCGTGGTATGGCGGTCCTACGGTGAAGGAGTGGCTTCAGGAGCGAGTGTCTTCGGCTCAGGATCTCTTCTACGTGGGTGAAGACTACGTCTTGGGTCGCGGCGTCCCGGAACCTCTGGCCCTTCGCCTGGGGATGGGCGTGTGGTCGGACATTCCACCCCCGACCCCGCACCCGGACCCGCTCTTTCGGGAGCGTCATGGCTCATATGGGGAGAAGCTGGAGGGAATGCTGGTGACGCCCCTGTACTCGCCCCGAGGCGAGTTGATCGGGGCGGAGTGTCGTGGGATGGAGCAGAAGCAACTCGTCCGGCTTCTGCTCCCAGAAGCCAAGTGGAATCCGGTGTTCCTGGGTCTTGATTTTGAAGCGGCTACCCAGATTCACACGGGCGGCGACGTCTGGGTTTGCGAGGGTCTCTTTGACCTGGGAGCCTTGAGTCATGTAGTCCCTCAGGAGGACACGGTGCTGGCGTCTATGTGGGCCCGTCTGTCGAAAAAGCACGTTACCTTCCTCCGGAGGTTTCTCCGGGGTTCGGTCTACGTCGTGTACGACGAGGACCCTACAGGGCGGAAGGGCGTGCTGGGTTGGGTGGACGAGAAAACCAAGCGGACATATTGGGGAGCCCTCCGTTCCCTGAGGGCTGCTGGTATTACGTGCCAGGATGTACGCTACAGAGGTGGCGGAGATCCTGGTGAGATTTGGGAAAAAACCGGTTCGGAGGGTCTGCGACAGGCCCTCGCGACTTACCTGTGAGGATGAAGATGGCTGTGAAGTTCTATCCTGCTAACGACACTATCTGGAAGTCGATGAAGGACCGGGTCTTTCAGGACCACCATGATCTCGTCGCGGTGATTGACGGGATCGCGGTGATGTTTCGGGACACGGCTCCGAAGGAGAACGGGATCGCTATCCCCTTCCAGGTGAAGAGGGCCCCGGGCGTGCTGGGGGGCCTCAGCGAGGTCCGGATCGAGTACGCCTTCTTCATCATCTTGTCGGCGGATCTCTGGGATCGGGCTTCGTCCAGGGAGAAGGACGCCTGGATGGACTCGGCTCTCTGTGCCTGCTCTGCGGAGGAGGACACGGAGTCTGGAGAGACGAAGACCAAGCTCCGGAAGCCCGACGCCTGGGGCTTCCGGGATGCTATCCGTAGGCACGGCATCAAGGCCCTCTTCCCGCCCGTGGACAGCCAGGATGAAGTAGCGGACGGCAACAACATCCTGAACCTCTTGCAGGCTCCCAAGCCTGCGACGAAGAGGGTCCCGGGTGACGGTCCGGAGGTTGAGGCCGATTCCGCTCCGGAGCCCGAGGAAGCTAGCCTGGAAGTGGCGGCAGAGGCGTAGTCTCTTAGAGGAGGTGCCTCGTGGCGTGGGATACTCAGTATCGGCCGGCGGGCTATGAAGCCGTCGTGGGTCAAGAATCCCACGCGGCGATTCTGCGGGAGATCGTCTCGGCAGGGGCCGGGTTTGAGCAGAGCTACGTGTTTTCTGGGCCTTTTGGGTCGGGCAAGACGACGATGGGCCGGATCCTCGCCCGAGCTTTGCTCTGCGATGATCCGCAGAGGGGTAATCCCTGCGACGCCTGCCTCTCCTGTCGAAACATCCTCCGGTCGGGGTCTTCTGAGTCTTTCGTGGAAGTGGACGCCGCTACGAACAGCGGCAAGGAGGATATCCGAGGGATCGTGGAGAGCCTCCAGTATGCGACGTTCTCAGGGACCCGTCGTATCTACCTCTTTGATGAGGCTCACCAGCTCTCCAAGGGAGCCCTGGACGCCCTCCTCAAGGTCATGGAGGATTGCATCCCCGGGACGGAGGACAAGTGGCTGATCTGCATCTTCTGTACGACGGCTCCGGAGAGCATGAGCGCGACGATCTTCGATCGTTGTGCCCCCTCGTTCACCATCAAAAAATGTACGCCAGAGCAGGTCGCGGACCGCCTCGCCTACATCTGCGATGAGGAGTCGGTGGTCTATGACAGAGCGACCCTGGAGCTGATCGCGGCCGTTAAGAAGTGCCACTTCCGGGGAGCCATCAAAGCGATGGAGACCGTCGCGAAGTTTGGCAGCGTGGACCGGACCAATACGGCTCGCGTCTTGAATCTGGGGGCCTTCGACGCTTATTTAGCGATTCTTGAGCAGATCGGTCAAGATGAAGCGGCTTGTCAGGTCGCGGTGGACGGTCTCCTGCGCTCGACGAGCCCGGCGAGCGTTTACCACGCCCTGACTGATCTCTTCATGGTGGCTTACCGGGCGGTTCTGGGTGCCGGCTCCATCCCCTTGTACCTGGATAAAACCCGTGTGAAATCAGCAGGGAAGCTGCATGGTAGCTTTCTCGTGGCCTTCGCGACTCACATGTCTTCCAGACTGGCCCGCCCCTCAGAGGCCACGCTTCGATGTGATCTCTCGTTGCTTCATCAGATAAGAGTGGGTACTCCTGTTAGGACCCCCGCGGCTGCGGTTGTTGTTCCACAACCCGCCGTGAAGTCTCAGCCGGAGAAAGCTGAGGCTCCCTCGGGAGATGATCCCGGTAAGGTGTCCCTACAAGTCCGAAACATCGGAGGAGTACACGTTGATGAGAGAGCAGTCAACCGGGAGACTCGAAAGCGGCTGGAGGATCAGCCAACCCCGATGGGGTTGCGGGGGATGTTGTCCCCGGAGCAGTTTCGGGTTGAACTTGGCACTCTCTTGGACCGTCTAAGTCACGATGACAGGCGACCTGCGTGATGCACCGACCTGGGTGGTTCTTGAACTGACAAGTGCCGGGGAGGCCCTTGCCCGAGAGGGCGGTTTGGAAAAAGCCCTCCGAGATCATCTCGGGGTGGATTCAAGCCACCCTGTCTTTGTCCCCTGCGTCCGATTTACTCAGCAAGAGAGGACTGTCTCCATTTGTCTCATGGAGGGCTACGCTTTCGTTGCTTCGGGTCTGGGGGATTCGGATTATGTCGCCCTGGAGCGCGATTGCCCTTATGTCCGGTCGGTGCTCTCTCAGCCCGGAAGGGTCCGGACCCTCAAGGTCGTCCAGCAGCGTTCTATTGACGACATGAGGAAGCAGCTCGCGGAGCAAATCGCCTCCGATATCGAGGAAGGAATGACCGTCGTTGTCAACGACGGTCTTTACTCGTCTCTGGAGGGCGAGGTTTTGCTTCTTGACGGAGATCATGCAAAGGTGATGTTCACCATGAGATCACTGAAGAGTGTCCAAACCATCCCGCGGGCTTTTCTTTCCCCGTTGGAAGATCAATAGGAGAGAGGTATGCGAGGTTGGTGGGGCGGTCACAAGGTTTTGGATCCCGCGGAGTTGGAGGCACGGTTTTCCAACGAGGACGGGTTGGGTGCCCTGGGGATCTCTCATCGGGATCATCTGGATGATGTGCAGGAAGCCCAGATGGAGCGAGTCCGGGAGGCTCTTCGGAGCATCCCTCACCGCGAGGCGGATTTCATTGAGCTGTACGTGTTCAAGCGTCGTAAGCAGACGGATATCGCAGCGATTTTCGGAGTAAGTCAACCGACGGTCAGCTACCGGCTGAAGCGGGCGTCGGCCCGGATTCGGTACCTGATTGAGCTGCCCCCTCTGAAGCAGGGGGAGCTGGAGGTCGTCCTCAAACGGACACTGGATGACCCTCTGGATGTTCAGATTATGCTGCTGATGTTTGAGACCACCTGCCAGAGCGAGGTGGCGAAGAGGCTGGGGGTCTCTCAGGGGTTGGTCAGGCACCGGTTCTTGCGGTCGATCAAACGCCTGGATGAAGCCGGCGGGTGCCAGAAGTATGCGGATTTGTTCCGGTATGTGTATAAGAATCTAAATATGTTGCGTGAAGTTCAGCGTCCCCAATGCCAGTCCACGATGACCTACCTGCTGGACTAGTCGATATTCGGTCTATTCAGGGCCAGGAGTAGAAACCCTGGATAGACGTGAGCACGATCCTCTCAGTTCATCGAGTTGTCCTCGCCCGCACCGTGGCTCGACGGTGGCTGGAGGCTCAGGCTCGCCCTGAGTACCGGGTGAAGGTCTTCTTCAATGGTGAGCGAGACGGGCGGGGTGTGGGGAAGCTCCTGCATCTTTACCGGGATGGGAAGACCAAGGTCGGCGGCGTTGAGCCCATCTTGGACCTCGGGATCCGAGAAGAGTTCGATCATCTCGTACTTTGGTCCGAGGACCAGGAAGCGATGGTTCGTCTCAGCGAGTGGTTTGAGAAGAAGGGCTACGAGACCACCGGAGTCTGGTAATGGCCGGAACGCTCATTCTCAGCGAGTTCACGTTCCGCTCCGGGGCGAGTAGTGCCAGCTACTACTATTTCACCATCGTCTCAGACTCCTCGGGGAACCTCTCGGTCAGGAACCTGACTGCACCCACAGGTCTGCTTCAGGATTCTCTGACTGAGCTACCGCAGTCGGTCACGGACGATATCAGCTCTGCCTACACCACGGTGGAGGATTTCTTGGCTTCAACTAGTGCGATCAGTGGTGAGGTGACCTTCACCGCGGAGACTTCCAAGAGCGTGACCTTCACGACGGCTCTCAACTCCGCTACCTACTCGGTGTTCTTCGACTCTGACGCTTTCGTTCCTTTCAAGGCTACTTCTAAGGCGACGACGGGCTTCACGATCGAGGCAGGCACGACGTTTACCGGCACCGTCCGTTACAACGTCTTCCTCTAAGGACCGAAGATGCCCGACAACTTCCAGGTGGACCAGCTTCAGATTGAGCCCGGCAGCGGAGATACTCTGACGGTGAGTCGGGACGCGACCGCGGGGGCGATGAAGTTTATCGACGCGGTGGAGACTTCAGGGCTCTTGCTCTCTCAGCTCGCGGGTCTCCAAACGATCACTGGCATTCTGATGGTCGGCCGGGCAGGCTCGGGGGCTCAGTACACCACCATCCAGTCAGCGATCGACGCTGTCTCGGGAGCCACCGCGGCCTCCCCGACGTTGATCCTGATCGGTCCCGGCACCTACACCGAGAACCTGACCATTGATGAGGACGGGGTTTGTCTGGTGGGTCTGGGTCGGGTTGTTCTCCAGCCCAGCACCGCAACCAGTCCGACGATCACGATTCAGGCGGGGTCCGGAATCCCTCTCTTCACCCTCCTGCGGAACCTTCGGGTGGAGCACACGGGGGACGGGGAGGACTGCGTTTACATCGTGGGTGGGGCCAGTTCGACCGTCGCCAGCACGGGAGTCTACCTCCACGATTGCGATCTGATTGCCTCCGGGGTCGGGACCTACAACATCCGAGCCTCCGCGGTTAATCACATTCGGGTGGTCGGCGGGTCCTGGGAAGGGTCCAGCTCGACAGCGGTCTGCTCGGTTGCTAACTGCGCTTCGTTTCACCTGGAGCGGGTGGCTCGGGTCATAGACCTCCAGCTCTCCTATGACACCGCGAATTCTCGACCCTCGGTCACGACTTCAGAGTACAAGGTGGTGGGTTGCTCTCAGATAGGAGCCTCGACCAATGACTTGGACGGGGCAGGGAGCCTCCTTTATGCCGGCTGCCCTTCCGTTGGTGCCATTACGATCGGCGGAGATCGGACCCTGACCCTGGTGGGGTCTCGGGTGGGGAATCTGGTTCTCAATGAGACGATTGCTTGTACTCGTATCGGAGGAGCCCGGGGGACGCTGACAGGGGATGGAACGATGACGGAGTCCGGGGTGATGGCTGTGGTGGCTTTTTCTTCGGAGACCTCCAAGGCGGTTCTCTTCGACGCTGACATGCCTGATACCAGCTACGCGGTCCATCTCGATTGGGAGGATACCAGCCTCACAGCAGCGGTGACCTCCCGGGCAACGACGGGGTTCACGATCTCGACAAGTGCTAGCTACACGGGCAACGTGTCCTACACAGTCACAAGGCAGATGACATGATGAGAGAGGCCCGGGTCGCGTCCCGTTGGCTTACAGCTTCCCTGACCTTTCAGGAGTTGGCGGCGGGGGTCATCGAGTTGACCCAACGGGGCCGTAAAATGAGACTACTCCAGCCCCGTCGTTGAGTAGGGTCAAGGCATGGCCGAGGTTCCCTACACTAGTTTCGATGAGTTCACGGGGGACGTGTTGGACTCTGATGTACCTGTCATGGTCCAGTTCACGGCTTCCTGGTGCGGTCCCTGCAAGGCGATGGAGCCTTCACTGATCCAGATCCATGATGTTCTGGTGGCCTCAAAGACGGGTCGGGTGGTGAAGGTAGATGTTGAACAGGACATGGAGCTGGCTGAGCAGTTTGAGGTCCGGACGGTGCCTACATTCATCCTCTTCTGGGATGGCGATCCCGTTGATCGTTCTATCGGTGCCGTGGGGATGCAGGGCATCGTAAATCTCTTCACCCGGAATTCTTCCCATGCAGAAGCCCCTGAGTCCTCTTCAGAGACAGGTGATTCGTCTGGGGCAGGTTGAGCCTGAGCTGAGATCTGGACTTCTTCAGCTATTGAAAGAGGCTGGGTACAAGGGCAACCCGGATGGGAAAGATATCTACCCGAATGAGATAGACCATGGTTACGACCAGCCCCTCGCTGGGGGGACGGACGTAATGAAGCGGCTTCAGGACCGCCTGCTCCACGAGCAGGGTCGTCCTCCTCGGGACAAGAACCCGGTGCTCAAGGGAGCCTCGAATGAATGACGATTTCTGGAAGAGCCTCATGGGCAGCGAGTTCGGTGAGCGGGATGCTTTCGGCGGTTTCCTTGAGGACGAACCTGTGCCTGAAGCGGGTCTGGAGGCCCTATTCCCTCAGGGAACCCAAGGCGGCCCCCCTGAGGTCAACTACTTCAGCGATCACGAGGTAGGTGGGGATTACTTCAGCCAAGTGGTCAACCTGACCGACAAGCTGAAGGAGGCCAACGCGGTCCCGGAGCACCCCCCAGCGGGGACCCGGGTGCGGTTCAAGGTCAACCTGGGCTCCGTGCTCACCTACGACGATGTGCCCGAAGGAGAGTCCATCGGTGAGGTGGTCACGGTTCGGACGGCGGCGGGTGATTTGACGGAGTACAACGGTCTCGTCTTCACCCTCTGGCCTGATGGCAAGGTTCGTCCAATCGCCGCGAATCACTTGTGGTTGGAAGAGGTCCCTTCGCCCCCGGCTGCGACCAAGCGAGTCGCCAACCTGGGTGATCTCAACGGGTTCCTTCGGGTCGCCGCGGACACCCTGATCAACAAAGCGACGCGGGATCTCTGGTCTGTCCGGAAGGACGGGAAGGACTTCGTGATCGAGCGTCTCTTCCGCGATGATGGAAACCCCCTGAAGGCTTAGGATTTAGACATGTCCTCTCGACCTGACACGACCCTCTGGGATGTAGCCCAGCTCAACGCTGGGAAATCCGCAGACGCCCGGCCTTTCAGTGGTTCTCACAGCAACCGAAGGGTTGCTTCCGAGGTGGCTCTTCGTCGGAAGGCGATTCGGCTTGCTTCCGTGACGGAGAACCCGGAGCTGAAGACGGCTCTCCTGGGGGAGCTGAGGAAGGATATTCGTCGAGCATGAGTCTACGAGACCTCATCAATCAAGATACCTCCCTGGCTCCATTTACGGGGTCCAGTGCTCCTCCTGGTTTGACGGAGGAGGAGTTTCTTGCTCGTCAAGCTTCGGATTCCCAGCACATGACGATGAGTGAGTTGAAGGAGAGCCTGGGCCACCCGGGTCGGGTTGAAAAGGTGGCGGATACGGAGCGGGGACCCTTTACGGGAGCCTTGGTATATCGGGGGCCTCCTCTCACGACTCGGTGAGGAGCCTATACCTCTGGTGGAGTTGAGACCTCAGGAGACTCCCCTTGACCCCCTCAGCTTCCCGAGTAGCTGACCGTTACTTGAAAGCGAAGGCCCGTTCCCGCACCGCGGGCGAGGTCATTTTCAAGAAGGACCGGAGCGGCGACCGCAACGAGTGGGCCTGGAATGATCACGCTCCCTCTGCTCGGGAGATGGACGAGGGGTTTGTGTTCGACCCCCGCCAGCTCAAGCCCCTCGCCCAGGTGCTTCGGTCTACCCTGGCTGGTTTGGGCCATGTCTCCAGTGCTCACCAGAATTTTCTCAAGGTCAAGAGCGCGAGGGTGAGCCCAGATGGGAACCTCGGAGGACGGGGTTACATCCAGAAGATCGCGGACATGCGGCGGGGGTTCATGAACGTCTGCGAGGCCCTGTCTGCGTTATCCGATACCCTCTATGATGAGATCAACGCCCCTCATTGGAACCCTGAGGCAGCCGTGGACAAGCGGGAGCGGGAAGAGGTTCAGGATATCGTGGACGACGCTGAAGAGATTCGTCGGGACCCGGAAGGTTGGGCGAAAGAGGAAGAGGCGGAGATGGACGCCGAGCATGACAAGATGGCTTCTTCTGAGCGGGTACAGATGAGGAATCGGGTCGCTCACCGTTCCTTGTCCCGGAGGATTGGCTGATGAGTGTTGATAAGCATTTCCCGGATGACGTCCTCCTTGGCTCTGAGGATCCCATTCTTGACCTGGACGTAGATCCGGGTCAGATGAGCAACCTCTCCGCCGCCCTCTGGGGCGAGGACCCGGAGACGCCCCTGGAGGCGTCGCCTGGGATGTTCCAAGATGACAGCGGGGTCGCGGATCTCGGGCGTCTGATGGAGAGTTCTGTTCAGGATTTGTCCTGGTTGAAAATCTCCGAGCAGGACGCTGAGCGTCTCCCTGAGAACACGGAGACCGGGACGGTCATCCCTGAGCTGGAAGAAGCGTGGGGCCAGCATGTGCAGGCTGACGCTCGTTATCCTGCCCTGGACCGGGAGAAGATTGCTTACGAGCGGAGTCAGGACCGGCCCGTTCCCGAGAAGCACAAGTCGGCCTCGGACCTCCGGTGGGTGGTTCAGAGGGCGATGCGGCGATCGGCTCGGGGAGAGCCCCTCCAGGCTCTCCTTCAGGAGGCCCGTCAGGCGGCTGGTCGCAGTGCTCCTCGGGTCGCGAAAGCTCTCGCATGGGTCAAGGAAGATCATGGGCTCGCCGGTCGGGTCTTCCTTCGGGCTGAAGCGTACCCGGGTTGTGCCAAGGGCAAGTGGAAGTCCGAGCTACCGAAGATTGGACGGGGTGCCCGCTATCTGGTGAGCAAGCAGGGTTGCGGTGGTTGTGTCCACAACCGCGGTGGGTCTTGTTCCGTCTTTGCTCGGAAGCTTGTGGCGACGGTTCCCTGGGAAGAGGCTCAGGAAATCTATCAGCCATTGCTTGAGGCCACGGGTCGGCAGGTAGCTGCCGACGCTACGCCTCGGCTCGCTCTGAAGATGGCATTTACGGCTCCCCAGGCCGACGTGAGAGCCGCGGGGGACCATCTCCCGACCCATACGGCACCTAGCCAGCGAGTCACGGCTGAGGAGGCTGTCAGGGCCTTCCAAGAGACTCCTCGGGAGCCTGCCCGAGCGTTGGACAACCGGGAAGCGGAGCTGTCCGTTGTCCGCCGGAAGGCCCAGCTCAAGATCGCAGGGTGGGTCAAGTCCGGGCTGTTGACTCGGGAGGCGGGATCTCAGATTGTCCGATCGGACCTCTCTCCCGGAGAGATGCTCCGTCGGGCAGCGACGCAGATTACCCGCCCCCTCCCTCCTGAGGCGTACTCCGGAGTCTCGAATGATGTGCGGCCTACACCGGCTAGCCCTGAACATGCCCGGGAAGCGATGGCGGAGGCCGCCAAGACCCCGGGCCCGGCTCCCGTGGATATCTCTCACCGAGAGCCAGCGGCTCGTCGGAAGCAGGCCCACCGTCAGCTCCTCGCGTGGCATCGGAAGGAGTGGTTGACCCGGGAAGACTGCCGGCGTCTGGTTCAATCCCAGGCGGATCCCCGCCTTGTCTTGAAGGCAGCGGCGACCTTGATCACTCGTCAGACCGGGTCGAACCCCTACACAGGTCAGCCCAACGAGAGGACGATCAAGCTGGCGACTCCGGAGCAGGTCTGGGCCTCGCTCAAGAAGGCGGCGGAAGGTCGTAAGGAGGTCCAGTCTCAGGTGGATGCTACCGTAGCCGTCCGGGAGCATCAGGCGACTCGGGAGTATCGCCTGAGTCAGGATCTCCAGCGACGAGCTGATCTGGTTCGTAACGCCATGCGACGGGGTCTGAAGGGCAAGGCCCTTCGGAACCATATCGCTCGGGTTGTTCCGAGGGAGCACGCCAAGGAAATCCTCGGCAGCCTGGGGCCAGATCTGCAAGCTGCTCTACAGTCGGCCCCGCCGAAGCGCCGGTCGTATGACGGAGTCCGCTATGAGGCGGCTCCCGGGGCGGGTAAGAAGGCCAAGGTAGCGAGTGCTCGGGAGGTCCGCGATTGCGTTCAGTGGACCCGCCGGCAGCTTCACTATGGGCTCTACGGGACTCGCCTCAAGCAAGGTCTACGGTCTCGGTTCGCCGCTCATGTCATCGGGGCGGCGATGCCTGCCCTCCGTGATCTGATTCAGGCTGAAGGTATCAAGGCTCGACAGAAGGCAGCGAAGAAGAAGGCTGAGCTGGAAGTGGTCCTTTCAGGGCCGGGATATGACCCTGATGAATTCAAGTTGGGTCGCGAGGCAGAGTTGGAGCACATCAACTTCAACCAGTCTGAAGACCACGATCCCATTCAGGACATTCAGTTCGGTGGGATGCTCTGGTGAAGTAACGGAGCAAACTCCAATAGATTCCCTATGGAAAACGGGGGATCAGGAGTGCTCGCTCATGAAGCTCGTCACTGGTCAGAAGCCCTTTACCATCCTGGTCGCCAATCTCAGGCAGGGGTCGGACCCGAGCCGCGGGTCCGTTGGGAACCCGGAGAAGGTGCGGACAGGGTTCACGATTCAGCATCTACCCCAGGTCAGCCGTGGAGGGGATGGTCTCGCGAGGTCCAATCGCGGGACCACACCGGGGGTCACCACACAGCAGGGCCTCCTGTCTGGTGACCCTGCTGGAGCTACCGCGACGATTACCGTGGACGACAATGATTTCACGGACAAGGCGTTCTTGTTCATCGGCCCTTATGTCCTCACCTCGGGTGAGGATTTCACGGTTGGGGGGAGCACGGGAGCGACGGCGACGGCAATCGCTACTGCGATCGGAGCCCTCCCAGGAATCACGGCGAGCCCCTCAGGTTCAGATGTGAACATCACAGTTCGGGGAGGTCCCGCGGGGGACCGGGTACGGTTTGATGTTCTCTTCGCCGGGTCAGTGACCAACTACACCCTGGCTCCTGCGAATGGCTACTGCTCGGGAGGCTCGCCGTCTCTCGGGGCCCCAACCCTTCTGCCCTGAAGGTAATTGATGCCGAACCCTTCCCTGAACCAGATTCTTGCTAACCTGCCCGCAGGGACTCAACGGGTGCAGGTGGTAGACGCCTCTGGGAAGACGAAGTGGAGGGCTCCAGATCAGGTCCGGAAGTCGGACGTGATTGCGATGAAAGGAGGAGCCCCCGTAGTCATGCGCGGTGCTCCTGGCCGCCCCGCTCGGGTGGAGTTGCCCCCCGCCTCGGACGAGGTCGGAGAGGTATGTCGGCAGAAGAAGGAGGCGATTCGGGATGACGATCTGCGGGGCAAATTGGCCCGGGACCCCAACCAGGATGTGCTCCCGGTAATCATGCAGGGGATCGCGGAAGAGGCCGCGAGTCTGAAGTTTGAGCGAGAGGAAGCAGAGCGGCAGGGGGAGCAGACCGCGATGATCTCTTCCCGGCGAGTCCGAGCCCTTACAGCTCTCGGGGATGCCTGGGTCAAGAGGATGGAGAGGACGGCGACAATCGATCTGGAGGGGGACCAGTTCAAGCTCCTCTTCCGATTCGTTTTGGAGACTTTCCGCGCGGTTTTGGAGGACTCCGGGGTTCGCCCCGAGCTGGTGGAGACCATCTTCACGAGGATGGGTGAGAAGCTCGACGACGCTTGGAAGGCCGAAGCCCGAGCTAAGATGCGAGGGAAGTCGTGAGCCTCGCAGATCTCGCGAGGAATGTCGGGAGGACCACGACCACTCAGGGTCGTGAGGTCGCTGATATCATCACGTTCATCGAGGCTCCCTGGGGCCTCGACTTCAAGCTGTTCCCCGTTCAGCGGGTCATCCTCAAGGTCCACTACGGACTCGCTCTGGACGATAACGAGTTCGACTATCCGCTAGACGCCCCGGTCCCGGAAGACCACCCCCATTATGACCCGGAGGTGTTGGACCACGACGGGTACTACAAGCATCGACTCGTCATCTCGGACTGGCAGAGGAAGAACTACCAATATCTGACGGAGGCGGGATATCTCCGCTACCTCCACGATGACGGTAGGTGCAATGTCCGAGAGGTCGTCCCCGGGCATGAACGTAGGGAGATGATCCTAAGTGTCGGAAGACGCTCAGGAAAGTGCTTGAAAGCCGGGTCTCTGGTCCTGACCTCAAAGGGAGTTCTTCCAATCGAGTCTTTGGGAGATCCCGAAGGCCCTGAACACCAACCCTGTCGGATTACAGTAGCTCAAGAGGGCAGGCAGACCACGGCAGAGTCAGCGTACTTCTATAACGGTGGTGTTCGTGAAATCCGAGACCTGAAGACCTACTGTGGATTCAGGCTTGGAGGCACACCCAACCATCGCATCAAAGTAATGAGCCCGGAAGGCTTTGTCGTCTGGAAGTACCTGGGGGATGTTGAAGAGGGCGATTTCGTTGCGATTCATCGAGGGACAAACCTGTGGCCGCAGGAGTATCTCGATGTTTCCCCCTACTGGTCTGACCTGGGTAGGAAAGACCTGTCTCTCCCGACACATCTGACTGAGGAATGGGGGCTTTTGCTTGGGGCTCTTGTGGGGGATGGCTCTTGGACTCGGGACCGGGTGGTTGAGCTGACAGTGGCTTGCCCAGAGTTTCGGGTCGAGATGAAGGCCCTGTGGACAAGGCTGTTCGGGGGGTTCAAGGAACAGGGTGTTGGGCACTCCCCGAAGACGACCAGAATTCAGTTTCATAGCTTGGGGGCTCGACAGTTCCTCCACGACCTCGGGTGGGTCTACGACGCAGATCGTCGCTCCAAGATGGTCCCCTGGTCTGTCATGCAGTCTACGGCTCCTGTCGTTCGGGCTTTCCTCCGAGGTCTATTTGAGACTGATGGCGGGATGGAGTCCAACGGGAAGGTGGTCTCTTTCTGCTCCGCCAGCGAGCGTCTTGCCCATGAGGTTCAGACCCTCTTGCTGAACCTGGGGATCGTGAGTCGAATCCGGGCCAAGTGGAATAAGACCTATGAGCGGAACTATTACATCCTCATTGTCCGAGGGCTCCGGCATAGGCAGATGTTTGCGGAGCGAGTGGGATTCGTATCCCGACGCAAGATGGAGCCTCTCTGGGCGGGTCTGAAGTCTTCCAGTCGAGAGGGTGGGAATTCGGAGTCCATTCCATACCTCCGTGAATGGGGCTCAAAGCTGTTAGCCTCAGTCCCGACCAGTAAGCCGGGACAAGGGTGGTCGCGGTCTGACCTGCGGGGGGTGATGGGGAACACCATCAAGCCCAGCTCGACAGAGCAGATGACCTATCCGCGTCTGGAGAAGACGTTGGCAGAAGCTCGGCGGCTGGGGGCTGACCAGGAAATCGTCCAACACCTCCAGGAGATTTACGACCTCGACTATTTTTTCGACCCTGTGGTCTCGGTTGAGCAGGGTGAGGAAGCGGTCTACGACCTAAATGTCCCTCAGGGGTCCATGTTCGTTGCCAATGGGATGACGAACCACAACACGACAATATCTGCCTGCATCGCAGCTTATGAGACCTACAAGCTGCTTTTGAAGGGGGACCCTCACCGGTACTACGGGCTGCCTCACTCCAACGTCATCCAGCTTATCAGCGTCGCGACGGATAAGGATCAGGCGGGGCTCTTGTACCGTGAGGTCGCCGGGCACTTCAAGTCCTGTGACTTTTTCTCGCCGTACATGGCGAACAACACCATGTCATACGCGAACTTCCAGACGCCGTATGATATCGACCAGTATGGGAGCTACGCGGACGATCCCAAGGCCCGCTCCAGCATCAAGATCACGTTCCGCTCTTGCGTGGCGAAGGGGCTGCGAGGAGCAGGTAATATCCTGGTCATTCTGGATGAGGTGGCTCACTTCACGGACGCGGGCCAGTCCGGCGCGGACGAAGTCTATCAGGCGGTGACCCCCTCTACTTCTGCTTACTCCCCGAAGGACCCGGCGGATAAGCGGCTCCCGATTGGAGAGGTGGAAGGTCGGATTATTCTGATCAGCTCTCCTCTCGGTAAGACCGGGCTGTTCTATGATCAGTACACCCTGGGGTTCCAGCCTGGACCCTCGGAGAACATGATCTGCGTTCAGGCTCCCACCTGGGAGGTGAACCCGACAATCCCGGCTCATGAGTTTGAGAAGCACTACCTGAAGGACGTCCGGGTCTTCTTCACGGAGTACGGGGCGGTCTTCAGTGACCGGACACGAGGCTGGATTGAGAACGAGGACGACCTTCTTGCCTGCATAGACCCCGCCCGCAGGCCCAGGTTCCGAGGTCGGAGCCGGTTCCCGCATTACCTGGGCTTCGACTTCGCGATGGTGGGCGACGCCTCCGCTGTCGCTATCGGCCATGTCGAAGATCGAAACGTCGTCGTGGATTTTGTGGACTCGATCCAGGCAGGAGAGGGTCAATACGCGGACGTGGATCGTCTTCGGATGGAGTGGGTCGCGGATTGGTTGAAGGATCTGAGTCAGCGGTTCTACCTCGTCAACGGGATGTTTGACCAGTGGGCTGGGCTCCCGTTGGAGCAAGCTCTGGAAGACCGGGGCCTGACTCAAATCAGGGCGGAGCACTTCACGGCTCCGTTGTCCTCTCGGATCTACCGCAACTTCTACAACATGATGCAGGAGCGGAGGGTTGTCCTCTATGACTGGCCTCGCCCCGTAGATGAGCATGGGATTGAGCAGCACTGCCCTTATATCGCGGAGATGCTGACTCTCCAGGCGGAGCATAAGAGCAAGTATGTCACGGTGGTAGAGGCTCCTCCTGGGCGGGACAACCACGATGACCTCTCGGATGCTGTGGTTCGGATGGTGTGGCTGGCCTCTCAGTCCATCGGAGAAGGTCGGCATCTCGCGACGGGGGGTGGCCCACGTCCAGGTTCGTTGAACAGGCACCCGAATCCCGGATCCCTGTCCCGAGCACGCCGTAAGGCTCTCCTGGGTGGGAGTTCCCTGAAGCGTATGGATCCCCGTAAGGCGAGGGCGGGGGGGATGAGTCCATATCGGGGGCTGGTGATGGTCTCCCACAAGAAAAAGAAGAGGTGAGGTAGATGCCTGTCCGAACCCCTACCTCGCCCCTGTCTGCTCACCATCGTTTGATGGTGACGATGGTGAAGACCAGTCACCGGAAGGCGAAGGTCAGCCCCACGCCGGAAGCCTTGGATAGGGTCTCTCGTGTCTTTCAACGAGCAGGGGGCTCCTGGGAGAGGCTGTACCTTGGAAGTTCAGAGGACATGACTCTCCTGAAGCGAACACTGAAAGTGGCGGTAAAGTCAGGCGTCTTTACGAAATCACCCTCTTGGTCCTGAATTGGTGGTCGATGCCAACACGAAGCCACGCCCGCAATGCCCCGAATGAGCGAGAGAAGCGTCTTCTTGTTCATCTGGTGCGTGCTCAGAGAGAGCTGGACTCCGCTCTGAGGCTTTGTCGGGAGGCTGCTCGTCGCGATGAAAATCCCGAGCGGAAGAAGGCTTATCGGAGAATGTCCGTGAACCTGATGCGTCTACACAGGCAGGTCAGTGAGATTCAAGGGACTCATCGGATTCAGGATCCGGTGTCCCCGGCGACCCCTCCCCTGAGTCGGGATGCGTTTTCGAGTCTGGTCCGTGGGGTTCAGGCAGACCTTGGGGTGACTGATGGCTGATGAACCTACGACAGGCTCGGGGTCTCCCCCGGGTAAGCCGCCACGTCGTCTCGCGTCGATGGGTCCGGATCTGTCTGAGCAGGAGGGAGTCCCGGTGAGTCGAGTGAAAGATCGGAGCAAGGTCCGAGTCGGCAAGCCGAAGAGGCTCGTCCGGGCTTCCTCGATGCGAATGGGCTACAGCAGCTCAGGGCTCGGGTCGGCCAGCACTGTGGATGCGGCTCACGGGAACTACTACCACCCGGAGCTGAGCACCGATTTTCTGGAGCTGCCCCAGAGTCAGCAGGAGCAGTGGAACTTTTATCGGCACTTCTACCGGTCTCATCCCTTCGTGGGGCAGGCGCTTGATCTCCATACGGAGTTGCCTCTGTCGAAGGTCCGGATCTCGCCTCCTAAGGCGAGGAACCGGGATTTGGCGATGGCGGCTTCGCGGTTCTGTACTCGCTGGGCACAACGAATCAAGCTGCTCTCTCGTCTCAGGGAAATCGTCCACGAGTATCACCTGTTGGGCGTGGTGAACATCTACGCAGAGGATACCTCTCCGGATATGCCGGATGAGGTGCGGTTCCGTTCGGACACGTACCTGGAAGAGACTCCAGATGGAGAACCGCTCCTCAGGACAGAGCGACGGCTCCGGGAGGACGCCAACGAGCGTGCCGTTGCGTGGTTGAAAAAGAACTACAAGGGGTGGACAGCCCTGCGGGTTCTTCCACCTGAGCAGGTGGATGTAGAGAGCTTCCCTTTCACTGATGAGAAGCTGTTTAGTCTCCGCCCAGACAAGCGGACTTTGACCCTGGTTGACCGGGCTCGTGGGGGGGATCGTCGAGCACGTCGGGTGTTGGAGTCCATGCCTGTGGAGGTGGTCAAGGCTCTACAGGATGGGGAGGCTATCCCTCTCAACACGGATCCGGACGCCGGCTCCTTCATCTACCACATGGAGCGAAAGCGGTCGCAGTACGAGAACCGCCCCCACAGCATGTTGGAGCGGTGCATCCTCCCAGGCACCCCCATCACGGTTCTTCGGAACAACACCATACTTGAAGTACCTGTCGAGCTGGTCAACGTCGAGACCGATCTCCTGCTCACGCATACCGGAGCCTTTCATAAGGCTGAAGCAGGCTCCCGCCCTGTAGCGGAGGACATTACTGTTCTTTGGCTCGATGGCGAAGACCGTCCCCTATGCCTCACCTCAGACCACCCGCTCCTCCGTCTTGACGACGACAGTTCTGAGAAGTGGGTTTACGCCGGGAATCTCAAGGAAGGTGACACCCTCCGAGAAGCCCACCCGGTCCCTACTTCAGGACACCCTGAAGTCATCGATCTCGCTGCTTGGTGGGAGAATAAGGGCTCGCTTCAGGTTGAGCGTCGAGTTCGGGACAACCAGCAAGGTCTGGTTGTTGACACCACCCGTGAAGTTCGGGTAGCCGAAGTCATGGCGGATGAGGAGGGCCTTACGGTCCACTTTGAGCATGACCAGGACGATGTAGGACGTGTCAGAACCGTCGAGAACGACCGGCGACTTACTCGTTGGCTCAAGTCCCTCAAAGAATCAAAGACGGCGTCCTCGACGGCTGTGGCCGCCGTTACGGGGCTCACCAAGTCCGAGGTCCAGAACGCTGTCCGTCGTTTCGAGAGAGATGTGCCTGCCTTCCATCGGACAGTCGAGGGGCGAAAGGTCACTTGGTACCCTCTCCCGGAGACTGCCACCTCCCCAGGCTCAGTCGTCACCAGAACAGAAACCAGCTCTATTCACCAGATCCCGCTCACCCCCGATTTCATGTACCTCCTGGGTACATGGTTCGGAGATGGTTGGGCTTGGAAGGCAAAGGGCAAGTTCCTCAACACAGTTTGCCTTGCTTGGTCTATCGATAAGAACGCCGACAAGCTCCGGTCTCGAATCCGAGACCACCTGGAGACCTTCTTCGGGGCAGATTCCGTGGTCGAGGGCAACCTGTTCTCTGGTTCCGGCTCCTCTACAGAGAATCTCCGGGTTGAAGATTCCTTGTTGGCTCGGTGGTTTTACGAGGAGTTCGGAGGATCGGCTCAGACCAAGACAGCCCCCAAGTGGGTGTTCGACCTTCCTGAGCAGCACATCTTGTCCTTCCTCCAGGGTCTTCTGGACACCGATGGTTTCTGTCGAGCAGGCCGGGTCTCGACTGCTCTGGTTCAACTGGACAACGAGACTCTCATCCGTCAGGTCCATCTGCTATGCAGCCGAGTCGGGATCAAAACACAAGTGAGACCTGTTCGCCGGGAAGCCCGCAGTTGGACACGCACCTGGGTGACGACGGAAGGGGTTCAGGAGAAGACTTACGACTACGAGCCTAAGACCTTCTGGCAGGTGTCCTGCACCCGACATGAGGATGTTCTCAAGTGGGTCTCCGGGACCATCAAGGGTGCCGAGGTCAACTGGCCGGAGAGGAACCACTCCTGGGGGAGCCCGTTCCAAGACGGGTGGCTGACCCGGAAGGTCAGGAAGGTCGAGACCGTCTGGTACGAAGGGCTTGTCCACTCTTTTGACGTTGAAGTAGATTCGAGCCTTGTTGCTCTAAGTGTCTGTATTCACAACTGTATTCGGACGCTCGTCCACCAGGATAAGTTGCGACAGGCAAATGCTTCTATCGCCTCTCGGCATATGACTCCGGTGAGGATCGTCTGGGCGGAGGATATGGACGCCGCGGACACGGAGGCTCTTCGCGATCAGGTCGATATGGCTCTCGCGGATCCAGATTTCTCCATCGTGGCGAACTTTGAAATTCGCTGGGAGGAGATGGGGGGAGGACAGGGGAACCGACTCCTTGAGACCTCCCAAGAGTATGACCGGGCGGATCGGGAGCTGTACGCCGGCCTCAGTGTCACCGAGTCTCTTCTGACAGGAGAGTCAACCTACTCCGCCGACAGGACGAGCCTGGAGGTTATCAACACCCGATACATGTTCCTTCGGGAGTTCCTTCAGGACTTCGTTCAGGACTGCCTATTTGAGCCCATGTGCCGTCGAATGGGTTTTATCGAAGAGGATGAAGATGGGGAAGAGGTGGTCCTGACTCCGCTTCTGAGCTTCACCCGGTTGGGCATCCGGGACACTCAGGACACCTTCGACGCCTTCATGAATCTCTACCAGAAGGGTTCACTCCCGGTGGAGACCATCTATGAGTTGCTCAACATCGATCCGGTGACCGCGACTGAGAAGCTCAAGGAGGACTCCATGACGCTTCGGGACGCGACCTTCAACGAAGTCTTCCGAGGTCTCTATAGCGAGGTAGCTCGACAGTTGGTTGAGGGCTCTGACGCCGTGGATAAGATCGCGAAGATTCTGGGGCTGGAGTACGAGAAGCCGAAGGAGGACTCTGGAGGGAGGTTCTAATCTCCCAGGAAAGAGAAGACCTCGGAGATCGCTGCCGTCATCTTCTTCCGGCAGCGAAGACAGTCGATTGCGTCGCTGCCGGGGGCTCCCGCGATGAAGTCCTCCAGAATCACGTAGGCAGGAGCGGCGTCCGTAAACACGCGGACGTTCCACCTGGAACGGAAGATGAGGCCCGGGTCGGCGGCTACAGCGAGCCAGAAGCTCGCCTCTGAGATGAGCTTCTGCCCACAAAGAGCCACGGAGACGCCGCCCTGGGGGTCTTCTTTCATGCAGTGGACGCGCAGCTTAGCCACCTTTGCCCCTCCTCAGTAGGCTCGCCTTGCGGTTGCGTTTCTTTTCGTCCCGGGGAGACAGGACCCGAGGGTAGCCTCTCTTTGAGCAGCCGAGGCGATGGGTCTCTTTGAGGTGGTTCCACTTGTCAGTCAAGTACCACTCGTCATCCACAGCGTCCTGGGGAGAGAGCATATCCCAGCCTTCCAGCCGACTGGCGATCTCGATCATCCTCGTGTTTGGGGATGCGAAGCCGTACCTCTGGTGCCTTGCTTGGCAGCGGTAGACGTACTCCGCTGCCTCTCGGGCTCGGGATTCACCCCACTGGCTCGCGTGGATGATATACGCAGCCGCGGTGCTTCGGCTGATGCCGACGTAGCAATGGATCAGCAAGTCCCCTTCTGCGTCCAGGTCCAGACCCTTTCCGAAGTCGAGGAGGGCTCGGATGTGGTCTTCGGTGGGGCCGAAGAAGGCGGGGACGGGGCCCCCCCAGCCTCCGGAGGCTGAGCGATATTCTACCTCTTGTTCGATATCGTCGAATTCCAGGCGGAGACGTGGGCCTCCGAAAGACTGGAAGCCGAAGGGGGGGTGTCTGTTGGTTCTCTCCCGGCGGCTGGAGCCGATTGAGACGACGGCACGCAGAGCAGCCCGGCGACTCTTGGAGTTGAGCCGTCGGGCTGCTTGTGTCCGTCCGCAGATGATCAGGTTCATGATTCTTTTTGGATCGGGAGTCCTTGGACTCGGAAGGCGAGCGGGCTTCGTTTTCGGCACTCGGGTCCGATAGCGAAACCCCCGTGGCTGTCCTCACCGTCGTAGTCTTTCGGTACGATGACTTCGTCCAGGGTGATGTGGACAACCCAATAGGGGCGATCGATCCGAACCGGTTTCTCGCAGAAGAAACACGGCTCGTATCGGTTTGGGTCCCGCGTCCGAGTCATCAGAACAGGTCGTCCAGGTTGGAGGCGGCGGGGTCCACCCGGGGACCGTCCGCCGGGACGGTCACGGTCATGGTGAAGGGCTGGTCGGTGGGGCGACCCTCCATGTCCCTCATCGCCTTGGCGATGCGAGCCGCGTCGGCGTCCAGGGCGGCCCGGAGGGTCTCCCTCTCCTCCACCGCGGTGATGCGGTTCAGACCCTCGGTCGCCACCGCGAGGGTGTGCTTGCAGGGGCCCACGTCTGCGCCCCGGATGGCGTCGCGGCAGGTGCAGGTCCAGCGGTAGGCCCCGCGGCCCGTGTGGCGGACGGTCTGGTTGTAGGTCCGCTCGCCGTCCTGCGAAGCGGTGGTCGCGGTGACCTCGTAGACCTCGCCCCGACGGTTGCGGCGAGAGTTGAGAGTGTTGACGGAGAGGGACTCGGCGCGGTCCTTTCGCTTGTCTTCGCCGCTGGCGAAGATGTGGGAGAGGATGCCCTTCAGGGTGTTGCGGGTGATGACGGCCATGATGCTCTCCGCTCCTTGAGTTCTGTTGATGTATACGCCCACCCCCGAAAAAGTTACCGCTTTTTTCCGGTATAATTTTTATGGTTGGGGCGGGGTGAGGAACCTCGATGAATCAGCATGTTCAGGTCGCTGCGGAGCTTCGCCGTCGCATGGGGAGTCTGGTGTATACCAGCTCGGGTGTGTTGTATGTCCTGACACCCGAGACGCTGGCTCAGTTGTCTGAGGGTGACCAATGGGTCGGGCTGGTGTCTTCGGACGATCTGGAGGGGGCTCACCGGCTTGTAGAGCACTGCGGCGGGGGTGTACTCCGGGAGCCTTCGTCGGGGACCTATGCGGTAGAGACCGTTGCCAAGTGGGGTCGTGTAGGGGCTCAGGTCGGGACTGATACCGCCGCGGTCTGGGCGATTGCTCCGGAGCAGCTCCATCATTTTATCGAAGATGAGGGGCTCGCTGGCCTGGATTGGCAGGTGTGGGCGAATCGCTGGGAGGATCTGGAGTCGTCCTGGCGTGCTCATGGCGGCGCCGTCTTTCATACGGGTGGGGACGGGGGGTTTGAGGTTGAGGTTGAGGGAGCGGTGCGTAGTCTGGGTTTGACTCGCCCCTACGGTACCCCGCAGTACCGGGAGGCTGGCTGGTGGGCGATCACTCCAGAGGACCCTGGAATCAACCCGCCGCCCGTGGATAAGGGCGGCCTCATGAACGCGGTCCCTGGCGTCGATCCTGATGAAGGGGCGTTGTATAACGGGGACGGCCCAGCGGACATGATGGAGGCAGTCCTCGATGAGATCGACATGATCTATCGAGAGGCGTGGGGTCGTGGGGCCACCGTGGCGGAGATGGATGCCGTCTGGGAGTTTATCTTTCGCGGGTACCGGAAGGGAGCGAAGGCGTCGGGCTGGAATGTCTGGGTAGACAAGGCGGTCGAGTTGACCGGCGTTCCAATGAAGGTTCTCCTCCTTTGTCTGGACGAGTCGAGGACTCGGGACGCTGTTCGCCTTTGGCGTGAGGGGTCTGAGCGCGGGGACTTTACGGGGTTCGGGGAACATATCAAGGCGTGTGTCAGTCTCGCCTGGGATGATTCTTCTTTCATGATGGAGCAGCTTCCAGCGAAGCCGGATTCGGTCAAGTTACTCCTGGCTCGCCAGTACCGGCAGGCGTTTGATGAGGAGCGTTTGACGGAAGCTGGTAAGGCGATCGAAGGGTTCTCTCTCGGGATGGCTCTGGCAATCACGCAGGGGTTTGTGAGCACCCACCCGTTCTTCGACCTGGGGGAGATCCGACGATTCATCCAGATCCGGAAGAAGTACCACGGGGTGTTTACGGCAGCCGCCGCTGTGCTGGCGGAGTATTTCGGGGACGCCCCTCGATTCCAAGCCGCTATCCCGGGTCTCAGGCGGATCTCTATCATGCCCCCGGCTCAGGTTCGGGGAGCCTTGTCCGCGGGCGTTCAGGCATTCCGGTCGCTAGGTCGTGTTCGGGTGTCGGACCTCCCCGGGTACGAGTACCAGTCTCCTCCGCGATTGGTAGTTCAGTCCTTCGTCGCGATTCACCGAGCCTTGCGGCTCTCGGGTCTTGAGGAGCGGGGGGACTACTACCGGGCATTCTCGGACCTGGAGACCCTTCTGGACGTCTTCCTCCGGAGTCGTTCGACTCCCGCCCCCGTGAAGACTCTCTTCCGTAAGCTGAAGCTGCTGGGCATCCCCAGGGACAGCGCAGACGTGCTCCACTTCGACGCAGACCCCGGGGCTTGGTTTGACCTGACTTCGGACCAGAGAGCGGGAATCCGTAGAGAGGTTCTCGGCCTCCAAGATGAGCTGTCCTCGTTGTTCACTCGGGACATGGACGTGGAAGAGCGTTCTGCGGAAGCAAAGCGGCTGATGGGGGCGTTGTCGCAGATTCAGGCCCGAGCCGGCATCCACCTTGCTCATCTCATGGAAGAGGACCAACCTCCTCTGGACAAGGTGCTTCGATCCGAGGCTCAGGTGAACCGGGACGGGCCGACAGAATACGTCTTGGATTCGTTCAAGAAAGACCTCCTTTCCTCCTGGGAGGAGAGCCCCTCTTTCCGGCCGAAGCTCCTCAGTAAGCGAGAGTTGGGGAAGCTGTTCACGACGCTGGACAAGGTGAAGACGTTCTCGACGATGGAGCGGGTGATCAAGACTGCGGTTCGTCGTGGTCTGCTCCATAAGACCGCTCTGGAGACGCTGACGAGCAAGCTGGATAAGGCTCGTCGAAACAAGGCTCTTCGGGACAATCCTGTCCTGGCCCCTCTCCAGTGGGAGCCGATGACGGAGCAAGAGTTTGTCGCGGCTCATGATGCGGGAGGCGTTGATTTCCGAGGAGATGCTTGGACTGAGGAGCAGAAGGCAGAGGTGCTGGGCCGGGCGAGCCGGGCGATTGTGGACTTGGAGGGCGTCTTCGGGAAGGGGTTCTGCGGCAGGCACGCCAGGAAGTTGATGTTCCGGTTCCACGAGGGCTCCGGGACGGGGTCGGGAGCCCTCGCTCATTACTTCGGGTGGGAGGATCGGAATCGCTGGCAGCCTCGGGTGAGCTTCGGGGAGGATTTCGACGGGCTATTAGCCCACGAGCTGTCTCATTACTTTGAAGACCTCCTGGCCTTCCGGATTGAGAAGGCGACCAACCCGGACATGCCAGAGTACCAGTATGGGGACGTAGCCCATGGCTGGGGAGACCTCTTCGGGAGGACGGGGACCTCTCTCCGTCAGTTTGTGGAGAGGTCGGGCAATAGCACGATGGGGAAGGCTCTTCAGGAGCACTTCCCGGAGTTCTTGGAGCTGATGGCGACGGTGGTGTCCACGCCCGATTATGCTCGGTGGGAGGACAAGATCGGCGGTGCCCTCAGTGACGCTCTCTATGAGGCGATCACTGAGGTGACGGGTCAGAGCCCCTATGCCGAGGGCAACGAGCAAGCTCGTGGTTGGATGGATGCTCAGTACCAGTCAGACCTCCCTCCGGAGGTACTGGAGGCAGCCAAGCGGAGGGCGATTCGGCTACGGGATGGGGATCCGCGGAAGCTTACCTACTACCACTCCTCCCCAGAGTGCTGGGCTCGGCTCTGCGAGCAGTATGTCTACACGAAATTGGCCCGCCAGGGGATCGCGAATCCCTGGCTGACGCAGTTGACCTATGACGTGGATGTGTTGGACCAGTTCGTAGAGGAGGCCACCTTTGAAGAGCGGATCGAACCTCTCATGGACGCCGTGTTCAACAAACTCCGGGACCGCTCGATCATCGCCCGGGTCGTTCGTCGAGAGCAGGAGCTATCTCGGATAGTTGATAGAAAGTTGATCCTGTTAAAAACAGGTACTTACGAGCGTCTCCTCCGCTGTGGGGCGGCTGAAGGAGATGGTTCTCGGGTTGGTGTCTTCATCCCCTTGCCCGCGAATCTGGCTCAGCAGTTCCCCTCTCTCAAGGAGGATTCGAGCCCTGTTCATGTGACCTTCCTGTACGCCGGGAAGGTCTGGGAGGAGGGGTTGTTCATGGAGATTCTGAGGCGTCGGCTAGGGGAGCTGGAGGCTCCTGTCCAAGCGAGGCTGGACGGTCAGGACTTCTTCCGCAACGCAGACGGCTACATCCCTCATGTCCGGGTTCGGTTCGATCAGGATCTTGCTCGGGTTCGGAAGCTAGTGATCGACGATCTTCGGGAGGCGGGCTGGACTCTGGCGGATAGGAGTCAGATGGTGTGGCGGCCTCATGTCACTCTCGGCTACCAGAAGCCCCACTCGGAGCATTATCAGGGTGAGGTCCCGACAGGCGGTTGGGAATTTGATCGCTTGGAAGTCTGGGGCCTGGAGCGTAAGAAGGTTTTGCTCCTGGGCAAAAAAGCCTAGTTGGTTCGTATAGAGGGACATGTCGCCTTACGCTCCAAGAATCGCGGACCTTTGGCTGTCCCGCTCTGCGGATTCGGCTGCCCACGTTCGTTCAATCGCGTTGATGCGGTTTCTCTCCCGGCTGGCTCTCCGGCTGGGGAGAGCCGTGGCTGAGAACGTCTACGTGGTGGGCGGGGCGGTTCGGGATTTCGTCTTGGACCGTCCGATCAAGGATATCGACGTGGTGATCGACTCCGTCTCTCTCGGGAGAGACAGCGAGTGGTTCGCCCGTCAGATTTCCGCAGCCGTCCCGGCTCGGACGTCGCTGGTGACCAACAACTATGGGGTCGCCATTCTCACCATTTCGGAGTCCTGGGTTCTGGAAGGTGTGGAGATGCAGGGCGAAGTGATCGAGATCGCCAATGCCCGGACGGAGTCCTATGGGGGTGCTTCAGGGAAGGGCTACAAGCCCTCGGAGGTCGCTCCGGCGAGGATTGAGGATGACGTGGCACGCAGGGAGTTGTCCTACAACACCTTGATGATCCGGCTCCTCCATCTGGCGGACGGGCCGGATAAGGCAGACATTCTGGACCTGACGGGCTGCGGCCTCAGTGACCTGGAAGCTGGGATTATGCGTTGCCCGGCGGATCCCAACATTGTGTTCTCCGACGACCCGAGCCGGATGATCAGGGTGATTAAGTTCGCTCTTCGTTACGGGCACCGTCTCACTGAGGACACTCGGGCGGCGATCCTCAACAACGCGGAGAAGATCAAGAACATCCCGGGCGGGCATCTCATCAACCTCCTGACGGGGATCATCCTCCGTGAGGCGACCTGGAAAGAAGCCCTTCAGTGGATGCAGGATCTGAACCTCCTGGCACCGATCAGGGAGATGGTGCTGTCGGACGAGCAGCTCAAGACCTCTCTCATCAACCACATCCGGGGTTACCGGTTGGAGATGCTGTTCAGCTTGATGGATCTGGGATTGCCGGTGGGCTACCGCGTGCGTTTCCTCCCTCGGGCGGATCAGAGTCATCTACGCGACTCTATCGGTCACTGGCCGGCTGAGGAAGCGTGGGGGTTCGTGGAAGCCTTGCGGAACCCTGGCGTCATCATCCAGGACAAGAAGTTTTTCCCTGAACTGGCTCGGGAGCATGGGTTCCTCGGCCCTCAAATCGCGGGGTTCAACCGCGAGGTGTACCTGCCCATAGCTCGGAGGATCCTGATGGGGGATCCCCACATTCGGTTGAGCCCGGCCCGCTTTCGACGAGAGATCGCTGACCGAGTCAGGGCACGTCTTCGGCGGTAGGTTCTCTATCTCAGTGGGGTGATATGAAGGATTACCCGCCCTCTCGTCTTGTAGCCTCTCGTTGGTTGGTTGCATCCAAGTCGAAGTACCGATCCGTTTTGCGGCGGGGTCGCTCTCGCGTGGAAGCCGCCTACCGGCAGGATGATTGGACTGCGGCTGCGGCTGCCTATGAGCAGGCGGCTTCGGCTCTCCGTCCCCTCGGGGGACTTCTGGATGGGGTTACCGTCGAGCGGCAGAGTGAGCGGAGGAAGCTGAAGAACGTCCGCCGGAACCTGTCTCTGATCAAGCGGTATACGGCTCCTGGCTTCCTCCGAGATACCGAGTATCAGACCGCCTATTGGGCTTGGAGTAGCTGGGAGACGCTAGAAGATGCCGTGAAGGCTGTTCTGAGAGTCTGGGAGCGAGTGACCGGGTACCAGAGCTTGACTCGCTCCTTCCAGCACGGCCCTTTCACGGTTGAGAATCACTACGGCTACCGTGAGGAGGAATTGGCGGCACCCTTATCGCTCCTCTCAGGAGCGATGGATCAGATCCGCTCCCGGGGGTTTGAGGAGGTCTTGTACGGGGTCGTTCAAATAGTGAGCCCGAAGAGCGGGGGGTTCTGTGGGAGGTACTTCAAGAATGGGGACTTCCTTCAGATCAACGCGGATTGCCAGTACCGCTTAGGGGCTGTTCATACGGTGGTCCACGAGCTAGGTCACCGGTTCTGGTTCCAGAAGATGACGTCCGCACAGCAGAAGGCATATGACGACGCCTATTCGGGTACAGCAGGCGTTGTGTTCTCTCTGGGGGACCGGGAGGACATGTGGCAGGCGTTCAAGGAAGCCGGGTACACCCTCCGAGGTGCTCATCGGCGGTTGAGGAACCCCGCCTTGCGGGAGCATCTCTCGGATTATGTCCGGGAGAGGAGGAAGGGGTTGTTGATCGTCCCGGACCCGCGGACGGGGTTCATGGAGGCCCATGCTCAGAGAGCTTTCGTGGTCCCTTCTGTGAGAAACTTCTTCCTGGGCCGCCCCGTCTCCGTGAGTGATTACGCTGAAACAGGCGGGGTGACGGAGGATTTCGCTGAGGTCTTCGCGTTCTTCTGCACCGGGAAGAGGGTTGACGCAAGGGCTCTGGAACGCTTCCGGGACGCGACCGGCCGCTAGTTCCTCTATGTGGGGAGGCTAGCATGGAAACCCTCGCCCACGCTGAAGCCTCTGACGGCTCGCTCCCTATCATGGAGCCCCTCCACAATGTGCGGGAGGTGGCTAAGCAACTCATCCTGTTGGAAGACCACCTCTTTCATCCTGAGCGGCACTGCGAGGATTGCATCACCAAGCATCTCCTGACCGCTGAGGCGTTCGCAGAGGAGGCCCGTTCTCTCGACGTGGCGGGAGAGTTTTCCGAGCTGCTGAACCCTCTCCCAGGGGTCTTGAGGCGGCTGTTCCGAATGTTTCAGGAGGAGAAGCCGGTGCAGGAAATCGCTCAAGCAGCTCGCAAGTTGAGGAAGCGATTGATGCCGGAGACCCTCAAGGTGCGGGTGGCCTCCCGTTGGTTGTCGGCGGAGCGAGGTCGTCAGGTTTCGGACCTGCCTAGGTTTTTGATGGTGGGTAACCGCATTCTGAACAACTTGAACGCTTTGAAGCGGGCTGAGGCTGAGGGCCGCCATGACCGGTCAGTAGTCTGGGCTCTCAACACGGATTGGTCTAGCATTGTCTCAGCGGGTCGGCGGTGGTCAGAGGAGGTGATTGAGACTCGGGCTACTCCCAGGGGTAAGGCGAAGAAAATTGAGCTGGCGGTTCGGGCTTTCCAGGTCAGCCGTACTCGCGACTCAACGAAGTGGCTCAAGAAGAACCGTCGCCACATTGAGTTGCTGATTGAAGCGGAGAGGTGGCCCCTTCGCTCTGAAGCTTCCGACGATTTGGCGAGGCAGTTCCAGCAGGGTTCGTTTACCGTTCACAACACCATCCACGCTGAAGGAAACAAGCTTCAGGCTGTCCGGGATATGATCTCTGCTGCGTCGAGGGCCCTCCCCAGGACGGGGCTCGCAGGTGCTCAGAGCATGGCTTACGGCGATCTGTTGATTGTGGGTCAGATTGGCCGGGCGTCCTGGGCTGCGTGGTACACCCCGTCGAAGGACAATATCGCGATTCGCCCCTTCATTCGGGGGATTTCTGCGGCTGATGCTGCTCGGCATCTTGTCCATGAGATTGGACACCGGTATTGGCATAAAGTCATCGCCCGAGATCGGGATCTGGTCCGGGCGTGGCACGCTTACCACCGGAGGCTGGGGAGCCAGCCGGTAGACCCTGTGGCTTTTCCGGGGGTTGGGGAACAGCTCCCTCACCCGATCCACATGAAGATTCTTCCTCCAGGGAGAAAGCGTAGGAAGAGGGTGCTTATTCAACCCACGGTCAAGGCTCGGGGCTCTGAGTGGGTTGAGTTTGAGGAGGCTCCCGGGGTTCGCTATAGCGTGATTTCAGTTCAGCGGATTCTGGAGAACACTGGTCGGACAGGTCGTTTCCCCTCTCCGTATGCGGCCACGGATCCGCAGGAGCATTTCTGCGAGGCGTTTTCCTTCAAGGCGTTTGGAGAACTTTCCCCTGAAGGGGTGGAAGCGTTTGACAGGATCTTTTTGGGCCGCACGGCGGCGGATCGGGTAGCCGATCGCTGGAGTGAGCAAAGCTAGCTGGTATCCCTTCTATGGACTCCGGGGGTCGAGTCCTCTCGGAGTTGTAGGATGCCCAAGGTCAAAGACCCGCTTGTCCGTCAGGCGGCGGATCGTCTTCGGGAAAGCACAAAGAAGGTGATCCGGGCTTTCGTGGAGCAAAAGCCTGGAGATAGTCGTGCTCTGAGGTCAGATGGACGGTCGTTGTGGAAGCGATCTTTTGGGGAGAGCAAGTTCGCAGTCTGGAGAGCGGGTCGAATCCTCATCCTGAACGACGAGTCCTCTAAATTTGACGACCGGGTGATCCGGTACATCATCCGGCTTGCAGGAAAGCCAACCGTAGCTTTCGAGTACGACCGCGGGGGTGCCCACCCCAATATGAAGCTGACGTTTGAGATAGTTTGGGATGACGTAATCGGCCGAGAGGAGTACAAGGCTCGTCTCGGTGCCGTCATGACCGATGGGGGTGAGCGAGGGCTCGTGGGTTGGGTGGACTACTCCAAATATCAGGGGGAGTACACGATCGACCACGTTCATGTGGTGCCTGAGTATCGCCGTAGCGGGGTCGCCACTGCCTTGTATAAGGAGCTGTTCCGTCGGGAAGGGATCACTGTCCGGGACCTGGGCCCGAGCGCGAGGACCGACCTGGGGCAGAAGTTTCGGGAGAATGCCCGGCTCGCAGCAGCACGCCGGGTCGCTGCCCGTTACCTAGGGGGCAGTCGTGAGTCGGGATAAAGCGGCCATTCCTTCCGTTGAGAAGGTGGTGCGTTGTTATCGTGAGACTCAGGCGAAGACGTTCAAGATTGAGGTGGGTGACCCGATCTGGTACGGGAAGTACAAGAATAAGAAGGGGATCGTCAAGGGCTTCAAGGGGAACGACAAGGGAGATACGATCGTTGTGATCGAGCCTGACCCGAAGGGGCGGAAGCAGAACAAGGAGCTGAAGCTCTTCAAGATTCGGCCTCGGAAGGCCCATGTCTCCCCTGAGGTTTACGTTGAGGGGGACCCCGAGGATTACCTCCGGTTCTTCCTCCGTGATGGGAGGATGGGAGAGAATTTGGCCCGGGTCTGGATTGTCCAGATGGATCCGGAGGGCTACTGGTACCTGGATAGCGCGAAGGCGTATATCCGGGGTCAGGGCTTCGGGGTTGAAGCCTACATGGCCGCGATCAAGTATGCGACGGAGCATGGGGCCGGGCTCGTCTCGGACGATGAGGCGTCAGCCGCCGCGAAGCGGGCTCGGCAGGATCTCCGGAAGCGAGGGGTTCAGTTTACTCCGGGCTACGTTTTCAAGACGCACCGGTCCTCCCATATGTTCGGGACCGCTCTTCCGGTGGACGCCTGGGATGTTCGGTCGGCGGTTCTGATGAAGTCTCGGCGTGGTCCTGCGTACCCGATCCGCCAAGCTGGCTCCGCCCCGGCTTGGGGTGCCGACAGTGTGGACGCTTTCCAGTACCTCATTCGGGGGGAGTACGACGAGGGGTTGGAGTGGGTCGAGAAGTGGGGTCTGAAGTCCTCTCAGTGGGAGGAAATCGAGGGTGGGGATGGACCCCAGGTGGCTTTGGTGAATGACGCCTTCAACGACCTGGATGACTTCATCAGTCGTCACAACGACAGGCTCCACTACCGTCACAAGGACCAGGAAGCTCGGGATTGGGCTCCGCTTGGGCGACATTTCAAGGAAGCAGGTTCGGGTCTACCTGTGGGCTGGACTCTTCGCCACAAGTGGTATGGCCGGACGCTCATGGTGGAAATCTGGGATGACCAGAAGGATGAGCAGGTTGTCCTGATGGCGACCCGAGAGTCTGTTTCTTCCATGTCGTCAGGATGCCAGGAGGATATCCGTGCTCTCGCGGCTCAGACAGGAGCCTCGGAGGCTGACGTGCTCGTTGTACGGTCGGCCCATGCCGGGGACCACCAGGGTCGGGGGTTTGGCCGGATGGTGTATGAGCGGGCTCTGGGAGAGGCTGCGGCAGCTAATTTGATCCTGGTCCCTGATGACTGCGAGGAAGCCCGGCGGACGAGCCCCTCAGCGGCTCGGGTCTGGGATTCTCTTCGTCGCAGGTATCCGAATGACGGGGACGCTTTCTGGGGCCGGAAGGCCAGTGAGGACGTGATGGGTCGCACAGCGTCGTATGGGGAGCAGTTGTTTATGTTGCGGCCTGGGCAGGCGTGGTCACCCAGGTTGATGAACAACGTCACCGTGTCCACCTCCCGGTCGGATATGAACAAGCCCCGCGGCGGGTTCTGGACGTCCACGTATGCGGGGGGTCGGTCGGACTGGCTGGACTGGTGTGATCGAGAGGGCTTCCGTGGCGGCAACCAGGGGGTTCTATTTGTCCCTGGGGGCAGCGTCTTCCATATCCGCGATCTGAAGAGCTATCTCCAGCTCGCTGCGGCTCATGGTCGGGTTCATCGCGACGCCATGTTCGGGGACACGGAGAACCTGATCGATTGGAATTCTGTCGCTCTCTACTACGACGGGGTTCACTTCACTCGGGAAGCCCTACGGGACCGTGCCTTATCCGAGTACCTCTATGGGATAGATGCGGAGTCAACGATCTGGTTCAACCCTCGGGTTCTCCAGTACAAGGGGCTCGTAGATATCCAGTCGCGGTGTCGGGTGAGAGCCGCCCGGGTTGCTCAGCGGTGGCTGGAGGGGGCTCGTCCAATTCCCTTGAACCCGGCGATGGTGGATAAGGTCGTTGCTCGGGTGGTGCGGAAGATCATTTCGGGGCTCTCCGTGTTCCGGCGAGATCGAGACGATTCTCTCTATTACGTCCGGGGCTTTGACCCGAGGAAGTGGGGCGGTGAGGTCGCGGTCTACGAGACGACCGATGTTCGGGGTCAGCGGATTAATGTCCCTGTCCGATTGAAGACAGAGCAAGAGCTATCGAATCACGTTCGGCGGTACATCGTCGGTGGAGCGGTCAGCGCCCGGTATTCCCACGGGGAAAAGTTTGGTCGTAAGTGGCAGATGGTGATCAAGCTGAATTCAGCGAGGACTCCGAATGAGATTATGGGGGACTTGAATCGGGTTACCCAGGAGGTCCGCTCCGTGGTCATCCACGAGGCGACTCATTTGCGAGACCTCCTCCGTCTTCAGTCCCCGGAAGATCGGGAGACGAGTCAGCGTGACCCCGACGCCTATTACAACCTCCCCCATGAAGTTCGGGCGTTCATGCAGCAGGTCGTCGCGGAGGTGCGGGAGGGTTTGGAGGACGCCGCCAAGTCAGGGGCTCGCTGGTACTGGCGAGCCCGGAAGATCGACAAGAGGGTCTCCAGCGGCTTTGTTATGCGGGCCTTGGAGCAGGCTCCGACATGGAACCGGGTGAGGCCGTTCATGACTGAGGAAAACCGCCGGCTGATCCTCAAGGCGGTCGCGACGTCTCTGACGGATTGGGATCCTTTCTCCATCGGGGTCCAGGTATGAGCAGTATCACCGCTGGTACCTGGGGCTACGAGCCCTGGGCGGGCGACGCTCAGGAGGACAACCTGAGCGCGGTCCTGAAGACCTTGAAGAAGGGGCCGGCATACAAGAAGCTGCGGGATCTCCGGCCAAAGGCGAAGGATCTGAAGGACGAGTCCCCGGTTCGCCAGATCCTCCTCCCCTGGGATTGGGTGGGTGAGGTGTACCTCGTCTCAGACGCCCTCCAGGGTGTCCCTGAGAGCCTTGTGAAGCACGCCCTGGAGTTCGTAGAGGGGATCGAGGAACACCCCGCCTACGAGGAATTCCTGGCTTCTTGGAAGGAGCCTGAGGAGTTCCCAGCTATGCGTGAGCGGGTGGAGGCGGACCTCCGTCAGGCGTTGGATTTCAGCCGTGATGGGAGGGTCAGGCTGACTATCCCTCCTATGGGTCGGCTGGCGAAATACCGGCAACCACCGCTAGGCCCCCGCCAGGATCTTGTGGACAAGATTCGTTACCGAGTGCGGTCCAACAGTGATGGGATTGTCATCGCTCTCTATTCTGGGAGGCGTTCAGCGGGAGCGATGGTCGCGCACTGGAAGAGGTTCCCCGGGGACCTTTGCGTCTCGGATATCGGGATGCTCTCGATCACGGTGACTCCCACGCCCCAGCGGATCTTGCAGGTGTATACGTCAGGCTTGGAAGAGGGGTTCCGAGGGCTGGGATATGGTCGGGCGATGTATCAAGCGTTGATGGCGGAGGGCTGGAAGCAGGAGGGCCGCCCGTTTTTCCTGACGCCGATGTGGTGTAGCTATGGATCAGGCACGTCGGCTATGGCGATGCGAGTCTGGGATTCGCTGGCTCGACAGTATCCTTCCAGCGGCAAGGTGATTGCGGTGACGGGTCCCGTGAAGCCGGGTGTCCGGACTTCTGCGGGCGTCGTAGCGAATCGCTGGTTGGGGCTTCATGAGTGAGACCTGTCGGTCTGCGGGTGGCAGCAAGGTGCTCTTCTACATAGGGCATCGGCCTGCTCGACCTGTCCCGAAGCGGACCTCCTGGGTAGACCGGGGACAAGAGGGGCCTGATTGGGTCCGACCCTGGTTGGATTCCCCGGTTCAGGCTGGCGTCTTTCTTACGACCAACCCGTTTAATGTAGCGACAGAGCACGGCATCATGGGCCACGTCTATGCCTATCAGGTCCCTCGGTGGGTCCTGAAGGAAGCCGGTGGTCTCCAGCGGTATGACCACGCGACCGAGGTGCTGATTCCGGAGCCCTTGTGGGAGCACGTCAAGTTTCTGGGGAAGTCTCTGGACAAGGGGGCTTTCAGGCAGCGGGTTTTAGAAGGCCAGAATGAGCGAGCCTTCGCGCCTCATAATCTGGCTGTAGGGCTCGGTGAGGCAAGAGAGGTTTACATGAGGCCGAAACCCCAGAGGGTTGCTTTCCGGTACCTTCAGTCTTCTGATATCGCGGAGCGGGTCGCCGCTCGTTACCAGAAGAAGAAGGAAGTTCCGAAGGCGAAGGGCGAGGGGACCACCACGGTGTACGAGTACAGCGAGGGTCAGGTTCAGCACCGGAATCGGGAGAAGGCGAAGCGGATTGAGAAGCTCCGCACGGGAATCGGGAAGCTGCGAGCCAAGGTCAAGGGAGACCTCACCTCGTCAGACGATAAGACCCGTTTGACAGCCCTGGCTGTGGCTTTGATGGACGAGACCTATGAGCGGGTTGGGAATGACCAATCGGCTAAGGAGGGCCATTTCGGGGTCACTGGCTGGCAAGCCAAGCATGTGAAGTTCAGCGGGGGGAAGGCGACCATTTCCTACGTTGGAAAATCCGGTGTCCGTCAGAAGAAAGAGGTCACCACTGCGAAGGTGGTCTCGGCACTCAAGCGGGCGATGAAAGGCAAGTCCGGGACCACGCAGGTGCTCTGCGAGGGGGATGACTGTCGGGTTCTGGCTCAGGACGTCAACGGCTACTTGAAGCCTTTCAACATCACGGCGAAGGATATCCGTGGGCTCCACGCCAATGAGGAAGTCAAGACCCGACTGAAGGAAGTCCGCAGGAAGGGCGGCAAGCTCCCGACCGATCCGAAGAAGAAGGCTGAGAAGCTCAAGGCGGAGTTCAAGGAAGCCTTGGAAGCCGCCGCTTCGGCTGTCGGTCACCAGCCCGGCACCCTCAAGAGTCAGTACCTCGTACCTGGAGTAGAGCAGACCTTCCTGAAGGATGGCTCTGTTTCCGTGAAGCACGCCTCCAGCCGGGTCGCGATTATCAATCTCAACCACGCCACGGATGGGGAGAAGGGAGACCACTCCCTACGTGGAGTGGCTGGGTTGATCTCCAGTCTCACCTACTATGAGCGGGCTCTGGTTCAGGATATGCTGGTTCACGATCAGCCAATCCGGAAGGGGAAGGAGGGGTATTCTCTTCGCGGCCACCCCGTCATGTCTGATGCTGTAGGTGAGCTGGTCGCCGCGGGCTATCTGGAGGGGGAGGGGGAGGTCCGGCTCTCGGGGTTGTTCCTGGCGAAAAAGAAGCTCTACAAGAAAGAAGCTTCCCTGGACCGGGCGGCGGAGGCTTTTCTGTCTTCTGCCCCGGAGAAGTGGGGTCGGGCAGATCTCCTGGCTTTCACTCGGGTCGATCCCTGGTTCCAGGCGATGACTCTCCCCTCACGAGTCGCAGCGGCGGGTGAGTTGTTTGGTCGGGTTCTCCGAGCGGGTGTCATGGATCGCTCACATCCCCAGGCGGTAGCCTGGGTGGAGTCGTTTTTTCAGCGGCATCCAGCTCTGCGTCGCTACCAGGGGATTCCGGTTCTCCACGTCTCCTCGCCGGGGTCGGGTTCGCATCCCGAGGCTCGTCAGACCTATCGGGGGATTGAGCTGTATCCGAAGTTCTGGGGTCACTCCACGGAAATCCAGGACTTCATCTTCGCGCATGAGATCGGTCACGCGGTTCGATCGGAGTGGGGCTTGGCTTTTGGCGTGGCTGCTGCTGCTCTTGGGATTGACCCGTGGGATACACCGAATCTCCCCTTCGGTCAGTTCAATCAGGACGAGGCCTTCGCGGATTCCTTCGCCAGTTATTTCACGGATGGGGATGTAGGTCGGAGGTATCCGGCGTGGAGTCGGCTCGTAGAGGAGGGGCTCCGGATTCGGGTAGGGAAGAAATCCCCCGCGGACAAAGAGGATGCCGAGGTAGAGCGGCTGGTGAGGCCCTCGCCTAAGAAGAAGCCGCCGCGGAAGGACAAGAGACGAGAGCAAATTCGTGAGGAGGATCGGGACACGGACGGAGACCGGGACACCAAGCGAGACAAGGATATGAGCCTCAACTACAAGGATAGCGTCAGCCGGGTGGCGGCTCGTTATCTGGAGGCCCTCCGCGTCAAGACGGTTCGGGTCTTGAATACGGATACCGGGAAGATGGAGAACATCTCTCCGGAGCGGTTCCAGAGGAACCCGGGGAAGTACAAGCTGTGGCGGGACATGTCCCCCGAGGAAAAGGACAAGAATAGGCTCCGTAAGAAGCCTCCGGTTGAGGAGACTCCCCAGGAGGAAGAGGCGGAAGAAGCTCCTCAGGAAGAGGAGGGAGGAGAGGAGGGGGAAGAGGAGGAAGAAGAGGCCCCCCAGGAAGAAGAGGCCCCCCAGGAGGAAGAGGTTTCCCAGGAGGAAGAGGTTTCCCAGGAAGAAGAATCTACGAGTGACCCGGACACGGAGGACTACGAGGATGTGTCTTCCCTGCTGGAGGAGATCCCGGAGTCTCTGACTCCGGAGCAGAAGGCAATTCGCCGGAGCGAGTTGGTTGAGGCTGCCTTGTCCGTGATGACGAACAAGTTGGCGGCTGCTGAGAAGGAAGTGGCTGAACTGGAGGAGTCCCTGGATTCCCTTTTGGCTGACCCTGCCACGACCAGTAAGCAAAAGGCGTCTGCGAAGCAGAAGCTCCAGGCAGCGGTGAAGGGCCGCAACGAGATGAAGAAGGAGGTGTCCCGCCTCCAGAGCCGTCGGGACACCCTGGAGTCCGAGCGGCAGCAGAGAGAAGACGCTGCGGCTGCAAAGAAGATGAAGTCTGAGCGAGCCAAGGCTCTACAGGACTTGGTCGGTCAGGTCGGCGGCATGGTGGATCGTCTGGATGATCCTGGCGGGGATTTCACTGACCCGCTGGAGGTCGGTCAGATGTTCTACAAGGAAATCTCTGGTCTGACCCCAGCAGAATCTCAGAGCCTCGTCGATCAGATCCAGGACCGAGTCCGGGAGCTTCCGGGAGAGGAGTCCGTTCTCCGGGCAGGGTATGTGGCTGCCCTCGACGCGGTGGAGGTTGCGTCTATCGTTCGTGGTCAAGAAGTCGCCATTGAGGGGCGTTCCCCGCTGATGCAGATGGCTCACCGTCTTCTGAAGACGGTCGCGAAAATCCCTGGAAAGGAGGTTGACCTTCTTGGAGTGGGTCGCGGGGTCGGGTCAGGCTCCTGGGTTGGGATTTCGGACCAGATTAAGAACCTCTCCCATGAGGATCTGGTCCGGGTGGTAGGGGCTGACTCGGACCAACACCCCTTTTCCGGCATGGCGAAGTTCTTGCTGGACTCTGAGGCTCCTGATGAGCGGAAGGCGATGGCTCGCCAATGGATGCAAGATGCCGCCTTGGACGCTTTTGGTTTGCTCTCCCCGGTGGCAGAGGAGATCGTTCAGGACAGTCGGGATCTGGGTTCCGGAGCGGGTGAGGAATTGGTGATAGAGGTGCAGGAGGCATACGCCGGCACCTGGGCTGCCGTGGAGGGTGGGGGCGACAGCGACGACCAAGAAGAGGCCGATCTTTACTCTTTTGAGGACCCTCTTCAGGAAACCCTGGGGAGCCCGGAGAAGCAGGAGGTCTCGCGCTTGGATAGCCTTCAACGTGTTCTGGACATGCTCCAGAAGCGGTTTGAGGGGGTTCGTACACGGACTATGAAAGTAATCGAGGCCCTCCTCATTAAGGGGGATCCGGACGTGGGTCCGGTCTCGTTCAACCGAGCAACCTAATCTTCTAAAGGGGCTCGGGAGTTAGGTCTGCGGGTACTCAGACCGCCCTCCGTAAATAACTGCGGGTAACTTTGGCGGTATTCTCCTTATAGCCCTCTCTATAGGTCAGACAGCAGTAAACCCCTGCTTGCGTATGAGCATGACCTGTGGAGATAGCAAATGGCGAAGCTGACCCTTGCGGGTGCTAAGCGAGTCACGGCTGATATGGAGCGGATCGCTGAGGTTGTTCAGCGTGAGTTTGCTGTTCTCGGGATTCCCGAGAAGGTGGCGATGGATTACGCCTATCGGACAGACCTCCTTTCGGATCGGATTGAGAAGGTCGCAGCGGACAACGCAGCGTCTATCGCTCCGGATGAGATCGGGGAGATCAAGCCCGGTCCTGAGGAGATGGAGTCGGACGAGTCCTATATGAAGGGGCAGTTCACTCAGGTGGACAACGAGGAGCTGAGCCGCAAGCAAGAGTCGGGTCGGCTTGCTCGCCTCAAGGAGCTACAGGCGTCCCTGGCGACACTCCAGGGGGAGATTCAAGTTCTCCAGGCCGGTTCAGAGGATTCTGAGAAGAAGGAAGCTGCGGCGGAGCCTGTTGAGGAGAAGGAAGCTTCCACTCCTCCCACGGAGAAGGAGGCTTCCGAAGCCCCTTTTAGCCACGGCTACAACCTCTTCGCCTGAGTTCTACGGATGGTCCGTTCCGCCCTCGATTACCAGTCTCTTGCTCGCGATTTCAGCGAGGGAGACATGGTGTCCGTGGTCCGGACCCCAAACTCTCGGGGTCGGGTGACCGAGGTCTACCAGGGGATCGGGATGGTTGACGTGAAGTTCCCCACGGGGACTATCCGTTACCCGGTGGAAGACCTCATGCGGCTGGACCAGAGCAACGCGGAGGTGGCTCCTCCGAAGGACCGGGAAGCGTCCCGTGCCCCCAACCCGGAGAGGGTTGCTAAGGCGTTTGCTCGTAAGGCGATCTATTGGGCTTCCCGAGATCGCCAGTACCGGGCAACCAGGGGCGAGCAAGACTCTCGCAGCTACGCCTGTCCTCGGTGCGGTTCGTCCCTGAAAGCCATGATCTACAAGCGGGAAGAGGGCCGGAGCCAGCGGCTCTATGGCTGCTCTGGGCACGAGTGCTCGTTCTTGATCAAGCCCACAGCCATCCATGGGTGTCACCTCAATGGTTGTGATGAGGAGGCTGGGCTCTGATGGCTTTCCGTAAGTTCGCCAACGCCAGGGTCACACACCCGCGAATCTCTTCCCGGGGCTGGGGTCGGGTGCGGACTGCGGCTCGGAAGAAGGGCGGCGCGTCCCCGATTGCCTCTCATGATCTCGCCTCTCGGGCGTCAGAGATTCTCGGGGAGCGGTTCGACCCTGATCGGTATCTCCTCTCCCACGCTACGATCGTGGCTTCGGTGGATGTGGAGGAGGTCCAGGGCGCCAAGCTGGGCAAGGTGCGGGTGGGCAGCAAGACCATCGATCGTCGATGGGGTGCTTACTACATCAATCCGGCGTGCTCTGATCTGGTCAACAACAACGGGGATGCGTGGTCGAGGAAGGTGCTCCTGGCGAGCTACCCCACGTTCATTGGTTCCCACAACTTCTGCTTCGCGGCTGGTACCGGCATTCTCCTGTCGGATGGCACTTACAAGGCTATCGAGGAAGTCCAGGTGGGGGACCGTGTGGTAACCCATACGGGTGCTTGTCAGGCAGTAACTCATAAGTTCGAGCGGGATTACGAAGGGGACATTCACGCTATCGGATTCGACCGATTTAAGGATCCGGTGTTGGTGACGGGCAACCATCCCTTCCGAGGGATTCAAGTCTCTTCGGCACCCGTCAAACCACGGTCAGGTTCCAAGGCGTCCAGCACTACCCGTTATTACAAAGATCAGGTGGCTAAGGCTCTACGGGGCGACAAGCACTCTCTCAAGGATTTCAAGGCTGAATCCACTTGGGTTCGTGCTGATCAGATGCGGGTAGGGGACCGGGTTCTGGGTCCCGTCCGAGAGGCTGGCACTCATTCGGATCCGGGCCTAGCTGAGTTGCTAGGGTACTACTTGGCTGAGGGATGCCCTTTGTCTCCGAGTTCGGATCAGGGCTTCGTGCTCGCCTTCGGGCACCACGAAGTTGATCTGGCTCGCCGTGCTGAGTCTCTGGCTTACGCAGTGCTGAACCCAAGCTCCGTGACGGTGGCTACGGTTCAGACCGGCATTCAAGTGCGGGTATACTCCGCGGAGGCATCCCGTCGAATGGTGTCCCTGGGCGGGCACCGGGCTGCGGATAAGCGGCTGTCGGAAGAGGTTTTCTCCTGGGATGAGGAGTCCTTGCTCCGTCTCCTGGCCGCTTGGTTGGCTGGGGACGGGAACCTCCATAAGGCCACCCTTCGTCTGCGTGGAACCACCACCTCTGAAGCTCTCGCTCAGCAAATGCAGCGGGTGGCTGAGCTGGCTGGTGTCAAGTCTTTTGTTATGTTTGAGCCCCAGAAGATTGGGGAAGTCCAGAGTCGTGTTGTGATGACCATCGGGGGCGAAGATAGGTCCTTTGATGTAGTTCCTCGTCACCACGTCTGGACGCTGGTTGTCTCCAAGGGCTCTACTTCGCAAGTGGCTTCGGCAACCCCAAGGTGGGGCACCCCGTTGTTTGATGCGACGGCGAAGCGGAAGCGGTCGGAGTTGGCTTGGTGGGGTGGCTGCCGCACTCATCGAGTGGCTTCTAATGAGACTCTTCCTTTCCGTGGAAAGGTCTACAATATTGAGGTCGAGGGCGATCACAGCTACGTTATCGATTACGGAATCGCAGTACATAACTGCGAGCATGTCCAGGTAGAGGAGCTGTCCAAGGGCAGGATTATCGACGCCGCCGCGAGGGATATCGGTCGGTCGGTCTACGTGGATATTCTGGTCGCGACTGACCGGAAGCACACCCAGCTTGTCACGGATATTGAATCCGGGAAGATGGGCACGCTCTCGATGGGCTGCACAACCCAGACGACTCAGTGTACGAAGTGCGGCAACGTCGCCGTGGATGACACGGATACCTGCGACTGCATCCGGTACCACAAACTCGATACCTTCTACGACAGTCAAGGTCAGCGTCGAGTCATCGCGGAGCTGTGTTTCCCTCCTGGCATCCGAGTCTCAATCGGAGATGGGAGTCGGGTAGCCATTGAGGATCTCCAAGTTGGGGATGTGGTTCTCTCCCACACGGGGCACCGACGTGAGGTCGTTGAGATTTTCGAGCGGGACTTTGATGGTGATCTGGTAGCCTTGGACTTGGTGGGTCTCCCGCAAACGCTACGGAGCACCCCCAACCACCCCTTCTGGGTTATCAGCCAGAATGATGTGTGTGCCTGTGGTTGCGGCATCAAGCTTAAGAGCGTCCGCAAGACCTTTGCACGGGGGGAATATACTCGTAAGTATGCCCCAGGGCACAACCCTACGAATGTCGTGTCCTTGGATGCGCCCTCTTTTGACTTTGTCGAAGCCGGGAACGTGAGGGTTGGGGACATGGTGGCGATGCCGGCCCCGCAGGGTGTGGTGGTTCCGGAGGATGTGGATGAGGACAGGGCACGGCTCCTGGGATGGTTCTTGGCTGAGGGCTGCTACATCAAGAAGGATGGGCAGCGGGTGGGCATTCAACTCACCCTTAATGCAGAGGATGAGGTGGGTGTTGCGGAAGCCCTGGCTTCCCTCCTGAGCAAGTGCTTTACTCCCGAGTTCAACCTCCAGAAGGCCACGAAGGTCCGGCTGTTGGAAGCTCTGGCGATCCCCGCAACGACTCGACAGGTTTCTCGTAGATTGGGGTTGCGAGAGAAGACAATTCAACTGGCTTTGTCGGGGCTCAGGTCAGAGGGACTCGTTTCGAGTCGGAGGCTTCGTGCTTCGGAGAAGACGCAATTCGGGGCCTCCGGGACCAACGCTCTCGTGTGGGAGCGGCTGAGTGGTGCTCCGGCTGATTGGTTTAATCTAGCCCGGGTTCATTGCTTTGACCGGGTTGCGGAGCCCGGCAAGAAGTTGGTCGTCTGCTATACGAACCGAAGTGCTGCCGACTGGTTCTATAAGCACGCCGGGGAGTATTCCGGTTCCAAGAGGCTCTCGGAGGATGCAATTCTCTGGCCCAAAACCCTGCAAGCATCGATGCTTCGATCTTACCTCTGGGGGGACGGCACCGTTGACACCCGAGGTCGCCATTCTGTGTCGTCCGTGTCGGAGACCCTGATCAGCCAGATGCAAGTGGTGGCTGCTCGGTGTGGTTTCTGGACCCGACGGCAAGTGATTTTCGAGGGTCAATGTGTAGAGCTTCAGCAAGTCGTCAACGGGACAGCGGTGCCTGTTGGGTCTGACGGATTCCGTGCTCGTCATGAACTGCACATCCAGCCTTCTGATGAGGCCACGGCGTTTTTCGGATTGACTGAGGTTGGTAGTCGAGGTTTGACCCCGGCATGGCGTACCCATGAGGGGTACATGCTGTACCGGGTCCGGGATGTGTGGACGGAGTCCTATAAGGGGAAGGTTCACAACATCGCAGTGGACACCGATCATTCGTATCTGGCGGAAGGGATTGCCGTACATAATTGCGGGCATCATTCCCTGGATGACACTGGCGGAGTGGTGTTCATTGAGGCTTCCTGGGTGGGGAATCCTGCGTTCAAGGGAGCCGTTCTCCGGAACGTTCTTTCTCCTACTCAGGCGATTCCCCACAACAAGACTCTCCAAGATGTGCTCTCCTCTCCTCCCCCGACCTGGACTGAGGGGGGGATGCCGCGAGCGGCGGCTCTAGCCTTCGACTTCGGTGATCCGGAGGATGGCGAGGAAGAGCAGGATTCTCCGAAGTCCCCTGCGCGTCCCTTGGACAAGACCAAGGAGAAGCTCAAGGAGAAGCTCATCAAGGATGTTCGTGAGGACATTGAGAAGGATTTGGAGGACGAGAAGCCTCCATCCTCGGATGAAGTCCACACCAACGACAATCTTCACAAGCAAGCTCAGGAGCGGGTAGAGAGGGTTCTCCTCCGTACCGCGAGTTCCGAGACCGATCTCATCAACAAGGTCGCTCTTCTGGATGCTGAGTTTGGCTGTGTTCAGCCTCGGGACACCTACCTGACTGCCCTCCGGGTTGGAGGGCAGGCATACCGCGACAACCCGGCTCGCTTCCTCTTGGCGTGTCAGGATCACACGGGACGCCGCTTTGGTATCCCAGAAGTCAAGGTGTTCCGACGCCTTGGAAGTCTCCTCTCCCTGCTGGAGAGCCCCCCCAACAAGACCCCCTAGGAGTCTACTCATGTCCAAGCGACAGCGCATGACCCAGAAGCAGGGCGAGGACAAGGCCGCCGCTCTGCCTCCTGCACAGCCCACTGAGAGCGGTTGGCACCCCGCCCACCAGTCCGAGGATCCGGGCCTCCACGACTACGAGAACGGCGACACTTCCAAGTGGAAGGAAGACGTAGCTCAGCCCCCCTACCCCGAGGGTAAGCCCCCCGCCCAGCCCTCCGAGAGTGGCTGGCACCCCGCGGAGAAAGCCGCCGCGGATCAGATCCGCGTCGCCGCTACGGAGAAGGCTGCCAAGTGCATCCGGTTGGCTGAAGCCATGCTCCCCCCCGGCACCGACACCGCCGCGATCGAGGATCAGGCCCTCACCTTCATGGACATGGCCGACACGGCGATCGATCAGAGCCTCAGCCGCCTCGCGGCCGATGAGGAAGAGGAGGAAGAGGTGGATGAGGGCAAGAAGGCGGAGACCCAGGTCACCGCGTCGGACCAGAAGATCGCGGAGCTGACCTCCCTGGTCCAGAGCCTCGCGGCTTCCGTCCAGGGTCTCATGACTGCGAAGAAGGCCGAGGTCGCTCCCGCGGCGGTCGAGACCCCCGTCGAGAAGAAGGCCGAGGAGGTCGATTCCGACGAGGCTCTCCTCAAGAAGATGCTGGCGGAAGAGGCGGCTCGCCCCGATCCCGATGAGGCCCTCCTTCAGCAGATGCTCGCTGAAGAGAAGGCCGCTTCGGATCCCGATGAGGTTCTGCTTCAGCAGATGCTCGCGGAGGAGACCGCTGGGAAGAAGGCCGAGATCGATCCCGATGAGGCCCTCCTTCAGCAGATGCTCGCGGAAGAGGAGGATGACTCCGACGACGACAGCGAGGATGACTCCGACGATGACAGCGGGGAGTCCGACGACGACGCCGGGAAGAAGGCCGAGGAGGTCGCTGAGACCGGCAAGGCTGCCGAGGAGGCTGACAAGGCTGCCTGCGGTGAGATGGCGGACATGGGCCTGGACGATCTGCTCGCGGAGCCCGAGGAAGAGGACATGCTCGACATGGGCATGGCCGAGGACCCGATGGGCCTCATGAGCGACGAGGTCCCCTACCCTGAGGATGACTCGGTGCTCTCCGCCATCTTCGCGGAGGAGGCCCGCTCCTCGATGGGCCTGGAGTCCGACTCCACCGCCGCGGACACCATCAACAAGGCCGCCGCTCAGACCCCCCGCCCCCGCAAGGCGTCCAAGGGTCCGAAGACCGTGGGTGCTCAGGTCCGCACCGCGTCCGCGGACGTGGACCTGGAAGGTCTCTGGGAGACCAAGCCCGATATCAGTCAGGTGTTCTCCTGATTTGATTGCGTCCCCCTGGGGCGGCGAGTTTCGCCTCAGGGGAGCGTGAGCCCCCTCGGGATGGGCTGAAAGTCTCGATAACATGTAAATACGACAAACATGTATAGGTGAACCCGGTCGGTCTGAGCGGGTGAATCAAACTCAACCCCCTCTCCCCTGTAAACAGGGAGCACGAGCCCGGAGAAATCATGGCTTTGCTTGGACAGGCGAGCGGTGCGTGGACTGAGTCGAGCAGCGCCCTGAGGATCCTCTACAAGGGGATCAACAACTCGGTGGGCATCCTGACCGATGATAGCTTCACGCAGACCAACCCGCCGATCGTCACCGCAACCTCTACCATCGCTTCCAACGTGGACACCAGCCTCCTGGGCGTCCTCAGCGGCTCGGTGGCCTTCACCCGCCCCGATGAGGGCAGCAACTACATCGGCGGCAACGCCGAGGGTCTCGCGACCGCCAGCCACGAGCTGATCGTCCGTCCCCTGGGGCTGTTCATCAACAACGCGGCGGGCAACTCTTTCGAGAACCAGCCGGCGTCCGCCAGCGGCAAGGGGCCCTACGTCTCCGGCCAGGGCACCTACGCCAGCCAGCTCTTTGAGACCCAGCTCCTCAGCGGCACCGGCCTCACCGGATCCGCTGGCGACGATATCAGCTACCTGACGGGCCTCTCCCTGGTGGCGAGCCGCAACGGCTACCTCCAGCCGTCCTACGATCTCACCAACACTGAGACGATGGACGTGGCTTCTGTGGCTGCCGAGGTCGAGCACGGCCAGTCGGCGTCCACCGTCATCGGAATCCTCAAGATGCCCTCGGATGCCACGCAGGCCGAGATCGTCTTCGACCAGCGCATCTGAGGAGGGAGACACAATGGCAAAGGTAAGCAACGCTGTCAAGCAGCGGATCATCAGCGAGTACATCAAGACCCCCCGCGGTCGTGCTCGCCTCGCAGCCTCCATGACGCAGCCCCTCCGGATGCGTCGGGACTACTCGGCGGTCGGTCGCAAGACCTTCCTCGTCGAGGATCTCCCCGATGGAGCCCTCCCGATCTACGACAAGGATCCGGAAGTCACCGCCTACGTGGTGGGCGAGGAAGGTGAGAACATCCTCGCCATCCAGAAGCCGCGTCGGGTGCTCTTCCCCCTGTTCGAGATCGCGTCGAACCCCGAGATCCCGCTCACGCAGATCAAGGAACGCCGGTTCGACATGATCGACCGGGCCCAGGTGCTCGCGAAGTCGCAGGTCCAGGCCGCCGAGGACGAGCGTGTCTTCGCCGTGCTGGACGCCATCGCGACCAACGGCTTCGACTCCGTGGCGGGCGGCACCAACGCCGATATCCCCGTCATCGCGCCGCTGTCCGCCGCGGTCATCGCTGACGCGATGGGTCTCGTCGAGCGGCACGACCTCCACGCCGCTCGGATCTACATGAACCAGCGGGACTTCACGGATATCCGGAAGTTCGGCCGCGACGTGTTCGACCCCGAGAGCCAGCGGGAGCTGGTCCGCACCGGCCTCGTCGGCACCATCTACGGCTGCCAGATCGTGACCTCCCGCCTCGTCCCGGTGGGCACGGTGTACGTGTGTTGCGATCCCGAGATGTTCGGCCGCATCCCCGTCCGCACCGAGCTGACGGTGCTCTCGGCCGACGACCCGAAGGCCCGGACCATCGGCTTCAGTATTTTCGAGAACCTCGGTCTGGGTGCCTACAACCCCCGGGGCCTCGCTCGGATGACGATCACTCGCTGATTGGCCTGCTGAGCGAGTCTACGAGGCCCGGCCTTCCCACCAGGAGGCCGGGCCTCGCCGCGTCTGGTCTTTACTTAATGTTCCTTTCTGTTTTTGTTCTCGGACAAAGTATACACATGTCGCAAGGGGTGTATACTTCTGCTCGAATGAGCGGGATATGGTACATTGATTACCGAAGAAGAATTACGGCGTCTCTACTGCGACGATTTGAAGTCCGAACAAGAGATTGCGGAAGCCTTTGGCACCTATCAGGTGAAGGTGGGTCGGCTTCGCCGCAAATTTGGTATCCCGACCATCAGTAAGGCCCAACGACTTGAACGTCAGTTGCCACCTTTGACGACATTCCAGGTGGAACTCCTGGTGGGTTCGCTCTTGGGTGACGGGCACATGAAAGAGTCGAGTAGGGCTTCAGCTCGGTTTATCGAACGTCATGGAGAGTCTCAGGCTCCCTACCTCATGTGGAAAGCGGGCTTGCTGGGTGACTACATCTCCAGCACCTACCCCACCGTGAAGCGGCTACCTGACGGTCGCGAGTTTCATGGCATGGAACTGAACACTAAAAGTTGCCCCCAGCTCCGAGGGCTGTTCGACTTGTTTTACCAGAGCGGGAAGAAGGTGTTTCCCGCCAGTCTCCCAGATCTGATGACACCAATGGTTTTGGCGGTCTGGTACCTGGACGATGGTTCCTTAGCCTCTAACTATCACCCCAGGATTCACTTCGGTCTCGGCTCCAGAAGCCTCAAACGGGCTGTGAAAGCCCTGAGGCGGTTGGGTCTGAAACCAGATCATCGTGGTGAGAATGGGGACCAGATGATTTCGTTCCCAGGACAGGGCAGGAAGTTCTTTGACTTGGTCCGGCCACACATCCCAGATTGTATGAGCTACAAGGTCCCCAGGACGGATTCACCTCGTCGTGTTCAGGACCGGAATGCGTCTCAGGTGACCCCTGAGATGGTGGGCCGGCTTTACTCTGATGGGATGTCTTTGGGTGCCATCGCCCGACGATACGGGGTGGGCCGCTCCACAGTCCATCGTCGTTTGAAAGCCGTGGGTGCTACACCACGTCGGATGGGGAGGCCCAGAGCCGGATACACGGTGGAGTCCGCTACTGTCCTCCTCGGAAATCTCGATCCGATTCTGGGTACTGACCAGTTGCTTGAGGAAGCCTTGCGGATCCTCAAAAAGACTCCGTTTCCTTTCCCGGCTCCGATGGACGAGACGGAGGCTCACAAGGAGCTGGCTCGGGTTCAGAAGTCCAAATCCGGGATCACTTCCTGGACCCCTGTTGGGGTGCGGGTGTGTAACAGCCTCTTCCCCAACAGGTACAAGGCTACCTACAAGAGCAACGTCTCTGCGTGGGAGGGCTGGCATGACGAGAAGCACCTTCGTAGGGCGATCAGGTTCCAGGTTCGGGTGGGAGATCCGGTCATCCCGAAGAGAGTTTTGAGAGCCTTGACCGCCAACTGTCGGACGCCCTCGGTCTTCCGTCCCGTGGTAGCCAGATACCTGTACGAGACCTACTGCCCCTCTGGTGGGGTGGTCTGGGATCCCTGCTCAGGGTACGGTGGGCGGCTCCTGGGGGCTCTCGCGGCGGGTGTTGGGAAGTATATCGGGACGGACGTGGAGCCTGAGACAGTGGGGGGGAACCGTCGTTTGGCTGCTCTCCTGGGCATGGAAGACCGGGCTGAGATTCATCTGAACCCCGCTGAGACGTTTGATCCCGGTCCTGTGGACTTGGTCTTTACGTCCCCTCCCTACTTCAACCTGGAGCTGTACGGGAGATCGCGGGATCAATCGTCGGTGACGAATTCTGGTTTTGAGGAGTGGGTCTCTGGGTTTCTGGTTCCGGTCCTCGTCACGGCGTACAGGAGGCTCCCAGATGGCGGTGTGTTGGTCCTGAACGTCACCGATGTTCGCCAGGGTAGGAAGACCTTCCCCCTGGTCGAAGCAGCCATCAGGGAGGCTGTGACGGCGGGTTTCAAGCATGAGGACACCCTCCGGATGCCTTTGGCGAGCTTAAACCGGAAGAACGCCTCGGAGCCTTTGCTGGTGTTCCGACGACGATGAGATGGTTCGGTATGCTCCCTATGGGAGACCTCCAGTAAACGCTGAGGTCTCCCTATGTCTGACTCCACCCTCCCCTCTCGCTTGTTCAGGTAGAGCCCACAAGTTCGACGCCTGGGGTCGTATGGGGAGACAGGAGAAGCCTGTGACCCCAGGAGAACTATCCAGTCCGCCTCAGCCCCGTCGATCCGTGAATGCCGGCATTCCTGGCATGATGCCCTTGTTGCCCGGCGGTAATTTCTTGTCGGGTCAGATCACGCAGGTCATGGGTTCCTTTGATCTGCTCAGGTGGTTCCGCGAGATGGTGTGGCGGCACCATGCCGAGCAGGAGGGTTCCCCGGTGGTTCACGTCACTTCCCGAGGGTCTCTCGTTTCGACTCGGGTGGCCGGTTCAGAGGATTGGGTCAAAGGAGCCCGGGTTGATGTGGTGGAGAACTTCTGGAGGGCAACCGATCTCGCGGTAGCGGCGGGCTCTCCGCTGGTACTCGCGGACGTGGAATTTCTCCCGAAAATCACTCACCCGGCGGCACCCGGGCCTGTTTATAGGGCCAAGATGACCTCGGTGTTTGTCCAGAATATTGGCCCTCGCTTGGAATCTACCGGGGCAGCCTTACTCGTCTTGACGGAAGCGAAGGATCACCGAAACGTGGCGGGGTCAAGGGTGTGGGGCTTCGCATCCTCGGAACGTTTCTTCTTGTCGCGAGAAGACGGTGGGATCAAGATCGAGTGCCTGAAGCCCCGGAGCGGGCTTTCTTTTGGGGCTTCCGTGGTGGTCTGCCCGGAGACCGGCTTGCTGCGCTCTTCCTCTTTGCCGGAGGCAGGAGCGTAGCGTGGATAAGCTCACGGAGACTCTTCCTCACCCGATCCCGGCTGACAGCTTTCTCCGGTGTCAAGCGTGTGGGATCACCTACGACGATATCTGCTACCTGAACCTCTGGTGGGAGGCTGACGAGGACGATGAGTGGGAGGATACCTCCCCTGCCGTCTTGGTCTGCAAAGCGGACCCGTGCAAGCAGGTGATTCTGGACCACGAGCGGCTGTATGCAGAGATGCCCTGGTCTCGCGGGGGCCCCGGTCGGTTTATGCTCGTCTGCGGGACTTGTCCCCACCGGGAGGGGACTACATGTACCCACCCCAAGCTGACTGCGAATGGCGGGGAAGGGCTGCTGGTTACCGCGAGCCAGATTCTTCCTTCGGTCCATATCAACCGAGGTCCCGGTCGTTCCGGGTGGTTGCCCTTTACTCCAGCGACGAAGTGTGAGGGCAACCCGGACGGAGGGGCTTGAACTTTTGGTGTAATCTGTCTTACATCAATGAACCGTCGGCTTCCGGTTTGGGATCAGTTGTGGTCTCATGCGTCCATGAGAATGATCACCCTCTTGGCAGCCTTCCTCTTCACCTTTATCCCCGTTGCGGGGGCCAGCGGGAGCTATTCCGGGGTCTCCTTTCAGGACGATGAAGTCTCGTTCTCGGTCAGCGAGATCAACGGGCTTCTGGTTCTGAGTATCGGTGAAGCCTTTGAGCAGATCTGGGAGTCCTACGACGCTGACCACAGCGAGATGACCACCCCGCTCCAGGTGCCTTCCACCGGGACTTTGGTGAGTCTGGATCCTGAGGCGGTTTACTACCGCTATGAGGCGGGGGAGGATCCGGAAGAGGTCTCCGTTGATGAGATGCTGGGCTTCCTGGGCAGCGAGGTGGTTTGGGTGTCCAAGGTGCTTCCGGACGGCACCTATGCCAATCTCTTCGTTTGCTCTTCCGGGATGGCGTTTCCGAAGGAGTACGACTCCTCGGGCGGGCCTGGGTCGGGCATCTGGGTAGGCAAGTGCGGTGGGGTGTTGTACTCTGCGACCAAGCCTTCCCAGGCAGGGGGTACGGGCTCCTCGATGGGCTCCCTTCTGTACAGCCCGATCGTGACGGTGAGCAATCCCTGTTGGTTTGAGCTATGGCCGGGAGTCCATGAGCCTCCCTGGTGTGGCTAGCTTACAGGAATTCCGGCCCCCGTTGGTGGAATCGGACTCGGGTGCTCCCCCAGGGATTCCAGATCCGAATCCACTCTCGCAGCGTCTTGGAATAGACGTCCACGAATTTGATTGAAGCCTCGTTCAAGTTCGCTTTCATGTCGGGCACGGCAGCGGTGGCTGATACACAAGCGATCAGGGCGAAACTCCTCTGTCTCAAGTTGGATAGGTTGGTCCCGGCTTCATACTCCGCCCGAGCGATCGACACCCCCCAGCGGTCACAGCCTCTAAGGGAGCAGATTTTGCTGAAGAGGGCTCGGCCCAGGGCTTCCTCTGGCATGTAGTCCCCGACCCCGATCTTCAGAGATCGAAGGTTCGGGCCAGGGTCGGACCGGGTTCTGTCGGCTTCTTCTTCCACGAGTCGGAGTTGAAGGGCTCGGGTGACTGCGTTCGCGGAATCCTTGTAGAAGGTCCCCTTGTAGAAGACGATCTCTCGCTCTCGCAGCCCCACTTGACCTAACTGACCCTGGAGTTCAAGCAGCGGTGTAGGTTCAGCCCCACCACCGCGGACGGTGTACCACTGGAGGACGTCGGAGGTCTCGACTTTAAGGGAGCATCCCAGCCCGGAGGAGCAGAAGGCGGGGTCCAGGTCAATGGTCCCTGCTTTGGGATCCATCTTGCCCCCCGCACCTTCCAGGTGAGCGAAACTTCGCCCCTTGCCCTGAATCTCAGCCATGAACAGCTCGTGGCCCAGACGCTTCCCTCTTTGGGCCTCGCCCCATTGAGCTATCTCGGTTCGGTTGCTCCCCCATTGAGAACCGTAGGCTCTCTCTCCTGCGATGGAGTAGGAGCCTCCTTCGATTTTCCCTGTGGAGAGAATTCGACGTAGCTCTTCCCCGTCGAAGACACGGAAGAGCTGGATGGGGGAGAGAAACTTTCCGATAGCAATGGCCCCGCCGAATTGCTTCCGGGCTTTGTTTGTCCCTCTGGGGGACACTTGGACTTTGACCGCCATATTCGGGCCCTCATATAGGAGCCCGAATAATTGGTTTATTGTCCTTGAGAGGTGTCTGGAGAAGTAATGAGATCTCTGCGTTCTAGCGTCATCCGGCTGGCTGCTTCCTTGGAAGCAGGAGACCCGCTTCGGGGTCATCTTGTAGAGGCAGCAGCGGGCTTTGAGGAGTTGACGAGATTCAATTTCTCTTCCGTCTTGCAGTCCTTAGTGGCTCAGATGCTCCGAGAGAACACGGGTACGCTCTATGTAGTGGACGATGACGGCGTCACCTCGGAGCGGGCTTTGAAGGACAAGTTGGACGAGGCACTCTCAGGTGCCTCGGTTCGGCCTACTTCCGGTATGTGGACCGGCCGGGGGCCTAAGCCCCGGAAGCCGACTCTTCCTCGGGTAGAGGGGTTCAAGGCTCGCTATGAGCAGCTCTTGGATGCGGAACGTATGGACTGGAGGAACAAGACGGTAGAGGTGCAGGCTATCCGGTCACCCAGGACTCGGAGGCCCGGGTACAGGGTCACCTGGGAATTCAAGCGTCCGGCTGCCCAGCCGATGCAGTCTCTTGATTTCCGTCGCCTTGTGACGATCCACTATGGTTCAGGTCGAGAAGCTTTTCAGCAGGTTCTCCCTGAGATTTTGAGGTACCTGAGCAGTCAGCGGGGCGTACAGGTTGTTCGGGAGTCGGCTCCCGTGGCATTCACTTATGAGGGAGAGGAGTTCGGGCTTCACTTTTCTGTCAACGCTTACGGGAGCAACAACGTGCTCTCGATCGTTCGTCCCGACCCTCATGAGGTGATTTCTCTTTCCGTGCTGGGTCACTGGTCGGTGCCCACCCTCGGGGACCTCCCGAGGGTGGTCTGGGAGGAGTTCGTCAAGAACCTCGCGGCTAAGAACCGCTAGGCGGCCTCGACCTGGAAGGTGCCGCCCGCCTGACCCTTGAGCCGGAGCACCTCTCCGTCCTCGGTCTCGAAAGTGTGGGTCTCTTCCCACGTCTTCGGACAGAAGGTGCTGTCGGTACGTCGCCCGGCCTTCAGACGCTCCCAGAGCGTCGATCGCCCTCGCGGGGGTCCCGGGAGGCTCCGGAACTGAATCGAGGTGCCTGGGAGGCACTGGACCGTCCGAGGTCGCCGTGCGGGGATCTTCGCCGGGACCTGCTCCGGCTCCGCCTTGACGGGTTCCGGCTTCGGCGGGCTCGGAGCTTCGGGCTTGGGTGTGGCCTTCTTCGGGCCGAAGTGCTTCCGGCAGAAATCCCGCTGCTGGAGCCCCAGGCGGAGGTAGGTGACGATTACATGGTCGTAGATGTGCTCGCAGATGATCCCGAGAAAGTCGTGGGTCAGCCAGTACCGGGTGTTCTGGCTCCGGTTCCCTCGTCGGCCCAGGAGGACCATGACGAGGTCCGGGCTCAGCTCAGTGGCGACGTGGCGGGCCGCGAGCAGGGCTAGCGGTGTGGCTTCCGGGTGATGTATCTGGAATCGCTGGATCGCGTGTCGTCCGACTCGCATGGGATACCTCCTATTTTCGTATACGACTGGCCCGGAGATATTTCCCTAAAAATGTCCGGGGTTGCGGCCGGTAGATCCCTGATAGGTTCCACCAGTGTAGAGGAGCCCGCTGATGGGATTCAGCAATCAAGAGCGGATCAACCTGCTTACCAAGGCGCTGGCCGCCGGGGTGTTGGACGCTAATTCGGTTTCTTCCTGGTATGAGACCTTCTTCCCGTTTCGGTTCATCAACGAGGCGGGGACGGTGTGGATGGAGCTGGGGACGCTCAGGGGCTTCCCAGCCGCGAATCTGTCAGCCGCCCAGACGAACGCGGCAGACCCGGCTCTCTCCACAATTTTGGAGGATCGTTCCGCAGCCGCGAACGCGGTTCGTTTAACCGCGGTGACGGGGACCAACGGTAGCACTTGGGTTGCTCACAGCACCTACAACGACGCCTCTTCAGCCGTCCTGACCAACTGGCTCCTCCCGCAGCTTGTTCCGCAGTCTTCTGGGGTGCCTTCCAACGGGTACGCGATTCGCTTGTATGAGGGCGACCCGGCGAGCGGCGGCACGGAGATCTCTACGACCTCAGGGACGACCGGGACGGGTGACGAGAAGACTGTCGGCTGGGTCTGGAACTACGCGAACGGGATGCTGCTGCTCTCTGACGACTTCAAGGGGAGCGTCTCGGACCCTTACGTGGTCGGGTTCCGGTATGTCGGACGAACGGCTCAGGATACGGAGGATGACCTCCAGACTCTTGAGGCGAGCGTAGCGACGACCCAAGGAGAAGTCAGCACTCTCCAGTCGGAAATGGCGACGGCTCAGTCAAATATCACGACTCTTCAGTCAGAGATGACCGCTGCGGAGGCGGATATCGACTCCCTGGAGTCTGATATGACGACAGCGCAATCAGATATTACGACGCTTCAAAGCGACGTAACAACGCTTCGGGACGACGTGGATGCCCTTCAGCAATCGGCTAATGGGATGGTGGTTCGTTTCGTAAAGGGCGGGTGATCTATGCCGCTTGGACAAGCTGGAGATCCCTTCACCTTCCACGTCCTCTGGTTGGACGCGGAAGGGAGCCCGATGACGGTGACCTCTCCTGCGATCGATATCTTCTACTTCGATAACGCTGGGGATAGGCAGAATCTTGTCACCAGCGGGGTGATGACTGCCGTGACCGGGGACACGGGGCGGTATGCCTACGTCTACACCGTCAGCTCTTCCTACGACGAGCCCTCACCTGTCTACGGGTTGATGACGGCGACGGAGACGGCGACGGGGTTGGAGCTGGTGGAAGAGATGGTGGTCGATGTGATCGACCCCAACGCGAGCACCCTGACGGTGAAGAACGAAGGGGTGGTGCTCAACACCAGCGTGACTAGCATCGATTTCATCGGGGTCGATGTGGAGTCCGACAACCCTTCTGGAGACGCGATCCGGGTCTTTATCCCGCCTCCCAGCTATCAGTCTCACTGGAATACTTCGGACGGGGACAACGGGAACCAGTCGGTCACGGAGTCGATCTCCAGAACGACGACTCGGATCCCCGACCCCAGCGGGGGTGAGGGCTCCCCATTCAAGACAGGCGGGTGGGCTGACTCCAATCAGGACACCACGCTGAGCACCTCAGCGACCTTCACGACTCCGGATGTGACCACGGGGTTCGGTGGGGACTCCACCATGACAGTGAATGTCTACGACGCAGACGGCTCTACTGTCTTGGAGACCTTCACTACGGCAGCCCTGGACGGGGATGGCTCGTATGACGCCCCTAGCGGGAACATCAGCGTCACCTTGTCCAGCTACGGGTCGGATACTCTTCAGTGGAAGGCGAAGGCGTCTGTCGTCGTGGACTTCGACGGGGTTTTGTCTGACGCTGGCCTCACGGGGGGACGCTGCCACGCTGAAGTGATTCACACCACGGACAGCGGAACCGACGGTACCGGTCCCTACACGTATACTCAAGACCCGTTCTTTCTGGACAGCAACCCCAGCACCCCAGCGATTAACGGCACCGTTTCGGTGTCCGAGACCGCTGGGCAGGTGTTAACCAAGCATCTCTCTGGGGTGGAATACTACATCCTCAGCTCGCAGTTCACAGCGTCGGTGACGGATATCGACGGCTTGAACGCCAACAGCATCAGAACGAGCGCGAACCTCGTCCTGACCGGGTCGGAGTACGGTCTCTCTTCCCTCTCCCACAGCCCCTTCGGGACAGGTAGTGCGAATTTCTCGGGTTGGTCATCTGCGGAGAACCAGGATGACGTGTCCTACAGCAACACTGCCTGGGCGATCACCCAGGGGAGCTATCGCTATTTCGGCTCGACCGCGAATATCTCCAGCTATCCCCGGGACCCTTGGGCTAACGGCTCTACTCAGAACTCGTCCAATGCCTCGATTCTGATCGACACCTACACGTCCAGCTCAAGTGCCCTGGTCGAGAACTTTGACGACGAAGATCTCCGCCAGGACAGCGGGTTCAACAGCGGGGCCGCAGCGGGCAACTGGACCAGTACGACAGCTCTGGTTTCCGGGGAGGGCTTTGTCCACAACGGGAAGCTCATGTCTCCGGAGGCAGCCTCCTACCAGGACTGGTCCAGCTTTCAGCCTTCAGCCGGCGGCGCCAACCCAGACTACTCCGCCTTGTCGGTTCCCGTGAGCTATTACCGGACTTTTGAGGACACGTCAGGGGATTCTCGCTCCAGCTTTTCGGTGGTGTTCAGCGGGGCCTTTGTGTCCGACGCGACGACGGATCTCGCCAATAGCGACCTGGAGATCTTTGTCAGGCGGGTGTCTTCGCCGCTTGGCGATTCCGGCCCGAGTGCGAATCCGCTCAACCTCCACGGGTCGCTGTACAACTTTTCCTCATTCGACGACGGGGTCACCAACGGTGATATCCGAGAGGGGTCGTCGTCTGGGAACACCGTGAATGGCACCTTCGGGGGGCTCCCTTGTGAAGATGGGATCCATGTCCACGTCCGCATCAACGACGCGACGATTCAGATCGACAGCATGACGGTGACCTTCTTCTGAAGTCGCCGGGGTATTCGGCCTATACATCCGGGAGGGCAATGAGTCGTTTTTCTGACCCGTTTCGCCTCAGGGTGCTGGAAGACCAGATCCGAATCTCTGTCCGGGTGACGGAGAGGAAGGTGGACGAGTACACGTTCTCCATTTCTGAAATCCGGGGGATCACTCTGTCGTTCCCGCCCGGCCCGGAGTGGGTGGAGGCCGGGTCCCTGAAGGTTCGTATCCGCGACGGGAAGGCGATGATCGGGTTCCAGGTCTCCGCTTACAAGTGGGAGATTTATTCGATGGTCCCCGGCAATCTCGTTCGTTTCCTAGCCCAGCTCCGGGCAGCGTTGGGGGAGGGCTGATGCCTATCGGAAGATCGCCTCGGATTCGGGCCGCCCAGATCAGGTCTTACCTGACCATCGAGGCTTATGGCGTGACTCAGGGGGAGGTTGTCTCCGTGGTAGACGATGGAGGCACGATGAAGCTGCTTCCTTGCTCGTCAAATCTCTATGCGGACACCTTCTATGGATTCGCGGACGCGACGACGGCTCAAGGGACCATCCCTACCATCACGGGCAGGGGGTCTCGGGTAACCCCGCTCGTTAAAAACGACGACCCTCTGGTGATCGGTGTCGGCGTGTGGCTGAGCGACACCGCGGGTCGGGTGGTACAGACACCCCCCTCGTCGGGCACGATTCTCCGGGTGGGGACCGCGGTGACTACGACTGAGATGGTCCTGGCGACAGATGCCAAGGTGAGCATCGGTTGATGGCATACACCACCCTGGGTGAGGCGGTGACCTTCACCGCGGTCTTTGTGGACGGGGTCAATGACCCGCTCACGGTGACCTCTCCACTGATCGATATCTTCTACTTCGACAGCGGAGGCGACAAGCAAGCCCTGGTGACTGAGCAAGCCATGACGAGCCTGGGATCAGGGCACTACGTGTATTTCTACACCCCGGTGGGGCTCTCCACAGGCGTGGTTCTCGTGGGGTTCATGCGGGGAACTTCTGATGGGGTCCAGGTTTCTACGGAGCAGAGTTTCTCTATCCGGTCAAGCGTCCCCCTTAAACTCTCCAGGTAGATCGTATACAAGACCATGCTCTCTCTTTCCGAAATTGATCGCCGGCTGGTCCGGGCTCACCAGACGAGCCGAGTCGTCGTTTCCCTGGGTGAAACCATCCGGGAGATGATTTCGGAGGATCCCGAGGTGACTCTGCTCCGGGTTGAGAAGAGGCTCCGGGAGCTTGGTAGCTCAGTACATCTCCTCGCGGCTCCCCTGGAGCAGATGCGGCCTGGGCTTGAGGCCCGGAACGTTGATGGTTCCCTGGCTTCCTATTGGCTCTGGATATGCCTCTATCCTCGGGAGCTGGAATCAACCCGGGAGCGATTCGGAATCCAGAGCCCGCAGGAAAATCTCCTCCGGCTCCGGGAGACTGGTTTCCTCATGCTTCAGGATTCTCATGGTTGATCTCACTCAGCGGTATCTTCAGGAGCCCCTCCTTCACGCCGTCGTGACCGCTCTGGTCAACATCTCGCTGGATGGGGTGGAAGACCAGCCCGGTCGAACGAAGGACTTCCTCGGGCGAGTCGCCCGAGAGTTTCTGGTCCGCGGAGAAGCGATCCTGGTTCGGGTTGGTGACGAGGCTGCTTTGATCGCCCCTGGCGCGATCACCGAGCTGGGGTCAGTGCCCATTCTGGAGGGGGTCACCCTGGAGCCCGAGTCCGTCTTGAGGATCTCTCGGCCTACGGGTCTGGACCCGAGCCGTATCCGGAAGGACACTGATCTCCAGGGAGTCGATATTCCGGTGCTCCGGAACTTCATTCCTCGCACTCTCACGTTCCTTGGGGACAGGAGGTTGATCGGTGTCTGATTACGAAATCAGCGGTGGGCTCATGTCTCCAGACGGGATGGGCTCCCTGTTTCTGGATGGCTATGCGATTCCCGAGCCCGTAGATCCCAGGATCGTGGGGGCCCATGTCGGATCGAGTGTGCCCGGCTCCTGCTGCATTCGGGGTGAGAAGGAAGGGCTCCCCGTGGAGTGGGTGGTGGAGTTCGACTGGCTCTTCGCCTCGTTTACCCCGGACAAGGTGAACCACCATGTCGCAGTTATCTGCGGAACCTTCCCGGTGCATGTGGAGGCTGTCCACGAGCCGGTCACCGTGACCCTGAGGTGGAAGGACGCAGAGGGGCTCCATGAGGAGGAGCGTCGCTTGGATTCCGGAGTCGCGGAATTCCGCTCCCGATAGATTCTCTATAGGGCTTCGTGGTTGAAGCCTTGGAGAATCCGCATGAGTGGCCTGCGTCGAGCTATCATCCGTTTGGCCGCTTCTACGGCGGAGGCTGACCTCAAGAGCGACTTGCTCCGGTTGGTCGCAGCTCCCGCAAAGGGAGGGCTGTACCTCCGTCCCCAGAACCCGCGTGTTACCGAGAGGTGGAGTGCCCTTCTGGGTCGAATCCTGTACGATAAGTATGGGTCTGGGGTTGTGAATATCCCAGATGTGTCCCTAGTGGACACGGATCACGGGGAAGAAGTCTTCGTGGACATGTACGGGGTCGGGATTTCGGTCAAGAGCCACACCACTGTCCTGGCTTTGCTCGGGGTTAGCTTCTACGATGAGAAGTCTGGGATCGAGGCGGTCAAGACACTCCAGAAGGATCCGCGTCACCCCCCGCTAGGCTTGTTTCGCGCAACCAAGTATCGCAGCACCCGCGTCTATCCTCCGATGAAGGAGGTCCCCCAGGGGGGTTCGTCCTACAGAATTCGGGGGGACAAAGTGCAGGTTTCTATAAATCCTGACCGGATTTACGTCAGCGGATCGACGTACCCGATCAAGGATGACCTCCGGAGTATGGGGTTTCGCTGGGATCGAGACCGCAAGGCGTGGTGGCTGGATGCCCGCCGGTATGACCGAGGCGTTGAGCAGCGCCTCAAGGCAATGTAGGGGAGAGCGATGCCCGGTGGAGCAGTCAAGACTCCCGCAGATGAGAAGCGGTGGAGCCGAGCCAAGGAGATCTTCAAGGAGCAGAAGGGCCGAGACCCGGAGGGGGATGACTATGCCCTGGTCATGCACATCTTCCAGGGGATGAAGCGGACCAAGCATGTCCCCGGTCAGAAGAAGAAGGCTCTCACGGATCTTCGTCGGGCGGTGATCCGGCTCGCGGCTTCTGAGCCGCAGGAGAGCCCCCTCCGGAAAGCTCTCCTCGCCTCCATGTATGGTCCTGCTCCGACAGAGCGAGTCTCCCGGCCGAAGGAGGTGAGGAATCCTCGGCCCCTTCGGTACCACAGGTCCAATCGTGATTTTGTGGAGATCAAGAAGGCGGTGGAGGGTTCCATCGTTTTCTACCAGGAGGAAGACCCGCGGTTCTCCAGCAGCCGACCTGACCCGGAGTTTGACTATCTCATGGTTCTGGCTCACTACCAGAACCCACGACACGGGGTTCACTACGTGTGGGAGATGTTCGACCTGGATTCGGACAGCGGGGAGCCTATCTGGGAGGAAGAGGAGGAGGAAGATCCTCGTCGGTGGTGGAGTGTCCAACAGGCGTGGAAGCACGCTACGGATTCCGCTATCGACACCAGGAACGACCCAGGCGACCCACCGGACTCCTATTTCGAGCAGGGGTCTTACTACAGCTTCTAGCTGAGGTGTTGAGATGGCGAAGGAAACTCTCCGTAGGAGAGCGATTCGGGTCGTGAAGGCTCAGCCGGTGGGGTCACCCTTGCGGCGACACTTGCTCGCAGCCCTGAAGCAGAGCTACGAGCCCTACCGGGAGTATGAGGATCATTATGAGGATGTGGAGCAACCATTCCCGAGCCGGCTAGCCCCCACTCGGGTGTCTCCGACCTCCTATCATCGTCGTCAGCGGGAGTTTCAATCCGTCGCTCGGGCGTGGAAGGGTTCCATCAGCTACGGGAGAAAGCGGGACGACTACTTCCTTTTTCTGGTGGTCTATGAGGACGGGGTCTTCTGGGAAGCCTTTCAAGATGGCGTCTGGGATGGGCCCGTGTTCGATGACAGCTACGACAACGACAGGCCGGAGTCGGTCTGGAGGCGGGTGGTGACGTCGGTGCTGGAAGACGACGGCTACGACTTCTGAACGTGCAACAAGAGATCACGGGCTGAGCCATAGGGCTTGTCGAATCCCAGGAGCGCGTTCCCATCCCTGTCCGCCTTTTTCACCCATTCCAGCATCTCGGGATCAAAGACCCCGATAGGGTCGGAGAAACAGGAGCCTGGGCGGTGCTGAGCGGCGTTCTGGGGCGGGTAAATGTCAGGGCTTACCCTGACCCCTAAGAGGGCTTCAAGAGCCTTGTAGAGGCGGCTGGAGTCCAGCAAGAGGTCAATCTGGAGGGGAGACCCGAAGGCCCATTCGGTCGTCCAGGTGAACAGCCCGGCTCTTCGATTGAGGAGACTCGGTCGGAAGTCCGGGTCCCCCTTGGCGAAGTTGTTGACGACCTGGAAGTCTCTCTCCAGGTCGGTGACCTCATTGGGGTGTGTGACCCCATAGAGGAAAGGCTTGAACCCGGGCTCTCCATTGCCCCAGCTCCGGAGTCGTTCCCGCCCCTCGGCTCCGGAGCTGGCGTGCTGGTAGAGGCTCGCGTACCAACTCCAGGCGTCTCGGTGGGTCCCGAAAACTTGTCTACCTTCACGCAGAGAGTGGTCAAGTTTTTGGATGCTCTCGTGTCGTCGGATGCCTGATATTCTCTCGGCTCCCAGGCCACGAGCGAGAACCCGGCTGACGGACATGCCTCCGGTCTTGGGCATGTGCCAGTAGAGGAAGCTCTCGGTTCGGAGTATCGCCATCTACTTCATCCCCTCGATCAATCGAGGGAGGAAGGTCTCGGAGGCTTCACGGAAGTGAATGGCGTACTCCTCCAGAAACTCAGGGAGGGGGCCGGGGTCAATCACGAAGGTGGGGAGGGGTGCGATGGTCGCGGAGAAGACCGCTTGCTCGGTGATTCCGACCGCGAAGGAAGTCCCGATGAAGATACAGCAGGTCATTTGATCCAGCGCGCTCAAGGCTTCTGAGAACCGGTAGCTCTCGTGACTTTGGTAGTTCTCGTCAAACCACAGGACGTGGGGGCGAAGGAACTTCCGGCACTTGGGGCACCGAGGGAGGGTCTCCCGACAGGGATTCGCCCGGAAGGCGGAGAAGAGGCTCTCATCCCATTCGACGAGGCCCCTGGGCTCTCCGTTGACGCAGTGTCGGTTGGTGCAGCGGAGATATCGGGCTGCCCCGTGGACCTCCATCACGGAGGTAGATCCCGCCGCCGTGTGGAGTCCGTCTACGTTCTGGGTGATGATCTGGAGCTGCGGGATCATTTGCTCCAGGTCCGCCAGGGCTGTATGGCCGGCGTTGGGTGAGGCCGAGCGGCAACCGTCGAAACGGCGGAGGTACCAGGACCACTGCTTGACGGGCTGGCGGAGGAAAAACCTCCAGGTGCCCATCTCCAGTACGGTCTCTGACCAGACCGCATCCGGGTCTTGACCGCGAAAAGTGGGGATCCCGCTGGCTAGGCTGATGCCGGCTCCCGTGACTACAACAGGTCGGGCGTCAGGTCTCTGGAGCTGCTGGATGAGATCTCGCATGGGGGATGATACCGTTTTCGTGGTCAGTAATGGCTTAATAGGTCCGAGTGGCTGAGGAACAGCCTATGACTCCCCTGCGTCGTCGAGCGATTCGTCTAGCTTCCAGGCTCCCCGCTGGGGCTCCTTTGAAGGTGGCTCTCCTGAAAGCCGTCGAGGCGTCGTCAGATCCCTATGGACAGGAGATCCTCCGTCAGCTCGGGGGATCTCGCTGGCTTCAGATGATGATCGGAGCCAAGAATTTTATGGTCGGGCACACCAACGGTGGGGCTCTTGGGGGTCTCAGTTTCAAGTTCCCCCGGCCGGGTCGAGGCAAGCCGAATTTCGTTCGGATTCTCCTTATGGGAGACGACACCTACAGCGTGGAGTTCATGTCTCTCCACGGGTACAACGCCCGCTCTATGAGCAAGGTAGATGGGATCTACGCAGACCAGCTCCGGGGTCTCTTTGAGAGGAACACGGGCCTTTATCTGAGGTGATTGCCGTATAGTAGAGGCATGAACCGACGACATTTCCTGAAAGCAGCCGTGTCCGCCTCTACTCTTCCCCTGGTCCCCGGGGTGGCCTTTGCGGCAGGGTCGGAAGCGGTCTTCCATATCCCGACCTTTTGCTCCGGCTTCACGAAGGACAAGAAGCCGGAGGTCATTTCAGGTGAACTGGTGGCTCAGGTGGCAGATATGACCTGGGGAGCCCTGGAGCGGTCGTTCGGGGGACGTCTCCCGGTCTGGAGGGACTACGATCGGTTCAGGCCACCGATCGGCTGGCTGGTGGGGTTGGAGAGCAACGCCTCTCGACCGATGCAGCCTCTCTATGACAAGAACGGAGAGGTCTTTGACTACATCCCGGGTAAGTTGAACATGACCCTCCTCGCGACGGTGAGGTCTCGTGAAGACCTCACCGGGCTCCATCTGGGCCCTACTCTTCACTGGCCCTCTGCGGGGGGTTTGGAGTTGGGGGCCTGGGGTCTCTTTGAGAAGGCCGTGTTCGCTGTGCCCCACGGAGCCCGTAAGGTGGCTGGGTGAGGCGGTTCTTTCTCCTCCGAACGGAGGATGTGAACGGGAATTCAGGGACCGGCAAGGTCGCGGAAGGGGTGGAGTCCATCACGGGCAAGGTAGTCCTCTTCTGGACGGTGCCTCCCTGCAAGGTCGCCCTGTATGACTCTCTCACGGACCTGGAGAGCCTTCACTCCCACGGGGGTCGGACCAAGCTGATCATGGTGGACAAAGAGCACGCGAAGCCAAGTCGATCCTGAGGGGTCCAACTTTGCCCTCTCCCTCGTAAAGGGAGCATCACCAGGAGGTGTTGAGTGGCGAAGCGAGGATTGAAGGCCGCAGAGGAAGAGGTGTACCGGGCTTCATTCCAGTCGAAGACCCGGCCCAATCCTTGCGATGGGAAGGGTCTCTCTTCTGAGAAGGTAGCGAACATCGCCCGGGACTTCACTGATCCCAAGGAGCGGTTCTCTTTGGCTGGTGCCGCCGCTTTGCTGATGGAGCGGCAGGATTCCATCCTCGCGAATGGGGAGGTCGCCCACACGTTTGAGCCCTTCTGCCGGGTGGCGAGCGTGAACAAGGTCGAGCACGCCACCTCCCAGGGAGAGACCGGGAAGTACCGGATTTTGTGGAACCCGGCGAAGCTCGCAGAAGTTCTGGGGGGATCCTCTGGCAACTGGATCGCCTGGACACGGGCTGCCCTGGACAGGAAGTCGGATCCCTCTCACCTCCCGATGATTTACCCCGCGGACCTCGGGCAGCTCACCCGAAATCACCTGCTGGTGAACCACGGTGTCGCCTGGGGGCGTCGTGAGCCTGTGTACTATCTCAGTACCACTGCGATGGTCGCCTATCTGATGGCTCAAAAGAAGTGGGGTGATCCCGCTCTCGTGAAGCGGTTTCAGGAGATCGTGGGTCGGCACGCTGACTTCATCGAGCCTCTCCTGGTCATTCTCCCAAAGGAAGACCCGGCGGTAGCCGTGGTGAAGGGTGACGGCGTGATGGTTTCCGAGGAGGCTCCTCCGGAGAAGGAGCGGGTGACTCAGGAGGCTGGGGGCTCTCCCGTTGAGGAGCCCCTCTCGGAGATCGATTTCCTTTTGGATGAGGTGCTGGTTCCACTTCCTCAGAAGGTCGTATCTCTCATTGACTCTCAGGAGGAACAGGACGTGGGTTCTCAGAACAAGACGGTGGCTGAGCTTCGGTTGGAGCTGGCCCAGCATGATGCGAAGATGCAGCGGCTCCGGGTTCAGTTGGCCGCCGCCGAAGAGGCGGAGAAGCGCACTGCCTGGAAGGAGAAGTGGACCGGTGTCTTCGGGTCCTTCATGGACGGGATCATCCCTGATGATGAGTTCAAGTTCGCCAAGACGGTCTCGTTCAAGGTGGGCAGTGAAATTCTCACCTACGAGTTGACGCGGTCCCGGGAGGAGGTCGAGGTTGCCGTGCTGACTTTCGGAAGCGACGACGCTTCAGCCCTGGCGGAGGGGCTCACTGGTATCCTGCGGACTTGAGTGTATAGTGTGGGGGAACCGGCGTGCCGTGAGCCGGGTCCAACCGCACGGTCTTCAACCTAAAACGACGGAAGAAGACCAATGGTACGCGCAAAGTTCAGGTGTTTGGACACCTCCGCCTCTTGGAGTGGAGTGCGGACGGCGATCCTCAAGCCGGTGACCCCGAAGTCGGTGTACGACAACGGGACGCCGGAAGAGGCGGAAGAAAACCGCCGGTTCTGGTCGGCATCCCCCAGCGGGGAATGTACGCTCCGCTACAGGGGCGACATGCCGTTCGTTCCTGGCTCCTATTACTACGTGGATATGGAGCTGGGGTCTCCTCAGGAGGGAGACCGGGAGTGGCGTCTCGCCTCTCTTTACTTCCGGGACGGCAACCTGGAAGTTTGCTTGAACACTCCTTGGCTCAAGGATGCCCCCGATCTTGTGGACGGGGTGTTGACCCTGGTGATCGACAACAGGGAGGCGTGGCCTCACTTCGTGAAGTTGTCTGAGGACAACATCCCTGAGGTGGGGATTTCGTGGAGGGTGGTGTTCAGGGAAACCCGAGCCGCCTGAGTTTCAGCCTCCTCAAAGGAGACCACCCGGCCCCCTAGGGCCCCCCACTCTTCACCCGTGAGTGGTCTTAGGGGCCCGGGAGACCCGTAGATTGTCAGGGTGTTTCGACGGCTGGGGACGTGCGCTAAAATCCTCCGTTCTCGTAGGTGAGAGAAGAGGCTGCGATCTCCGCAGGCACTCCCGCTGGTGTTGCATCCCAGGTAGATGACGGTTTCTGCCGTCTCCAGCAACGGGGTGATCCCTCGGAGATAAGTGGGGGGCCCGGATAGTCAGATGACTCCCCGTGGGATCACGGGGAGGTCTTTGTGGAGACTCCGGATGAAATGAATGGGTCGCCCACGGCATAAGCTGGGGCTTACGGGTTCTTTGTCTACGGCGATGATTCCACGAAGGGTTTGAGAGCCTGCTTCATTTCAGGCAGGATCTTCCCGAAGCTCATCGGTGCTGGGGAGCCTCGCGCCAGGATTCCATGCGGTTGCCCTCGCTATCCCACACGGGGAAGTCCGGGAGATCTCCCCGGAACATCGCTCGACAGAGGCGCTCCGCATCCTCGATGGAGATGCCCTGCATCCTGGCGAGGGGTACTCCGTCGAGAGCCCCGCGAATGCCGGAGAAGGAGCAAAAGACCCGGGCGAACTTGGAGATCGCCTCGGGGTTATTCTCGTACTCGCGATCCTCGTCGTAGGTGGTGCCGGTGAGGCACCCGAAGATGGGCCGGCTGCTCCCGGTGTAGACGAACCAGTCTCCCGTTCGGAGATTTCGCTGCTCGGGGGTGATGGCGGCGGCGAGCAGACGACGGCTTTCTTCCATCGCGGCGAAGAGTCCCTCGATGGAGTTGAAAGAGCGGATCATGTTGAAAACCTCCACTTTGATATACGAGTCACCCGCAGAAATTATCCTTCGGTATCCGTTCTATTTTCACTCTGGAGTGTGGAATCCCCGCGAGGTCTTCAGGGGGAGCCCGATAATCCCTCTATCTAGTCGGCTTGAGTGATAAGCCCCCTACTCTGGAGATCTGGCGATGGCTTTCGGACCTGCGATCACCCTCACCCACGCTGGTGCTTCTACCGGTCCCCTCTTTCTCTCCGATGTTCGGATGAGGACGGATGGACCTCACTATGCAGCGGGAGCTGCTGGTGGCGGAGGCGTCTACGTCCCTTCGGGATCCACCCGTACCCTCTTCTACTCGGGCGACGTGGCTCGTTCCTATGAGTCCGGAGCGATCCGGGGCTTCATCGATGCCGGTGAGCTGACCGTCGCCTGGGAGATCGGAACGGAGTTCGCTGACGCTTTCAGCCACACCGAGCGGTTCCAGTCTGCTATCGTCGCCAACGGGACCGAAGCCCTGGCGTGGGTTGCTCCGCACGCCCTGGAGGTTCTGTCCATCAAGGCGTATGCTGCCACCGTCGCGACGGTGGGTGCCTACACCCTCGCGGTGTCGGGTGACGGCAACAACCTCCTGGTGGGGGCCACCTTCGACCTCACCTCCATGTCGGACGCCACGGTCGAGGAGCTGTCCCTGACCGCTACTGCGGCTGACCTGACTCTGGCGGAGGACGACGTGGTCCTGCTGTCCATCGTCAGCGACAACGCCGGTCTCGACGCCGCCAACATGGTCGTTGTGATCGAGTACGCCCACCGCTGATAACCTATCGACCTGAGTTGATAGGGGGCTCCTTGACTCGGGTCGATAGAGTGCCTATTCGACGCCCCTGGTAGATTCACTCTCTACCAGGGGCGTCGAATATGGCTCAGGGAATCATCCTCAGGCTGACTCACTCAGGATCGACCTCCGATTCCATCCTGATCAGCGATATCCGTCAGTACACGGATGGACCTCACTACGCGCAGCCTGACCCTGGCGGCGGCGGGGTTTACGTCCCTGTAGGGGGGACAAGAGACCTCGTCTTCGCTGGAGATGTAGCTCGCAGTCTGGAGAGTGGTTGCATTCGCGGGATGGTGGATGGGGGCTACATCACCAGCAGCTTCGTTTTCGGGGCTGACTGGAATGCGGCTTCTATCCTCAACGAACGGCTGGAAGTCACTATCTCCGGTGGGAACACGATCAACATCCGGTGGGTGGTCCCGGCGGACTTGACCATCTTGAAGGCCAAGGCGTACATCCAGACAGCGGCGACTACTGCCGGGGTGTACACCCTCGCTGTGGATGGGGCGGGGAACAACGTTCTGGGAGCCGCGACCTTCGACCTCACTAGTCTGGTCGCTGCGACGCCCACGGACCTGACCCTGACTTCGACGGCGGCGGACCTCGACCTCGATGAGGACGACGTGGTGACGCTGTCTGTCGTGAGCGACAACGCCGACCTGACGGGCGGCGGGCTCTTCTTCCAGATCGTCTACGGACTGAGGTAATCATGGCTGAATACGATGGCATCTTTGACGCGGTAGTCGGTGTCGCCCAGGGTGGTGCTCAGTTCTTCAAGGCGACCTGCAAGTACAACACCGGTTCAGGCGACGTGACCGATGGTGAGACGGGGACGATTCTGGGGGAGCTATCGTCTACTTCGCTGGAACGGCGGAGGGTGACGCTGTTTACTTCGGAGCCCCCGAGCCTTTCCACTCCATGAAGGTGGAGTTCACGGCATCCGGTGACATGGGGGCGTCAGAGCCTCCCTGGCAGTTCTGGGATGGCTCAGCCTGGAGCAGTGTTGAGGTGATGTTCTCCTCATCTGCGGGGGAGCACAACGAGCAGGGAGGCCCCGGGGGCGGGGGCGGACAGGAGACCATGAGGATGGGCTCCATGACCGGGTGGTCGTCCAAGGATCTGGATGGGGAAGATCTCTATTGGGTGAGGTTCATTCTCCCCGGTGCGATCACAACTTCCCCTTCCGGGTACATCCCGACCGTCTCGACGGCGAAAAGTTTCACGAACGAGGAAGGGGTCACGGAATTCTTCGGGGAAGGTCGCCCGGTCTTTACCTTTGACCTGATGCCAGATGGGAATTCTGGGCTCGCGTCGAGTGCTATCGCGCTCTCTTCTGGGATCACGGTCTCGTTCTCCGAGGCTGTTTTCCCGGATGCGGCTTCCAGCTCCAAGGTCTTTTACGCTCGCTGTCCTGTCGGCCTGGACGCGACGGTGCCTCTGGATATCGATATCACCTTCGTATCCGATGCAGCCGCTAGCGGCGACGTGGAGTGGGATGTAACCGCTTGCCTCGTGCCCACCGATGACACCGTGATTGACGGCGCCCTTCAGGAGTTTGCGGGTTCCGTTGTCAAGTCGGTGGACGCCGCGAACAAGCTGTTCATGGCGAACCTCTCTCTTCAGGTCGGAGGTCTCTTCCCCGGAGCTATCCTGGTCCTGGAGGTGACTCGGGATGCCCAGGTGGGCAACGCCGAGGACACTTACGCGGATCAGGTCTCCCTGGTCTCCGTGGAGTGCCGCGGGACCAAGTGGAAGGTCTAATCTCGGAAGAAGGACCGAACGGCCCCTTCTGAGATCCCCAGAGCCTCGCCCTCTGCCAGGAGTGCGGCTCGGTTCTCTTGGGAGCCCTGCAAGGCCAGTACGAGTTTGAAGATCCGGACGACGAAGTTGACGGTGAAGTCGTCTCGGTCGGATCTTCCGTTGGCTCCCCAGCCCCCGGTGAGGGTGGTGTAGAGGCTGAAGTACCTACGCGGGCCGGTCATCGACTTATCCCACCGGATGTGCCCCAGGTAGGATTCGCCTATCTTCACCACGAACGTCGGCGTCACGCTGTACATGTGGTGCTGGACGTGGTTCGGCTTGTAGATGAACGAGACCTCCTCTCCGAGCTGATCCCGGAGAGCACGGCGGACCTCATGGAAGAATTCTATGGTCTTTCGGCTCATGGGGTAGTCCTTAGCAGGGACCGTTGGTGTGGCGGAATGCTCCGGCGGGGAGGGTCCAGCGGTCGGGAGAGACCTTCACCTGAAGTCGGTAGGGCCCCGTGACTCGCTGCTGAGCCCACGGCACCAGGACCCGGGCGACGAAGCTCTTTCCCTTGTCCGCCTGCTCGACGACCGAGAGGGCTCGGTTGATGGTCACACCGAAGCGGCTCTCTGCGTCAGCCACGCGGCTGAACATCTCAGGGGCGATCTCTCGGATGGTCGCCCACTCGTCCTTTCCGCCGAAGATGCAGGTAGCGCAGGAGGCTCGGGAGTAGCCGAGATCGTAGCAGGGGTGGGCTCGGACGCCGGCCTCACGGATGGTCTTCCAGATCAGAGCCTCGTTCCAGTCGAGGACTGGGCGATACTGGTGGACGATCCGGGACTTCGCGGAGGCCCGGTGCCTCTCTACCCGAGCATACCGGGAGCGGGCCTTGGACTCCTCCCATCGCTCCCCGGTGATCACGAGGATCTTGGGGATGTGGGTGACCACCACCTTGTAGCGACCGTTGATCCGTCGCCGTTCCTTGGTCGGCTGGAGGCGGGGGTCCTTTCGGATCGCCGTAGCACCCACGTCGATCTTGAGATAGGCGGAGCACCACCGGACGCTGAGGTCCGCGGACACCTGGGGGAACTTCATCCGGGTGCCGTTGGGTCCCTTCCCCCCTGTCCGCCCAATGGTGCCGTCAGGGAGCTGGTAACGGGTCGGGGCGGTGGGCTGGTTGTTTCGGTTCATCTCGCCTGCGAAGCCCCCTTCCTTCCACTGGAAGCGGATCTCCAGGCCCATCGCCTCTGCAAACGCCTTGCAGTAGGACTCCGTGACCGGCCAGTCCATGAAGGTATCGGAGCCCGGGGCTCCGTCGATGCATTGGTGCCACAGCTCCAGTCGATCACGGGGAACCCCAGCCGCCGCCATCTGGCGGAGCATCTCGATGACACACGCCACCGAGTCCTTTCCGCCGGAGAACTGGAGCAGGATCTTGTCGTACTCCCCCAGGGGGAGCAGAGTGGCAGAGTCCGGCCGGGCGTCTTCAGACGTGATCCGCCCGGCGTTCCGGGTCCAGTTAAGGTGAGAAGGGGTCGCGACCATGATGATTCCTCCGTTCCTTCTTGTATACGACCAGACCTCGGAAAGTTACCCCACTTCGGTATCTGCTTTATGGTTTTCTGGGGTTGAATAGCGTGGGTAAGTTGGGTTCATGAGCCGTCCTTCCACCTCTAGCCCGGCTCCCGTGGCGGATCGGTTGTACCTTACGGATTTCCGCATGGCGGGGTTCCTAGTAGCTCGGGGTGCTCGTTTTACCGGGACGGAGATAGCGCCGAATGGCGATGTGGTTTTTTCATTTCAGGATGACCAAGATCAAGCCACGGAGATTCTCAACGAATATCCGGGATCACCGGAGCAGCGGTATGACTCCGCGGTGAAGACCATGCACGACTTTGTGAAGATGGCACAGCGTCGGAAGAGGGGTAGACGTGGGTAAAGGCAAAGGGAACGCACGTCGGGCTCGGGCCCGACGTGAGAAAAAACGGCATCTACGCCACCTCAAGTCCAAGAAGCGGGGCCGCCCCGCGAAGTCTCGAAAGGAGTTTGTTCCAATGGCTCGCAGAACCGATATCGCCTTCATTGAAGAGCAGATCGCCGCTGGGCGTTCCACTATTCAGAGCATCAACCAGAAGTATCAGGCGTACCACGAAGAGGTGGGGGCCAAGGTGCGAGAGGTGCTGGAGGAGGCTGGGGTTTTCGAGGAGGTCAAGGCTCTGGAGACCGAGCGTGAGGAGACCCGTCAGAAGGCCCAGGCGAAGATCAACAGGATCAACGGTCAGCTCCAGCAGCTCGCGGCGACCCAGAACTTCCTCCTTCAGCGGGAGGCTGACGCTCCCGAGGTTTCCTCGGAGGAAACTTCCTCCGAGGAGGCTCTTGAGGAGACCCCGGCAGAGGCTCCCATTCCTGAGGGGATGGATGACGCCTCGGAAGAGGTTGAGATGCTCCCTGTCCCTGCCGTTGAGGACGAGGGTGAGGCTCAGGACGGGACGGATGACGAGACCCCGGCTCCAGGGACGGTCATCACTGAGATGGAGCTGATCCAGGCTCAGGTTTCTGAGGCCCGGAAGAAGAAGAAGGGTTCTTCCCCGAAGCCCCCTCAGTTCTAAAAATCTTCGCTAGGACCTCTATAAGGGGATCCCTATAGCGACAGCCCATCCTCCGTGATTGTCGATTGGAAGGAGGAGCGAGGACCAGCTTTCCGCTGGGCGGCCTATCCCCTCGCCTGATTGGAAGGCCCCGATGAGGGGTCCGCCCAGAACCTTCCGCACGACTTCGCGGAGAAGATAAACGTGGCTAACCAGACCAATAACCTGCTCGTCATGGAGCACTCTTCCGGGGCCCCCTCCGGAATTACCCGAACTCTCGGCAGCTCGGACGACGTCGTCCTGAGCAACTACAACTCCTGGACGTTCTCCAACAACGTCGTGGACTTCGACGCCGGCCTCACCCTGGCCGCTTCGCAGTCCATCGTCGGAGACGGAGCCCTGACCCTCTCGGGAACCAGCGGCGACCTGACCCTCTCCAGCGTCACCTCCGGAGATGTGATCATCGATCCGGCCGGGGACGCCATCGTCAAGCTCGCGGGGACTTCCTCCAGCGACTTTTTCGAGGTTGAGGACTCCGCGGACGCCACCGTCCTGAAGATCGCTGGTGATGGTACCGGCCAGATGGGCAAGTCGGGCGCGACTATCACCATCAGCGGCAACCTGACCGTCAGCGAGAACTTCACGGTGGACGGCACTACCACCACCGTGAACTCGACCACCCTGGTGGTGGACGACAACCTGATCGTCGCCAACAGCGGCCCCGGTGCTTCCCGGGACGCTGGCTACATGATCCAGCGGTGGCAGGACGAGGTCAACGACGGAACCGGTGACCTCTCCAGCGACACCGCTGCGGAGACCGGAACCGCCCAGGCGGGTGCGGCGAGCACCATCACCCTGGCTGCCGGAGCCAACGCCAGCGACGACTACTACAACGGCTGGTACATCAAGATCACCAACGATACTCCCACGGGTATCCAGAACGAGATCCGCAAGATCACGGACTACGTGGGCGCGACCAAGATCGCGACCGTGAACACCGCCTGGGATGCGGGTTCTCCGACCTCTTCGACCACCTACGCTCTGCTGGACCGTCCCTACATGGGCGTCTTCTACGACGAGTCCGCTGACGAGTGGGTCTTCGGTGCTACGGCTTCCGACCCCGGTGCCGCTGCGGTCACCATCACCGACAACGTCGCTGTTCACGTCGGCGGTCTGACCGCTGACGACGCCTCCACCTTCGCGGCGGCGGTGACGTTCTCCGGCGGTGAGAAGCTCATCTCCGGCGGCAACCTCCAGCTCAACGACAGCATCACGCTGTCCCTGGGCTCCGACGACGACCTCTCCGTGATGCACAATGGCGGCAACGCTGCTTTCATCAACACCACGGGCCACATGGCGTTCGACAATCAGGTGGCGGACAAGCAGATCCGCTTCAACCTGGGCTCCGACGACGCCAACTCCTCCTTCCGCGTGCGGAGTGATGACAACACCGTCGTCTTCCAGGTAGATGGCGGGGGTGCCGGGGCGTTCTCTGGCAGCCTGGACGTGGACGGGGCTTCCACCTTCGATCAGGTCACCATCGACACCAGCGACGGCACCTTCACGGTGAACGGCTCCGGTGCGATGGACGTGGACGTCTCCTCGGACTTCGGTGCGGGGCTGATCAACTCCGCGGGCGAGCTGCTGGTTTCCGGCGGCAACGTCCAGCTCAACGACAACATCGTCCTCAGCCTCGGCTCGGACGACGATCTGGCGTTGAAGCACACGGGCTCCGCTGGCTCGATGGTCAACCTCACTGGCGATCTCACGGTCGATCAGCAGGCGACCACGTCCTCGATCATCCTCATGCTGGGTGACGACGCTGCGGGCTCCTCGGTGCAGTTCCAGAACAACTCCGCCGTCGCCCTGTTCAAGGTGGACGGTGATGGGGATGTGGCGGTCAGCATCGCGGGGCAGACCACGACGGTGGCCTCTGCCCTGGTGGTGGACGAGAACATCACCCTGGGCTCCAACGCCTCGGACACCCTGACCATCAACGCGGACCTCGCCTCCAACCTGATCCCGGACGCCGATGGCACCCGGGACCTGGGTGAGGCGGCGAACGCCTTCCGGGGTCTCTACCTGGGTGAGGATGCCAACTCCGGTGCCTACTTCGGGCTCGACTCCAACTGGCGGCTCTGGTACGACGAGGGCACGGCTGACACCTTCTACATCGATGGTGCGGCTTCCAGCCCCAACACTGCGGGTACCGCGCTCGTCCTCCAGGGCTCCCACGGTGGAGCTGGTGGTGGCGGTTCCTCCGCTGGTCTGGGTGGCAACGTCACCCTCTACTCGGGTGATGGTGGTGCCGGTGCTTCCGGTGGAGCCAACAACCCGAGTGCCGGTGGCGCGATGGCTTTCCAGTCGGGCTCCGGTGGTGCCGGTGTCGCTTCGACCCACAACGGTGCGGCTGGCGGCTCCCTGAGCATCACGGGTGGAACCGGTGGTGCAGGTGCGGCTTCCCAGACCTCCGGTGCTGGTGGTGCTCTCACCATCCAGGGTGGAGACGCGGGTGCGGCGAACGGCGGCACCCAGGGGAACGGTGCGAACCTCGTCCTCGACGGTGGGGCCGGTGCTACCAACGGTGCTGTCAACGTCGGCCCGACCAACGCGGCGTCGGTCGGCATCGGCCGCTCCGGCATCACCGCGACCGTCGCGGGTGCCCTGACGGTGACCGAGGCCAGCCAGTTCAACTCCACGGTCACCGTGGGTGTGGACGACACCGGCTACGACGTCATCTTCTACGGCGCGACCGCTTCGGCCTACATGCAGTGGGATGAGTCGGCGGACAACCTGATCCTGAACGGAGCCGCTGGCTTCACCTTCGGGACCGGCGTGGTGATCGACGACATTCTGGACGAGGACAACATGGCCTCTGACTCTGCGACGGCTCTCGCCACGCAGCAGTCGATCAAGGCCTACGTGGACTCGGCGGTCTCGGGCTCCGACCTGGACTTCGCTGGTGACAGCGGGACCGGTGCGGTGGACCTGGACTCCCAGACCTTCACGGTGGACACCGGCAACGGTCTGACCACCGCGGCGGCTTCCCAGACGCTCACGGTCAGCCTGGACGCCTCCAACAGCGTCCAGACCACCTGGACCGGCTCCAGCCACTCCGTCACCACGGCGGGCGGCATCGATCTGGTCTCCACCGAGGACGCTGCTTCCAGCATCTACCTCCACGCGAACGGTGGCACCTCCGAGTCGATCACCCTCCACTCCGACCAGGGAACCGGGGCGGCCTCCATCGCCCTGCTCTCCGACGTGGGTGGGATCGACGTGGACGCCACCGCGGGTCCGATCGACGTCCTGGCGGGGACCACGCTGTCCGCCAAGGGTGCCGGTGGTGCCTCCTTCGGTGACGATGTGGGTACCTGGGAGTTCGACGGTGCGGGCGCGGTCTCCGAGACGGGCATGACCAGCCTCTCGGCTACGCCGAGCGGTGCGATCACCCTGACCGCTGGTGGTGCTTCCACCTGGAGCACCACCTCCGGTGCCCTGACCCTGACCTCCGCTGCTGCGGCTACCTGGAGCACCTCCGCTGGTGCCCTGAGCCTCGACGGTGCGGGCGGCGTCAACATCGCTGGCAACGCGGGCGAGGTGGACGTCACCACTTCGGGTGCGGTGGATATCAACTCGGGTGCTGGTACCTGGGATGCGTCCACCCTGTCCCTGGACAGCACGGACAGCACCAACCTCACCATGACCGCGAACGACGGCTCCGCCAAGGTGCTGACCATCGCGGCGACCAACGGTGGGGCGGGTGAGGCTCAGATGAGCATCTCCGCCACCGACCAGCTCGATATCGGGGACGGCACTGCGACCCTGACCTTCGACGCTGGCGCGATCTCCGAGGCCGGTGCCACCAGCTTCAGCATGACCCCCTCCGGGGCGATCACGCTGACTGCCGGTGCTGCTTCGGTGTGGAGCGTGTCCTCCGGTGCCCTCGATATCGACTCCGCGGGTGCCCTGAGCCTCAACAGCTCGGCGGGCGTCATCAACGTCGGTAACGACGCTGTCAACCAGAACATCAACGTCGGAACCACGGGCACGCGGCAGATCTCGGTGGGCTCCGCCTCCGCGACTGTCCACCTGACCTCCGGCGGCGGTGCGATGGCGGTGGACTCGACTGGTGGTGCCTCCACCTGGACCGTGGTGGACAACACCGCGGACTCCCTCAAGGTGGCCGCCTCCGGCCAGGATCTCATGAGCTTCCACTCGACCAACTCCGCGGAGCTGGTCGAGTCGGTGGCCTACCTGGAGTGGGCCGCGGGTGCTGGTGTCCGTCTCTCCTCCGGTGCCGCCGTCACGGCGAGCTACGCCGTCTACATCGACACCACCGGTCGCGTCCAGCACTGCGACCCCAACTCCGACGCTTCGGCTCGCTTCTTCGGCGTGTCCCTGGACGCGGCGGCGGGTGCCGGTGAGGCGGACAAGCGGGTCGTCTCTGAGGGTCTGGTGACGATGGAGTTCGACGGCACCGCCATCGTGGACGGTGACCGCGGCAAGCCGGTCTACCTGTCGGCCTCCACGGTCGGCAAGGTCTCGATCGACGTGCCCAGCGGCTCCGGTGACACCATCTTCCGCGTCGGCTACCTCCAGACGCGGAACAGCGACACTCAGGGCGTTGTCGCCCTCGACAAGCGGTTCGTTGGCAAGATCGCGTAAGTGATCTGACCTGACGGGGGCTCCGGCCACGGAGCCCCCGCAGAACCACGGAGCCCCCGGTGAGCCTACAAAGTAGAGCGCGCCGGGGGCTCCTTGCTTGGTAGGGTGGGGCCGACTGAGGGAATTTGATGGGCCGCGATATCGTAATTCAAGGAGAGCTTACCCAAGTCCGGATGGGCCTTGGTCAAGCCGTGTTGCGGTTGGTACACGTTGAAGAAATGTACCAACAGGGGATCCGGGTTCCGGAAGATCTCGTCAACGAGAGGAAGCTGATCGTCGCAGCCCTGGACCAGTTTGAACTGGACCTGGGATTTGATTGCGACGGCGATGGGGTGGTAGACGTTGCTCCAGATGTGACCATCTTCAAGCAATCCGCGGAGACTTCTTGCTGCCGGATTCTTCCCCGGGACTACAGCAAGCGAGCGACAAAGACCGGGGCGAAGGCTGGGAAACCTCGTCGGCTTCGCCGCACCAAACCAAAGGTGGGTGGCTGATGCCTACTGCTCTACACCTTCTTCTGATGTACGGGCTGTGCTTCGGCTTCCAGAATAAGCTGCCTTTCCTTCATGGAAAGGCAGCCCTGCTGGATCGGCTGCTTCACTGCTCCTACTGCACCGGCTTCCATAGCGGCTGGATAGCGTGGTTGTTCTCGGTCGGCGTCGCCTGGGAGCTTCCCACGACGACGGTTCAGGGGAGCCTATTGTCGGTCTTGACCTGGGCTTTCATCGGTGCTGCGACTTGCTACATTCTGGACGTGGTAGTGCAGTGGCTAGAGGTCTTTCAAGCCACCGCCCGGGACTATGTCCAGGTAATCGCCGCCTCGAATGGTATCGAATTTGAGGAGGGTGCGGACACAGGTGATTAACGTCAACGTACCTATTGAGGTACCCGATGACCTAGCTGTCGGGACTACGGCGAACTCTATTCGCATTCTTCCGGATGCTGGAGGAGAAGTTCTTCTGGACTTCTGTGTGTTCTCTGCTCAGGCCCAGCGAGCAGTGGTGGTCAGCCGGATACGAATCCAGAAGGGCTTCCTCGCGGTGCTCTTCAAGAAGCTCGCGACGATTGTCCAACCTCCCTCTCCCCCTCGGATAGATGCAAACAGCGGCGTGCTCTCCGATGGCAGGATTCTCCTGGTGAAAACGCCAGAGGAAGAGAACTAAAGGGTGAAGTCGATGATGACCACACCGCGCTTAGGCTGGTCGCTCTGAGGGTCCCGGCCTTTTCGCTCGTGATCCCGGTCGGTTCTGGGGGCTTCAATGTAGAGAGGGATCTGAGCCGGAGTCCGCTCTTCCTCTTGACGGCGGCGACGTTCCTCGATGATCTTCCAGGGGATCTGCTGAGTCATGGTCGTTCTCCTACCCCTAGATACGAATAGGAAAGCCTTCTTACCGGTTTTTTCTTCTGATGTTGGGTAGAGTGGGCCTGTTTATGTACGCAGCCGGGGACTAAGTCCCCCTTACTGGAGACTTTATGGCGACCCGCAAGTTCCGAGCAGTCAGCAACATCCACCTCGGATCTCGTGAGACTTACATTCAGGAAGGCGAGGTGCTGGATTGGGATGGTCGTTCGGTCACCCAGCATGGGGAGCCAGTTCAGGGGCTCCCTTCCCGTAGCTTTGAGGCTGGTATTAAGGCCGGCATGTTCGTCTTGGTCGAGGACACCACGACAACGTACAGGGCTCGCCCTGCCGACGTCCGGATTGGCCCGGCTCAGTCGGCGGGGTCGAAAGACCGGGTTCGCACGATGAAGATCCAGACGGTTGAGTCTGACGAGCGAGTGGTGGGCACCCACAGTCAGTTCAGCGATCACCGGAAGGAGATGGAGCGGACTGGCGGCCGTAAGAAGATGAAGATCGTGGTGACGGACGGGGTGGACCAGCACGGGAACTCTATCGCTGGTCTGGAGCCCCAGGAGGGAGAGCTGGTCGGGAAGCTCCGGCCTGCGGTGATGACCACGGACGTGTCCTCTGCCGACTACCACCGTGAATTGCGGCGGACGAATCCCATCGAGGGTTCGGGTCTGGAGGTGGAGAGGGTGGCTGCGGACCCCGTGCCCGACAAGACCCGGTACACGGGAGACGTTTCCCGTCCGGTGGCGGGGGATTCCCTGCGAGACATTTTCTCGCAGGCGGACGCGGCTGTCGGGCACACCCCTGAGCCTGGACTGGCCGGAACCGGGCCCGAGGTTCACGATCTCAAGGCGAAGGCAGCCAGGGCGGCGGCGACTGCCGCGAGGGCTGCTGCTGAAGCTGCCGCAGCTCAGGCGGAGGCTGTTCGTCTGGAGGCGGAAGCTCTCGCTCAGGAAGCCGCTGCGCTGGAGGCCGCTCGCCGGCAGGAGGCCGATGCAGTCTCCTCTCTCCCGGATGACGAGGAAGAGGTCACCAGCGCGGCGATTCAGGATGCGAAGTTCCAGGCGGCTCGGTCGTTCCTCCCGGACTTTGAGTGGGATATGGGGAGGCACTGGCGGACTCGGGTTTCCGCAGCCCTGAAGGCGGACTCGACGACTCTCCTCGCCATCATGGCGGTGGAGTCCGACACCGTGAAGCGGCACGTTCAGGCGGCTCTGGACCGCTAAGAGTCGGTGTCCTGCCTATAGCAGTCGCTCGTGTGAGGACTGCTGATGCGAGACCGTCAATCTTCTTACCAAGCTGAGTGGTCCCTCCTGATGGGAGGGATCGCTCAAGCTCGTCTGGAAGCTCATCGGATCCGGCATCTACTCCAACGAGCCCGGGACCTTGTGGACCGATCGGAGCAGAAAGAAGCCATTTATCAGGCAGCCGGGGATATTCTCCAAGCCCTTCCGACACGTTGGACTCGCATGGAGAATCATCTGGACAGGACCGCTTACGGTCTGATGGTTCTCGGAGAAGGGAACTTCCGAGACCGACTCCCGATGGATGACCGAGCTGTTGTGGATGGGGGTCTCCACAAGGGCAAGTCTTTGATGGCTACCCGGGTCGCTGCCCGGTGGTTGTCTGGTCGGTACACCCCGCTGCCGCAGGATATGAGCGGCTGGCTCCCGGGACAGGTCCACAAGGAGGAGAAGCCCCTACTCCCCCAGGCAGCAGAAGACCCCCAGCTAGGTTGGCCTGGAGGCCCCTGTCATCTGGTTCATAGGATTCACTACCGCGTCAGGAACCCCGACCTTCGGGAGCGGCTGACGGAGCAGGTGGAGTGGGCGGGGAAGCTCGATAAGGCTGATGAGCGGAAGGTTTATGACCCGATCCGGATTCCAGGGATCGGGTCGCTTCGGGACATTGAGCTGGTCCCCCATGCCCAGCACCGGATGGATCAGAGGTCCATTATCCAGAATGATATCCGTCTGACCCTGCGTGATTGGTTGAAGAAGTGGGCCCAGGGGAAAAGCCTCGCGGGTCAGCCGGTGCGGAAGCCAAAGCTGAAGAAGCTTCTTCAGCAATTTGAGGCGTGGAATCAGGAGATCCGCTGGAGGCAGCCTATCGAGTACCTCGACCCGCAGACCAATATCTTTCTGGTCTTCCTGGTGGGTCTGGACAGTCGAGGGACTCCCGTAGCGGCGAAGGTGGTGACTGCATACTGGCGTGGGGTCTCCGACCCGCGACCCCCCGGAGGCGGAACATGTCCGGCTTGACCCACCTGGAACTCCCCCAGGGGAAGCAGGAGCACTTGGACAGTGCCCTGCCTTTGAAAGACACCCCGGAGTCCGTGCGAGAGCTGCCCTCCCAGGAATACAACACCCCTGATGGGGAGTCCACTGAGCGGGTCAAGCCCGCGTTGCCTGATGACGAGCGAGATTCGATTAGGGATTACAAGCTGTTGAACGCCCGGCAGGCAGCCCTGTACAGCCCGCGTATGCGGTGGAAGAAGCAGCGACGCCAGAGAGGGCGGCAGAAGATCAAGGATCGCAGGCGGTACATGAGGAATCGCCGCCGGACTCTACAGAAGTCCAAGCTGCGGTATCGTCGCATCAAGAACAACCCGCAGTTCAAGCGGAGGAATCTCCTCCGAAGGAAGAACCCCAACCGGTACAAGCGGCGGACCTCTTCGGCCTTGATTCCTGAAATTGGCTTCGTCGTGGGGCCTGACCTCCAGCCGGGTTTTGTCCGGGATATCAGCTCCCTGACGGGACAGGTGAACGTCATGGTGGGGAGTCAGAGCTACTCTCTGCCCCCTATGTCCCTGCTCTCTTCTGTGGTCTTCATGGACGAGTCGGGCATGGAAGAGATGTTCCGGCTCATTGACGAGGTTGTCGGAGAGGCGGCTTACGAGGATCTCTGCCCTGAAGACATTCACGGGACGGCAGATCTCTTCAGTGTCCCCTGGGATGACGATTCCGAATTCATGGCGACGTGTGAGCGTCTGACGGGTCAGCGTCACCTCGATGACATGACCGTGGAAGACCTGGAAGCTGTGGAGGACGGGCTCCTGAATGGGGCCTTTCAGGGCAAGCCGCTCCAAGCCTACTGGAGAGTCGCAGGAGAAATCTTCCTGGTAGATAAGGAGCCCACGCCGTCTATCCGCCCGGATGACGAGTCCGAGAGAAACTCGCCGGCTGATATCCCTGAGGTAGACGATTCCGATTGGCCGCCCTCTACCGTGAAGGAGCCGGCTTGGAGGAAGCAGGCAGCTACCATTCAGGAGATTCTGGACGGTACGAGCCGTGATATCCATACGCGGTCTTCACGAGTCCGCTGGCGGTTGAGTCGTGCTGATCCCAAGCGGGCGATCTGGACTTTCCAGGTTCAAGGCTCGTCGGATACCTACACCGTTCGGGTGCGTGGCGTTCAGCAAAAGAAGGGGGCCAGCCTCGGGGCTGGGCAGGTCCAGGTAAGCTGCTCGTGTCCTTTTTTCCGTTGGCAGGGGCCGGAACACCACGCCAGCGTGAATCGGTATCTGTATGGGCGCCCCCAGGGCACGGCGTCCAAGCCCGCAGCGAAGGATCCTGGTAGCCGCCATTGGGCTTGCAAGCATGTGGTAGCCGTGCTCCGGGTCGCTTCCAAGTATCGAATGGCTTCTGAGCGGCTGGTGTTTTCCGAGCCTACTGAGGTCGTCCCCGCACCTCCCCAGGTAAGGTCAGGTCATCGGGAGTAGCCATGCCTATCTACGAATTCACTTGTGACCCCTGCGATCAGGACTTCGATCTGGTCATGCGTATGTCTGAGTACAGCCGGGACCAGAAGTGTCCGGAGTGCGGTGCTGACGCGAGACGAGTTATTCGGACCTCGGTGAATTTCAATCTCCCTGGGGACGATTGGGCGACGAAGAACAATCGCCTCCGCGGGCAGATGAAGAAGAGGACTGATCACTTCAAGAGGAAGACGGAGGAGCAGAAGAGGGACGCACCTCCGGTGACCCTCGCACCCAATGTAGACGGCGAGCGAACGGACACCTGGGTGGAGGCTCGGAAGCTCGCGGCTTCCAAGGGGAAGGATCCCAGCTCCTATGACAAGATGGTTAAGAAGGAGCAGGAGAAGAAAAACTGGAAGCGGATTGAGGTGACCTGATGGCGACGACACCCGGATTGATCAGCAGGCAGCCCAACCGCGTGGACCTCCTGTTCCTTCACACGGACGATGTGACGGCGTGGAGGCTGTCTGCCTCAGACACGCTCACGGGAGCCTTTTCCTCGACTACAGCCTTTCTCACGGTAGAAAGGGGTTTCTCTTATCGCTCCGTCTCTCTCCGTAAGCGGGGGATTCGGATTGAGGACACCAGCCAGCGGAAGGGCACCCGGGTCCTGTTTGACCCTGCGGATTTTGAGGACCCGGGCAACAACATCCCCGGAGACACCTTCCTCTGGTACATCCGGGTGGAAGAGAGAAACGCTGCTGGAGTGTGGCGTCCGAAGGGCCCTATCTGGATTCTCCCGACCAGCGACTTCTTCGCGGTGGAAGCTCCTTCCTTGATCCTGGCGGGGACGGCTCCTGCTGCCGCTCTAGGGGCCCGAGGGACGCCTCCAGCCGGAGCCATGCACGTCGTCATGCCCCGACCCGTGGGCACGGTGGTTATCTCCAACACGGGGGGCGATATTCTGAAGATCGGTACCAACCCTGGTCAGCCGATGACTCAGACGGCTGCTGGCAGCGAGACCACTCTCTTCGACGCGGACGACCGCCAGTTTTTCTTCTGCGTGGACCACGCCTCCAATACGACGACATTCACCGCCTATGTGATTTTGACCAATGGGGTCATCTGAGTCGGTAGAGTCCGGGACCCGAAGCTCCATAGAAGGATCCCATGCCTGACGACCCCAAGCAGGGTCAGTACCGTACTGCTGACCTCTATTTCGCGGCCTTTCTTCGCCTATCCAAAGTCACCCTCTTGGACGTTGTCCGGACAGGACGGACGGCTCATTTCATTTTTGAGCGGTTGGACGGTCTCCCTGCTTTGAAGATGGATTATTACAATCGACGGGCCCGCGTTGACCCCTTGACCTATACGGATGAGATCAAGGCAATGAAGACCCTGGTTCACAGGTGAAGAAGTCCTGTTGCCGGTGGAAGAAGAAGCCGAAGCCCAAGGTGGTTCGGCAGTCGGATCTGAAACGGTAGGGCTCCTATGGTCCCTGCGTAGCAGGAGGTCGTACCCGTGTCTGTTGTCTTTTCTCCTGGTCAGACGCTCGGGCGTGGCGACCTGGACATGTTCCTGAGCAACGCCAATGGCAACGCGGCGAATGCTTATTCGATCACCTACGCCATCTATTATGTGGACCCGGACACTTCCGCGGAAGTGCTGATCGGGTCCGCGACTCGGACACCGGTAAACCCCGCCGTCGGGGAGTATTACGCCTCTCTCCAGGTCCCGACGACTTCGCTGGCTGGGGATTACCGCATTCGGTGGACCTTCGCGGAATTCTCCTCCTCGCCTAGCCAGCAGGTCGTTCAGGAATGGGCTGTAGTCGCCAGCTCCCAGCTCTCGTCAGCTACCTATACGACGAGTGAGCAGATGATGATCGATAAGCTCAGGATCCTTCTAAGGGACGGGAATCCGGACAGAAATTATAAATTCCGGCCCCCAGAGCATGAGGGGGATATCAACGCCTACAACCAAGTTTTCGGGTTCGTCTGGGAAGACTCCGAGCTGTACGAGTACCTGGGGATGGCTCTGGACATGTGGAACCTGTCCCCGCCGGAGACCGAGAATCTCTGCTCGCTGGACAAGCTGGTTTCCCAGAAGGCGGTTTGGAAGACCCCGGTGATCTGGGGCGCCGTCTACCACGCCCTGCTCGCTCTCGCGATAAATTGGGTCCACGACGAGTTCGACTACTCCATCGGCGGGGTCTCCCTCTCCATCGAGAAGTCGTCGAAGTACGAGTCCCTGAAGCAGAACGCTGAACAGCAGTTTGAGAAAGCCACCGAGGCCAAGCAGCGGACGACCAAGTTTCTGAGGGGCATCCGCCAACCCAGGTTTGGTGCAGGAGCCCGTTCGGCTTTCGGCCCCTACGTGGGTCGGAACGTTATGAGCCCGAGGAAATTCCTTTGAGGTTTTTCGGTCTTGACGTGGGGAGTAGCGTACTGTAAAGTGGGGTATGGTTAAGTGTCCTCATTGTTCGCGGGAATTCAAGGGCTCCAAACTCAACGCCCGCCACCTGTCGATCTGCAACCCGAGTGCGAGACCGCGGGTAGAGCCCTGTCTTTGTGGTCATGAGGCGACTTCCCTGACCCAGATGAAGAGGCATCGTCGGGGGTGTGAGATCTGGCGTTCTCGGGACAAGAAGGCCCTCGCGTCAGCTCGCCGTAAGGCTACAAACCTGAAGCGATATGGGGTAGAGGATGCCTCTCAGACTGCGGAGGCACGGGCTCGGAGGGCTGCGACGAATAAGGTCCGCTACGGGGCTGAGAACGTCTTCTGCCGGGAGTCCGGGGTCTTCGACAAGGTGCAGGCCAGTCTGGAGGGAAAGCGGTTCAGACCGGACGTGAGCCCCTTTGCTGACCCTGAGGTCCAGGCGAAGAGCCGATTGACTGTCCGAGAGCGGTACGGGGTCGAGAACGTCCAGCAGGTGCCGGAGATCCGGGCTCGTACCGAGGCCACGATGCGGGAGAGGTATGGGGGTTCGTTGATGGCTTCTGCTAAGCTGGCTGCGAAGGCCCGAGCGACGAATGAGGCTCGGTATGGGGATGCCTGTCCCCAGCGGACGGACGAGGTGAAGGAGCGTCAGCGGCAGACGAACCTGGAGCGGTGGGGAGTGGAGTGGACGGGTCAGCACCCGGAGGTTCGTGCTCGCCAGCTAGCGACTCACCACGAGCGATATGGATCCCACTGGTTCGCGTCTGACGAGGGGAAGGAGGTTGTCCGGGCTGCGATGCTGGAGAGGTACGGGGTGGATCATCCGGCGAAGATGGAGGGCTTCTGGGAGAAGGTGGTTATGACTTTCCGGGAACGCTATGGGGTAGACCACCCTCTTCAGGACCCCGAGTTTCAGGCCAAACAGCGGGCTACGAACATTGAGCGGCATGGGTGGGATTACTACATCAACTCCGTTGAGTTTGTTCGATCTTGTTTTATTGGGGCTGGGGTTCCCTTGCCGGAGGTTCTCCCATACCACCCGATGAAGAATAGGGAGTACGCCCGTAAGCACCTGGAGAGAATGGGGGCAGGTATACCGGGACCCAACGGGCTTGAATCCAAGGTACTCAACTTGGCTCCGCCAGGGTCTCTGACGTTCACGGGCGACAGAAAGTGGTGGCGGTGGCTCCCTCTCCTGGGGCGGCACAAGAACCCGGATTTCATCGTTCCGGGCCCGGATCCTGATCATCCCTTCCGTGGGGTCACGAAGGCTATTGAGGCGTTCGGTGATTTCTGGCATTCCCGCATGTTCACCGGCAAGGCTCCCTTTGCCCATGAGAGCGAGCTGGTAGCGGCCTATGCCGAGATTGGGATTGCGTGTTTGGTGGTGTGGGAGTCTGAGGTCAAGACAGACCCGGAGGGGGTGCGGTCTCGGTTGTCTGAGTTTCTCAGCGGCTAACTAGCCGGTGCCGGCGGAGGTGTCCGCCGATACCTCGGTACATGTTGTCTTTGGAGATATCTCCTCCGACCATGTCGATGTGGTAGTTCTTTGAGAGCCTCTTCTGGCCCTTTTTGTCGAAGATTTCAACGAGGAGGGGCTCTAGAAAGTCCGTCTCGGTGAAACGGACTTCTGCTCCACTGTCGAAGTAGATGGTAGCTACGTTCCCGCGGACGCTCCAATCGTCGATATATCGACGATATTTGCGGGCGAATTCTTTCGCGTAGACTTCTAGCCCGTATCGGGACGCCTTCACGACTCCCGCGAGGATCGCTCTCCTCGTCTCATCCCCGATGGGGAGGGAGTCCGCGAGATGGATTAGGGCACGTCGGTCGCTTGCAGTCAGGAGTCGGGGCATTCTGGGCCTCACTACAAACTGTCCCCATAAATGTTTTACCGGTGGAGGTCCGCCCCAAGTCAGGGTAGGTGCGTTACGGAACCCGTAGGCTCGATCAACCACACTTCATCCTCGCCGTGCTGGAGATCGAAGGTCTCGCCGTACATTTGAATCGAAAGTCTCTCCGGGTTCTCTCCTGAGGAGAGAAGGAATCGGTAGAGGGTGTCGATCGCCTCTGGGGGTGTCGGCTTCCGGGAGAAGATGGCGGCGATGATGAGACCCGTCTCGGGACAGATTCGGTAGAGAAGGTACAAGAAAGGCTCCGGTAGGGTTCCCCTGGATATACGAACGAGCCGGGAGAATTTGCGGTGCCGAATAACGAGGTCACTCCCGCGGACGCGGTCGCCTACTTGAACGAGCTGGTGCGACTTGATCGCCCTGCGATGCACGCTCTTGTAGAGAGCCGTGTACCCTGTCAGGAGGCTTTAGCGGACCACCCCACGGTCCAGGTAGTCTCGGACGGTGAAGACGCCGTGGTGGGCTTCCTGGGGGTCCTGAACGGGTTGTTTGGAACTGACGCGGAGGGGTGGGGTGCTATCGCTGCTGTGTTTGATGAGCAGGGAGATCTGCTCCGGTTCAAGGAGCGGGGGTCTTGAGGTCTCCGTCCGGGTGAGTCTCATTCCACCACTCTGCTGACCACTCGCGTGCCCGGGAAATCGGGGGGTCTCCCTCCGGAGCCCGTCCGGTTTTTCCGAGGACTCTGTCCATTGCTGCCTCGGCCTGGATCACCTGGGAGAGGGTGTGGGAGAAGCTATAGGAGTAGGGGAGGTTCCACCAGTATCTCGGGAAGATGGTGCCCCGGTAGACTTCCAGCAGCCGGAGTCGGTTTTGGAAGATTCGGGGGACGATAGTCCCCCGGTCATACCGATGACCGGTTTTCTCCGCCATCAGATCGCTGAGCCCCCGAGCGAGAATGGCGTGTGTGTTGGCGTGCTCGGCCCATCGCACCGTGTGGGCCAGTCGCTCCTCTTCCTCTCCCGACCCGGGGTCATAGAAGACGAGGTAGGTGCGGCTGAACTTGGAGCGGCTCTTGCGATTTTCTACTTGACCGACACAGATCATCCCGGTTTCGGTCTGGGCTCCGGTCAGGTCCGGCCAGTGGATCACAGCAACCCTCCGCACTGGCAGCAGTAGATGGTTTGACGCCAGCGTCGTTGGAAGGCTCCCCCACCGCAGCCACAGCCGACGATCCGGGGGAACCCGTAATCGTCGCTGTCCTTTGGCTTTGCGAGTCCCTCGCGGATTTCTCGGGCGGCCTGCTCGGCTTCGTTGCGAGATCTGAAACGAGCCCCACCCTGGAAGAAGCCGGAGGGATCCTTCACCTTCCAGGGTGACCCCTTCGCTCGGTCGTACCGTCTCCCTTCGGGGGCCTCTTCGATGGGGGAGTAGGACACATCCGGGTCCTCGCTTTGACGGAAGTGTCGGCCGCAGGACCACCGGATCCAAGGGGGGAGGTTCATGTTGTCGGGATAGTCAGGCATATCCCGGTATACGAATGAGTCCTGGGAATTTACCGTTCCCAGCTCGACAGGGTGGCTCTCCTGCCTCCAACCGGGCCTGAATACCTCAGCCCAGCAGGGCCTTGAAGGGGTTGTGGGTGAGGGGGCTGGCGTCGGTGGCCTCCGCCAAGCGGCGGGCCTCCTCCTTCGCCTCCCGCTCCTGAGCCGCGTAGAGAGCCGCGATCTCGTCGCGGATCTCGCTCGCCGTCAGAGCGGCAAACCGCTCGGAGGTCCAGCGGGGGCGGATCCCCCTCATCTCCTTGTAGGTGTCGGAGTAGGCCGACACCGCCAGGGCGTGATCGAGCTGGTCCGCGGTCTCGATTCCCTGATCGGACCAGAACTTCTGGTCCTCCACGAGGAGCCCGGCGCCGCGGTTGCCAGGGTCCTCCGCGATCCAGGCCCGGGTTTTGGCGTTGCGGGCGCGGGCGAAGTCAGAAGCGGTCTGCATGGGAGGTTCTCCAGGTCTCTGCTTGTTCCTTCGTATAGGTATACGACCACCCCTGAAAAAGTTACCTCGATAGATTGGTTATTTTCAGGGAGGGTAATTTGGGAGTATCCATGTCTACTCTTCGCTCCGCGGTCATCCATCTTGCTCGGGACAATGAGGAGTTGCGGCCTCATCTCCTCCGGCTGGCTCAGAGGGGCGTTTATGTGGCTCTCCGAGATCTCCCGCCTGTCCTGAAGGGCCCGCTCAAGAGTCTCATGCGGTATCGCCGTCAGGAGATTGAGGTCATCCCTTCCGCGACTTTCCGCACGTCAGGCCCGGCGTTTGAGGGGAACCGAAACGTGATGGTTCTCGTCAATCTCCAGACCGGGGCGACGGAGTTTCTCCGCGGTGCTTATGGGGGAGCGAATCCTTACGAGCAGACGAAGCTGGTGGACCAGCAGACGGGGGGCATTCCCATCCCTCCGAATGGGGCTGTGCTCTCTGGGGAGACGGGTGGCCGGGGCAGCTTCGCTCGGATTTACATCCACCCGAGCAATATGGCTCAGATGATCCCGGAGGATTCCGGGGACTCACTCTCTGACGGAGCAAAGTCCGCTCTCAAGGCGTTTGGGCTGAAGGGTGGGGCTTACCGGCGGGATTACTTCCTGCGGTCGGGCCTTGGTCGCTACGACGCTGAGAACCAGTACATCCGGGAGCTGGCTGATGCGGGATTGGTCAAGGTCAATCGTAGCGGCGGGATTCGGATCACGACGAAGGGCCGGAACGTGAAGAAGAGCCTTCCGGGCTCTTACTACTGATCGGACAGCCACCAGCTATCGGCGTCTTCCATGTCGATCTGCTCGTACATCCAATCAGGGAGTGAGGGTAGACACTCGCAGGTGAACCACTCCCCCTCGGAGGTTCGGGACTTGTAATCCCGAAGCCGGGTGTGGATTCGACGCTCCAGGTTGCCCTGGTTCTTGACCAGGAGGAGACACTTGAGTCGATACGGGGAGCCAGTCAGCAGCTCTTTGAGCCGCCGGTTGATGTTACTGGTCCTCCCGACCTTGATCGCCCCGGTCGTGTGTTGCTGGACGATGTAGAGGTGGGCTCCCTTCCGGGGACGCTTTGCTTTGACGAGAGAAGCTCTCCCCTCCGGGGTCTGGAGAGCGTTTCTGATTGCCTTGCAACGTGAGCATAAATCCCAGGGGGGACATTTGGGGCAGGGCATCCGAACGGGCTCAAGCTGAGTCCCGGGACTTTACCCGAGCAGGGCGAGCAGGGTTCGGGCGGCGGCTCTCCGAGCCTTTTTCTTGGAGGGCCCCTCTGCTGTCGCTTCCTTCCCAAGAGCGGCGACGTGGACTCGGAAGACCGGGAGGTGTGAGACTCCCCCTGAGCGGGTCTCCCGGTACTCGGGGAGAGGTGCCCCGGACTTCTGACAGAACTCTTGGAGAGCCCCGATGGGGTTCTGGCTCTCTGGACTCGGGACAGGGACAGCCGCTTGAGCCGGCGGAGGCTCAACTCTCTCAACGGGGGGCGGCGGGAGGATACACCCGCTCTTCAAGAGGCAGAGTTGAACACTGACTCGCTGGAGTGCCTTTTTCTTGCTGGGGTTCCGGATCGTGGTGGTCTTGAGGTCCCCGAGTTTGCCCTGAGCGAGGAACCCGTCGTCTGCTTCCTTGCAAGAGATTCTTGCTGCCGGCCAGTCGAGCACCTGCGAGCCCATCGTGAGGAGAGAAGGCCCGTCGTGGGGGTGCTGTACAAGGTGTTCTGTGAAAGCCACTCTCAGGGGCTCCCAGGAGCTTTCTGAGAGCACCAGGAGCCTGGACAGGAGGGAAACCCGCCCCTGACCCAGCAAGGCCAGGAGAGCCGCCTGGAGGCCCTCGGGAGCCTCTCCCGGGCCCTCTCTGATGGAGACCTTGACCACTCTGTCGAGCTGCTTTGCTGGGAGGTTGAGGAACGCCCGGGATCCGATCTGATCCCGGGCTCTTTGGTTGGCGGCGGCTTTTTCGTACTGGCTCCGGCTCTCCCTCCTCTCCTGAAGGCTCGTGTTGATGTAGCAGGCGAGTTCGGTGAGGCCCTCCTGGGTGTAGGGCCTTTCACCTCGGGCGAGGATCTGCCACCAGTTGACGAGATCCACGTACCTTCGGAGAGGGGAGGTGAAGTGGCCGTAAGCGGAGCTGTTGAGACCGAAGTGTGGCCTCAGGACAGCTTCATAGATCGCTCGCTCCATGACCAGATGGGTCCGGCGTTGGAGGGCTTGGATGAGGCCCCTGTGTCCAGCTTGGAAAGCCTCTTCCATCTCTCGTTGGAGGTCTCCTCGCTCGGGAGCGGCGGGTCGGGCTTGATGGGTCCGGAAGAGGATGGGAATCCCTTGCTCAGCGCAGTAGCTCGCCAACACTTCGTTGGTCAGGATCATCAGCTCTTGAATAATGACGTAGCCGATCGTCCTCTCGTCCGGCTCCAGTTTCTTGAGACCCCCTTCCTCCGTGGTCACCCACCCGCTGTTCAGGTCGTATAGGACCAGGGCTCCTCGACTCCTACGCCGGTCGAGAAGGCGGACAGCTAACCTCTGGGCACAGGAGAGCATCGGATTCAGATCGTGATCCCGATCCGCTAGGATGCCCGGGACCTCCGCGTAAGCTACTGCCGCCTGGGAGGTGACCTTCGTGGTCTGGATTGAGGGGGCACCGACAATGTCCAGGTCAGCATTCATGATGACCTGGACAGCGATGGCGTGCCTCTCCTTTCCCGGGTTCAGGCTGAGCTTCCTCTCCGAGAGGAAGTGGGGGAGCATCGGGGAGGATCCCCTCGCGAAGTAGCGGGATTCAAGCCTCTGGTAGGCTCCCCGATGCTCGTCTGAGCCTACGTCGTAGCGAGACCCTTTCTTGATGGCTCGGGCTACGTTGGTGATGTAGACGATGACCTGGAGAGTCCCGTCTGGAGCTTCTTCCAGGTGAAATCCGTCATCCCGATCCCGGGTCGTGGCTGCGTCGATAGTGATCATATGAGATACTACGACTGGAGGGCTCTCTGATGGCTTGGAACCGATCGGCAGCGGGGTGGGTCCGGGTGGACGGTGTCCGGATTCAGAAAACGACGGACGGCTGGCGAGCCTTTCTGCCGAAGGGCCGGCTTCATCTGGGCTTCCCTCCCTGGCCGATCCGGGAGGTCATAGCTCTGGTAGATGTGGAGTGGCCTCTTTCGGAAGACTACCAGGAGCGGAAGTAGCGACCGATCTCACCTGTCTGACAGCCATCCAGGCCCCCGGCGAGCAGGGAGACCAGGATCAGGATGATCGCGACGGTGATGATCAGTTCGATGAGAGTGTAGCTTCGCATGGTGTCCTATCGGCCCAGGAGGGCCCGCTTGGCGTAGTTGTAGCCGCAGCGGAGAGTACAGAAGAGCCCGTCGCCGTTGTACCCCGGCTTTTCCCAGATGGGGTCTCGGGACTTCACTCTCCGCTTCTGCTTGTAGCTGTGAGTGCCTCCCTCACAGCCCTCGGTCTGACAGTCGAACAGGCTGGGATCCCCTGCGTTGATCTTCCAGTTGGTCTCCCCGCAGAAGTCACACTCGCTCTTCGGTCGGTGCCACACCCCGGTGTTCTCCCACTCGGTGTGGTAGAAGGGCTGAAGCCTCTTGTTGCAGTAGAGACAGGACCGCTGTGCCATTGTCAGGCTCCCATGTGGTGATAGATGATCCAGGCCAGGACGCCGAAGAAGATGGCGAGGTAGGCGATAGCCTCGATGAGGTCTATAAGGGTAAGTTCACGACGACGGGAAAAGTTCACCGGTTTCTCAACTTTTTTAGAGATGACTCGGCCCCCGTGAGCGCGTCGCTCCGGGGGCCGACAGGGTTGTGGGGGTCTGTGGTGGGCGGGGGAATCCCGCTTGTATAGCCATCGCTGTGGGAGGGGGCGTTCGGGCGGGAGAGGATCATTTTTTCACCGTAGGGGGAGGGGGCCCGGCGGGGGGGGGGGGGGGG